ATTAACGACATAAACGACATCAATAATGTGAATATAACTAATTTACAAGACGGACAAAGCTTAGTATACAATTCATCAACAAGTAAATGGATAAATCAAGCAATTACGGGCGGCGGTACAGGCAATGTATTACCCGCTCCAGTGGATGGTTCATCTGTTACTGGAATCACATTACCAGATAGTAATTTATCAAAATATGACTTCCGAAACTACACCGAGTCGGGGGGTAATGTAATAGACGCCGATGGAAATGTAATAGCCGCAATTATTGGAGGAGGTACATCTTTTACTTCATCTGAAGGTGTTATAACTTCGACCAGTAATTATATAGAAATTACCAATCCTCTACCTACCCTTGGGGGTACAGGACATTTCTCTATAGAATTTTATACAAAAATGAACGACCCAACAGCCAGCTGGCATACTTATTTTTCTTACAGAAATGATGCGACTGGTTCTTATATTCAAATTGTTATTAAAGACGACGACGCTTGGCTGTTAGAGATGTACCACAACAGCACATTACGTCAGGCGACTTACAGACCTTTTCCGGTGGGAGCATGGGATAGTACAAATTTCCATCACTTTGTACTAACATTCAGTGGAGGCACTACAGAAAAATTATACATGGACAATGTTGAAGTAACAAAACTCAGTAATACATATGGTAACAGTATTACATATGACGCAAATGAATCTTTCGAAAGATTACAGATTTCTGGGTCTCAATCTTACGATTCAAATATTGAAACAACAAAATATTTCAGATTGTATGACGGAGTTTTAACTCAGGAAGAAATAACATTTTTATACAACAACAGAGAAGAGCAAGTTTCTTCTGGTAGTAGTGGACCGAGTGATGTTACGAACTACCATTTAATGTCTAAAAATGCAACAGGTACCGAAACTGAATGGTCAAACAATTTTGTAGATAAAACAACAAATCAAGACATAAGTGGCTTTAAAAATTTTAATGATTTTATGGGTATTGCTATAGGTACAACTCAGTCTCAATGGCCTCTTCGGATTGGTTCAAGTGGTCCGCCGATTTCTGGCTATTTATATACCTACATTCATGGTGCGGAACACAACGGCAACTCGGGTTACCACGGAGGGGACTGGACAAGCACTGCGCAGAACTTAATAGGATTATATGTAGAAGAGGGAATTAGGGCGGCTCGATTGTATATTATGAGTGATAGACGAATTAAAAAGGACATAATAGACATACAAGACGACGAAGCACTTAATAAACTTCGTGTATTACAACCCAAAAAATATAAATATATAGACCCCGTTAGAGGAACACAAGAAGTATATGGTTTTATAGCACAAGAGGTCGCCGAGGTTATACCATATTCTGTCCGTTTAGAAAATTCGTATTTACCTAGTCACACGATTTTTTGCAAAATTATAAATACAACTGTAAATACATCAACGGTAGATACAGGAGTACCGCATACATTGATCGTGAACGACTTTCTTTGTTTTAGAGATAATAAATATAATTTAATAGAGGATGTTAAAGTTATAGAAATCATAGATGATAAGACAATTAAAGTGGATAGGATTTTTAAAAAAGAAGACACTACATATACTACTACAACGGGCGAAACGGATAATAATTTGATATACTTATATGGTAAAAAAATAGACGATTTTCATACACTTAATAAGGATACTATTTGGACTATTGCTACCGCTGCTTTACAAGAAGTAGATAGGCAACTCCAAGCAGAGAAAAGTAAAACATCAGATTTAATATCAAGATTAGAATCATTAGAAGCATTAAAATTAAGAATAGAAGCGTTAGAAGCAAGATTAGAAATACTCGATAATAAGTAAAAAAAAATAAATATTATTTTATAATATACATATGAATGATTTCATAATTGGAACGATCCGTGAAAATATTAATTTGATATTTAGTAATTTACATAATTTAAATGACATGATTCCAAGAAAATTATCTCATCTCAAAGATCTAAATGGTAGATGGACTGTAAATGATAGTGGTGATATAATACCCGAACAACCAAATACATTAAGTATAGGTTCTCTAACAAATTCAGTTAAAAAAATATATATATCACAAAATTCGTTACATATTGTAAAAGCAAATTCAGATGCAAGTATATCAAGTGTTAAGTTTGGTATAAGCGAAGATAGTAGTTTATCAGTTACTGAAGAAAAATATTCAAACGAAGAAACTATTACAGACGAAAAAGTGGAACCAATTGAAGTAAAACCTCTAACAGTTCCTACTGAAACTCAATTGTTATTATCTGATAATAATAAAATAATTATTAATGCTTTAAAAAATGTTGATAATATAGCTAATTCAACTAATAGTATAATAATAAATGCATCAAGTAGTCCAATAACAGCTGATAATCCTGGACTTTATATATCAAGCTTGTCTGAAAAGTCTGAGAATAATTTACTAGATGAAAACATTAAACCCTTGTATTATGATCCTGATAGTAAAGAAATATTGCGTTCTGATGGAAGTGGACATTTTACAAATTTGAATGTATCTGGAATAATAAAAGGGCCGTCAGAATTAATTATAGATCCTTCTCCTATAAATGATAACACAGGGATAGTTAGAATTAAAGGTAATCTTATAGTTGATGGAACACAAACACTTATCAATTCAAATGTTGTAAAAATAGATGATTCTATCGTAAGTATAAAAGGTTCAACACAGGGTTCTTCTGGAATTGAAATAAAAGATGAAGATAATACATTAGCTAATTTTTTATATGATGGTACTAATGACAAATGGAAAACCGATAATAAAGATTTAGATATCGGTACAGGGAAAATAACAGTGAATGAAGTCATATCTAAATCGTTTGGCAATCTTTTATTTACTCAAACCATTTCTTCCGGTGTAACTGAAAATATCCTTCTTTCTGATAAAATTGTAGATAGTGAAGATTTACAAGTAGGTATTTTTTCTACAAGTATAATTGATTCATCGGGCCAAACAGGGAGTGTAGGTGTTTATCTAATGACAAAAATATTTAATAACTTTTTTTATACAGTTCTCATAGAGAAAAATACTGGATATTCTGAATTAAGTTTTTCTTCGGAAACTGGAATTTTAAGCGTTATTGGTGACAGTTCGAGTGATGTTTCATTAGAAATAAAAATTTTAAATATAACTAAACGAGATACGGTTTAATAATTTTAAAAAAAAATATCAACTAAAAATATAAGATGACAACAAAGACAAAAACTATATCTCAAATTGGAAAAACAAAATTTGATTTAGTAAAAGATTCGGAACATGATGCTTTTATATTTAAAGTCGACGATAGGACAGCGGAACCGTCACCAAAAACTGTAATGTATATATCTTCTAATAAAGAAGGCGCCGCCGAGGAGATAGATAATGAAAGCGGTCTAGTAATTATGAGTAATGTAAATGTTGCTGGTAAAATTTCAGCAGGCAACATTGAAATGACGGATACCGCAAGTAATATAACAGTTGCAGGCCAAATATTTTTAAAAGCTGACAACAATATCCGAGCATCTATTTACGCTGTATCCGACCCTTCCGCTCCGTCCGCCGAAAACTCGACTGGTAATCACAGACTTATAATTGATCCATACCAAATAGATGACCAGACCTCGTCCTCCGCTTCTACAAATAACGGTACAGTATACATCCGTGGTAATTTAATCGTAGAAGGTAATAAAACCATCTTAGACACCGCGGAGCATGTTACTTCTGATAATTTTATCGGAATTAATGCAACAAGAACAAATGACGAGGACGATTTAGTAGGTGGCGCTGCAAATACGGCAGGTATCACAGTTTATTATCAGGCTAATACAGAATCTGATCTTATGTCTGAATCTCTTAGTTATGATTTTATTAGTAAGAACTGGAGTACCCAAGATGGAAATTTAGTAACAAAAAACATAACTGCAGTTGATATTACTGCTTCTGGTACTACTTCGATTACAGGAAATCTTACAATCAATACGGATAAATTTACCGTAGACTCAACAAACGGTAATACTTCTGTTAGTGGTACTCTCGTCGCGGCTGGTGCTACTACATTATCATCCGATGTCGGTGTTATTGGCCAACTCGAGGTCGATGGTAATCTTATTGGCAACAAGGGCGTAAATGCTATTACAATAGGTAATATAGTACCTGTAGAATTGACTTCGGGTTCCGGGAGAGAAGATGTTCAATCGCTTTCATCCTCGGCGATCTCTGTTCCTCTACACACTGACATCTTGGATTACTTTGCAGGTAAAACATTCGCCGCCGGTAAGTGTGTGGTAGCTTTAGCGAATGAAACAGAAGCGTCTGTAGCTATGTTTTCTTTCAGTAAGTGTGGAAGCGTATTAACTTTAGTCCTCGATCAAGAAGTTCATTCAAATAATGCCGCATTGAGTCTCGATTATGATTCGACAACGGAGACAATTGACTTAATTATGGGAACTGCAGCAGATGCTAAATATTGTGTTAAGGTTTTACCTATAATGACGAGCGAAAGTATAAACGGAATGTACTAACGTAATTAAATTATTAAGTGTAAAAAGTATATAAAAATAATGTAATATAATTAATTAATGTCAAATAAGATATTGAATAAAATTAATAATGATATATTTTCATATCAGACAACTGATACGGGTGAGGGGGTATTTAAGATGAATAGGGTTATGCCCACAGAAATTCATCATGTCTTTGATGGACAGGGCACATCTGGATACATATTAACTTCGGGGGGCACAAATGGATGGACTTGGACGGATCCTAGTACAATAAGTGGTAGCTCTTCACTTTCCAATTTAACTGACGTGACTATACCAGGTTTATCTAATAATCAAATATTATCTTACGATGGAAGTAATTGGGTAAATACCGATCAAAGTATATTAAAAGTAGGAACAAGTATAAAATCTACTTTACCCGGAAATAATGTAAATGCTTCTCTTTCTGTTTCGCTTGGTAATTATGCTGGAAATAGTGGACAACAAGATAGGACAATTGCTATTGGAAATTACGCGGCGAGTAGTAATCAAAGTGTTTTTGGTATAGCAATTGGGGCCGTTGCAGGACAGGTGGAACAAAGTCAATATTCAATAGCATGCGGGTGGGCTGCTGCTCAATTTCGACAGGGTGAAACCTCTATAGCTATTGGAAAGGAAGCGGCTGTTTGGGATCAAGGTTCTTATGCTATAGCAATAGGCGCCGCAGCTGGATGTGTGAACTCGCAGGGATATTCTGCCGTTGCTATCGGGCACGCCGCGGGATTTGATACCCAAGGAAATTATACAGTTGCATTGGGTAACCATACAGCGACTAATAACCAAGATGATGGAGCTGTATCTATAGGTGATTCTGCTGGAAGATACTCACAACAATATGGAAGTGTTTCAGTGGGTCGCTATGCTGGTCATAATAATCAATATTGGAGTGCTGTAGCAATCGGAAATACCGCAGGACATTTTTATCAAAAACAACAGACTGTTGCTATAGGCTACGATTGTGGCCGTCATAATCAAAATGAATATTCCGTAGCCATTGGAGCAAACGCTGCACGTGATGATCAAGGTTTGAATGCTACAGCTTTAGGTGTGGATGCAGGAAGAAATACACAAGGGTCGTATACTGTAGCTGTTGGAAATGCCGCTGGAAGAGATAATCAAGGAGAAGGTTCTATAGCTATAGGAAATGCAACTGGTTTAGACTACCAAGGTGTCAATTGCGTTGCTATAGGGAGAAATGCGGCAAGCAAGAATGATCAAGGAAACGAAGCAGTGGCAATAGGATATCAAGCAGGTTATGATAACCAAGGAAGTCAAGCGGTTGCAGTAGGATTAAACACTGGATACCTCAATCAGGGAGTGTCCAGTGTTGCAGTTGGTCAGTATTCCGGCAATGAAAATCAAGGAACACATTCCATCGCAATTGGAACAAACGCTGCCCGCTATGATCAACTAAGCTACGCTATAGCAATTGGAGCAGATGCTGGTAGTGGAACCACCGCCCGCGCCCCACCACGTGGGCAGCAATTAGAGAGTATAGCAATCGGGCGCGCAGCCGGTTATGATCATCAAAAGGAGAGGAACATAGCTATAGGACCTTACGCTCAATATAATACACAGAATGGTAGTCAATCAATAGCAATTGGGTATAGGGCGGCGCAAACTAGTCAGGGTGGTGAGTGTGTAGCTATAGGTTATGATGCTGGTAATGTAAATCAAGGAAATAGTTCCGTTGCAATAGGATATGAAGCTGGAAAAAGTAACCAAGGTGCTTTGAGTACAGCTATTGGAACTTTTTCGGGAAACAGTAATCAGAGCGATTATGGCGTGGCTTTGGGGATCTCGGCTGGGCAAACTGATCAGGGAGGTTACTGTACAGCTGTCGGACCTTCGGCAGGCCAAAACCAGCAGGGATATGCAAGTGTAGCTATAGGAACAAGCGCAGGATTTCTAGCTTTAGGAGCAAATTCAGTTGCTATCGGACCCGCAGCTGGCTTCCTCAATCCTAACGGTCTTACTAATTATATAGTAATAAATGCACAAAATACTAGTTTAGATCCTACAAGCTCGAACGGTTTTCATGTAAAACCTATAAATTCAGCATCTAATTCAAATAAATTACTTTACAATTCTGACACGGGTGAAATTACTTATCAACCAGATAGTGAAGGAGGTGGAGCTACACAATTAAGTGATTTAACCGATGTAACTATTGTGAACGACGGCGCGCCAGTTTTACTTATAGGTGCTTCTTTACCATCAAGTTCACAATATGGATGGTGGGGTGATTTTCCAAGGTGGACTGTAGTTGTTGATACCGGTCGTTACCCTGCCGAGTATGGAGAAGGTTGTACATTTATGGGGGATGCGGTAGCCAGATACACTAACAAAAATGCTATGTATAATACAGCTTTTGGACACGAAGCGTGGAGGCACGGCACCGGGAGCGAAAATACGGCGATTGGAAAGTACTCGGCATTCTCAAATACAGGTAGTTATAATACAGCTGTTGGCTCTGATACACTTGCCGGTGGCTCTGGAAGTAGAAACGTTTCAATTGGACACGGTTCTGGATATGCCACAATTAATGGTCATGATAATATATTTGTTGGTTACTACGCCAATAGACAAAATACTTCAGGTTCAAACAATATTATTATAGGGACAAATATTCATGCATCAAGCACGAGTGTAAATAATGAAATAACTTTAGGTAATAGTAGTAACACTTTATTTAGAATGCCTGGATTAGGCGGTTCAAATGGAGATGTATTAACTTATAATAATGGTTATATAGAATTTGTTAGTAGTACAAAAAGATATGCAAGTTCATCTATTAATCAAGTGATAAGTTCAGGAATAGTAGGATTATCTGCATTTAATAATTTTGTATCAAATGGTATATCATCAACGAGTTCAGTTCCTTTCACAATTCAATCAGGAGGAGCAGGATACTATCAATTAAGTTTCTTATTGAATACAGCAGCACAAGAACATTTTCAATGGAATTATTTGAGAATTTTTAAAAATGGCTCACTTTTTCAAGAAAGTCAATATGGTTTTCCGCCTGGAGTAACTTCTAGTAGATATTATCCACACGGCGGAGGTTTTATAATCTATTTAGCAGTAAATGATTTTATAAGTTTTGAAGTATGGACATCAGTATCACATATAATTACTGGTTATGTTTCATTAAATTTAATTTCATAATATTTTTAATATTTTATTATATTATAAAATGGGTTTAGATGTTGTAAATTTTCCAATATTAAATGGAGTAATATCAGCAGAGAATGTATATATTAATTTGAGAGATATAACTACAACAAAAGAAGGAACAAATTTTAATGTAGAGTTTAGATATTTAATTTATAAAAATAATAATTTTATAGAAAGTGGATATATAAAACGAGAGAATATTGTTTTAAATGGTGATATATGGGTATTTTGTTATGATTTATTAAAAGATGATTTTAGAACAAAAAATTTAAATTTTACGGATAATTAAAAATTTAATAATTTATAGATAATTAATATGTATGTGCCCGGTTGTTTTGGGTAACACCAATTATTATTGGGGGAGGGGGCTACTAAGATTTCATTCACAAGACTTTAATATACGTTATTTAATTTTAAAAATAATATATTATTACATTAATTTAAATGGGTCTTACAGTAAATTCTTTTCCTATAATGGGAGGTATAGCAGTAGTTGATAATGTTTATATAAACATTCGAGATCTTAGAACTACGAAACGAAACATTAATAACATTATACACGAATTTCATTTTGTTTATCAAGTTATAAAAGAAGAAAAAATTATAGAAACAAAATTATTAGTGAAAAATTCGTCTGAAGCTCTTGTAGCAAATATTTGGGATGTGGCTTATAAATATTTAAAGGAAGAACTAACAGGAAAAAATATTGAATTTACAGATGTTCTATAATTTAAAAAAATAAAATATACAAATATATAATCATGTCTATTCATTTGATAACCGGATGTATGTTTTCAGGAAAAACATCGACGTTAATAAATGTTGCTAAAATGAATAAATTACTTAATAAAAAAGTCGTTGTAATAAATTATGAACATGACACTAGATACAGTGATTCTAATAAAGTTATGACACATTCCGGAGTGTCTTTTGATTGTGTTCCATGCGCCAAAGATCTACTTTTCATGCTTAAAGAAGACTCTGTTGTAGAAAAAGCAGACGTTATATGTATTAATGAGGGTCAATTTTTTGATCGTTTGGTTGATTTTTGCAATTGTATGTGTAATCTAGGGAAAGAAGTACACATTTGTGGTTTAGATGGGGATTATCTTCGTAGACCTTTTGGTGAAATTCTTAATTTAATACCATTGTGCGACACCTATACAAAATTACACGCTCTTTGTATGTCTTGTAAAAATGGAACATATGCTAGTTTCACTAAAAAAATTACAAAAACAGATAATTTAATTGAAATAGGATCAACAGAAATGTATATGCCCGTTTGTAGAAAATGTTACAATTAATTTAAAAAAATAAATACATACATTTATAAAATGGAACAGATGCGTAAAATCGATGACCTTGAAAAACAGGTAATTTCTCTTGAGCAAAAAATTGACACCTTGATAGAATTGTTAGGAAATGTAAAAGAAGATACTCATAAAATGTCTACACATATAGATTTTATCGACAACGTTTACACAAAAGTTAAGATGCCGCTATTTTGGATATGCGATAAAGTAAATTCAATCAAAGACAACAGCGTGAATTACACCGGTATTGCAAAGTCTTTTGTAAAATACAATACTGAAGTTCCTGAAAATGAAAATACATCTAATTAATTGCAAATAAATACTAGATTTAACAAAAATGTATAAATTTATTGTAAAATTACAGACAATGAACACTATTAAATTCCTCGTCTGTAATATTAACTCTGCTTTCCCCGCCGACATCAATGAAATGATATTCAAGAAAGTTCAAGAAAATGCTGCTAAAAGCATTCAAATGATGTATTACCTCAGGGTCAAGATAAATTTAGATGCCTTTTTAATTTTTAATCGGATGTCACGCTGGATGGGAGCAAATCCAGATGAAATACACCATATTAATAAAATGATTGCTTTTTATGCCACACGAATTAGATATTCTTTTATTCAAGAACCTGGAATTTGGATAGACACAATGTGTGACATCATCAATAGATGTAGATACTTTAATGAATTTCACATGAATAACGCGTATTTCATCATTAATAACGTAAAAATTTCAAATTCTATTTTTACACAGACTGGTATCGCGTGGTGGGAAAATTTATAATTAAATTAAAATTATTAAAATAAAATGTAATGTATTATTAAATAATGTTTGAATTAACTCCACAAAATCTTGCTATACTTGCGGGTCTTGCTGTTGCGGTTTTCTTTATATGGAAGATGTCTACATCCAGTGCACGTACAGAATACGCGGAGGATATGTCTAAGGAACAGCTCAAAGCTCTTGTTTATTCACTCGCTAAAAACCTAAAAGATTCTAAAGAAGAAGATGAACGTCTTCGTCAGAAAATAGAAGATTTACAATTTGCTGATTCTCTTCAAAGAGAACAGACTAAGTTTTTAACGGCAAATGTTAACAAGACTACTTCGGTGTTGTAAAAGTTGCGTTAAAATGTAAAATTTGTTTCAGTTAAAATGTATTATATATCAAAAAAAATAATATATATAATATATTATAATAAATTCATGGCTTACAACATCGGAAAATGCGATAGTGACCCTAATAAATGTAGATCTCAAGTGGCTCTTAATCGCCTATTTAGAGATCCTGTGTTAGGACCCTTTTTAGAATCTAGAGCTATAAACGAAGAAGATAAATCAAGTGCTACTAAGTTAGGAGGTTACGGTTGGATATCTTTACCAACAACTGCAAAAAGTGGTGTTGAAGAGGATAAAGCCAAATTAAATTCAGAGGATGATCAAATAAATTTTTTCTCTGTCAAACGATACACACCCGAAGAATCAAAAGTGATTTATGAAGCACTAAGTTCAAGTATGTCATCGGGGAAAGGCAATGGTCAAGATATAATATTTGACAAATACGGTAATTTTGCATATTGGAATGGACAAATAAATAAAATCTTACATAACCCCATTGTACCACGCTCTGTTAATATAGATAATTTGTTAGTAGCATCCGATGAGAGCAATACATTATATAAAAAATATACTAAATTTTTCAGCGGTACTAACATTTACTATTATAATACCAAAATGATAGCAAATCCTCAGATGACTTATCTTATTTTAACAAAGGATAAAGTTCCATCTGAGAATTCTATATACTACCTTATTTATAACCCTATTCATAGACCAAAGTTTAGGGAGTATTATAGTCATTTATTAGGATATGAAGGTATATGGGAAGGTTCTAAATTAATTGAACCAGGCTCGGTTGGTGCTTTTCAAAACAGTAACGTTCCAACGGTTCCGTCTGCAAATGGTGGACAATCAAAAACAGTACCTGGTTACAAAAAGACCCTTGCTCGCTACTGTAATGCCATTAAAATAGGCGGTGATACGTTGCCAAATGGTAAACGAGCAGAACATTATGCCGATCCAACCTGTAATTTTGCTATGGATAAAAATGAAGCAGACTTTTCTCTAATTTCAGGACAAAATTTTACACAATCTAACTTAGCATATGATAGATATGCACCCATTAATGGTACCGACGCAGAAGGAAAAGCTAGATTTTTATCGAGTAAACAAATCCTCATGGACATGCCAGGAAATAGAGAATTACATTGGCCTTGTAAAGCTGAATGGGATAAAAATCTGCGTACTTCGGTTGAGTTTGCAGATTTTGTGGGATTATTAGGAACACGGTCTAAATCATTCATAAATTTACTCGCAAACGCATATGTCAATAAAATGGGTATAGGCAGCAAAAAAAATGCTCTTAATATAGGTGGGGAAAATTTTGACGGGACTCCATCGTGCAGAGTGCGCAATGTCACCATAACATCTTGTGTAAATCACGTAGATATAGCGGGTAATGCTAAGGGTAATGACATTAGTATGCAAACCGCTTGCGGTGCTAATCGAGAACCCGTTAAGACAACTAATAACACAAAAAATCCACTAGTCGCAGCTCAACAGCAAACAGTCACAGGTCAACAGCAAACAGTCACAGGTCAACAGCAAACAGTCACAGGTCAACAGCAGTCAGTCGCTGGTGAACCTGATAAAACAGATGATAACATGATGATATATATAATTATAGCAGTTTTACTTCTATTATTAACAATTGGATTAATAATATTTTTGTAAAAAAAAATAAAATGATATAATAAAAGTAATTAAATGGTTCTTTCTATTCCACCAAATCTCGCGGCAGATTTTGTTAAAGTCCAAGGTGATGGACAGAGAAGCGGCAACGCAGGTGCCTGTAAAAAAGGACCACAAACTGTAAAGGCTATGATGAAAGATGATAAAGACGGGAAGAAAATGGCTGATATAGCTAAAAGTATCGGGATGAACGAAGCATGCCAGAAAGCATCCACGGCTTTCTCCGACCAAAGTATGACAGATGTTGATACGATGGCGGTCGCAGTTACGATGTTTGGAGGTGGCGCGGCGTCCAATTCTACTACCGTAACAAATAATATTAACGAATCTGCTATGCAGGAAAAAGGTTGCGGCTCTTTTGCAGTTGCTGCTTCCACTATCATGAATGAGACTGCGGCTATTTCTTGCACTTTAAATAGTACTCTTAGCGGACAAACAACAGAGGTAAAATCAGGTGCTAGAATAACAGTTAGAACTAAAAGACCTAGTCAGGCGGCTATAGCGCGAATTCTTGAAAGCACTGAGAAACAGCAAGCAAAAATTGCAGAAGCTGTTATGAAAGACGTTGTTATTCCCTCGTGGATGGACAAAGAAATGGCGACACAGAAGTTTGAAAATCATCAAAAAAGTATCGCTAATTTAACAAAAGCTTTAGAAAAACATATTGAAGAGAATCCAACTTCGGCCGACCTTGAGGGTAGTAGCATCAATGCTACTATTAATTCCATGGTTAAATTGAAGTCTGAACAGAGAATTACGGCACAACACAAAACCAAGATAGGCGATTCTATAAAAAGTATCGCAGCGGCAGCAGCAGAACAAAAAATGAGCGCAGATTTGGGTTTCCAAGCATCTAGTGCAAATTCTAAACAACTTATTCAACAAAAGGTTGACAATATATTCAAATCTGAAAAGACCAGTATAGAAGAAAAGATTACAAATAGTAAAACTAAGGTTGTAAATGAAAATGAAATTTTAATAGAGGTTGAAGGTGGTATAAAAGCAGCAGATTTAAATCTTGATATTATGGTTCAGACCAACGTTCAGACCTCCCAAGCTGTGAAGTCTGGTATCAGTATTGGTCACCGCGTAGCCGCTGAGCTAGGCGCGGAAGTCTTAAGTTCTAATGAGGATGAGACCAAATCGGACGGTTTTAACGATCTTGTTAAAGCGGCTAACGAGGGTCTTGCTAAGCAGATAGAGGCTAAAGGAAAGTCCGACGCCGCTACACTTGGTGCAATGGGAGATGCTATGGGTGGTATTTTTAGTGGTATGGCATTGATGATGATGATACCTTTACTTGTAATTCTCGGTGTTCTATTTTTTGCGCCTAGATTAGTATCCGGAATTATTCCTCCTCAACTTAGAGTTCCTATTATGATTGGTATAATCGTTCTTATTGTTGTTTTAATCTTCAGTGGTTTTTTTAGCAAGAGCGACAGGCGTAGATTTCCTGTTTCTACCGAGTTTATGTCTGTAGATGATGAACTCGCTGATACACTTGGCTACATGATTACTGAAACAAAGGGACAGATAAATAAGAAGCCTTACGAAGACTTTAATTTCACTGCTGGCGGAACGTGGAGATTAAATTAAAAATTGTAATTTAAATGTATAGTAAGTATAAATGGGAGATTTGTTTTCGTATACATTTATAGGTCTTGTTGTTTTATTTCAAATTTATTCATACTTCTCGGGAAATTCCAAAAAATTTCCTAGATTACACACTGGTGGCTTAATCCTCGGTTATGCTTTAATTATTCCTTACATTTTAAGAATGTCTCCAGATTGGACTTCTTATTCAATGCAATTATTTATTACTATTTTAATTGTTATACTAGACTGGTTTTCTTTCCATGAAGATAAATCCAGATTCTCCGAAGAAGAGTTGTGTCTCTTTGGAAATTGTAGAAATAATGCTCGGATAACTGGACATTTAGCGCATATATCTGATGCTGTGTCACTCGGTTTAATAATTGTACCTTTTGTATCTGACATTAAATTAAAGGCATTAGTAATGGTTGGTCTTCTTGCGTATACTCTTGTTGGTATGAAAGTAATAGAAGATTATACAAAAGATGGTTCGGTAAGTGATTTACGGGGTTTGTCTGAAGAAGAAAAGTGTAAGCGTTCGCGTATTATGAGCGACTCTTGGAGAGGTGCTCTTAATGACATTATCACGGTTTTAGGCATTTTACTTGCATGGCAGGCGTTTTTTAGTTGTAATGCCGGTGCTTGTAATTCTAGTTATTTCCCATTTAATCAGGTTCCCAAGTTATGGGAAGATCTTAACATTCCAAATGAATCGAAAATGTTATTCTTTGTAACTGTATTAAAAGTACTTGTACTTGATATTGGTTTAACAATTGTTCCAACTTACACTAATTATATCAACACACATTCTCAACATGGTAGCCTACCATCAGAAGAATATGGGTTACCTGACTGTTTTGATAATTAATTTAAATTAAATTAAAATAATTGTTAATAATAAATGAAAATTAATTTAATTCAAGTACTTTTAGCTGTAGCTGCGGTACTAATAGCTGTTTGTGTCATGTTGAAACCCGAACCCAGACAGCGTAAAGTTCCTAATGTAAGTTTTAAATTAAATAGACAAATTAATAAATCAAATCCTCGTAAAGATGAAATGATGCACATCTTTTCTAACATGGAAGTGCCCGGGTGGAAATGGGATAAATTGTACGCGTAAATAAAAGTACAATGTACAAATAATTATAAATGTATTTTAAGAAATAATCTATAATTATTTATAATGAAGGTAATTACACGTAGTGGAAAGCGAGAAGATGTCCGTTTTGATTTCATTACGGCTAAACTACAGACTTTGTCCGATGAAAATGTATGGGGAAGAAAACTAAATGTAGATCCAGTGTATATTGCCCAAAACATTTGTAGTCTTATTTTTGACGGTATTACTACTACTGAACTTGACGATTTTTCAGCTAGTTTCTCAGCTACCCTATTCAAAGAAGATCCCGATTATTTACTTCTAGCAAGTAGAATTGCAGTAAATAATCATCATAAAAATACAAAAGTGTCATTCTGTGAAACTATGACACATCTAAATGAAAATGGCGTTGTTTCTGATGAATTTATTCAGCGCGTCCAAAAACACAAAGATTTAATTGAAGAAATTATTAATTATGACAGGGATTATTCTTTGTCTTATTTTGGATTTAAGACACTTTTTGGTGGTTATCTTCTAAATAAAAATAACATCTATGAAAGACCACAGCATCTTTTTATGCGTGTCGCTGTAGCAATTCACGATGATCCGGAGCGTATCACGGCTACTTATAACTCGTTGTCTTGTAAGTATTATACACATGCTACACCAACTCTTTTTAATGCTGGTACAAAATTTCAGCAAATGAGTTCTTGTTTCCTTCTTGGAACAGAAGATTCTGTAGAAGGTCTTTATAAAACCGCCGCGGATATGGCGCAGATTTCAAAATGGGCCGGCGGTATCGGGGTTCATATCAGTAATGTTAGAGCAAAAGACTCTCATATTAATAAAACTGGTGGTAAGAGCAATGGAATTATGCCTCTTCTAAAGGTATATAACAATATTTCTCGTCACATTAATCAGAGTGGTAAGCGAAATGGTTCATTCGCTATATACATTGAACCTTGGCACCCTGACATTTTTGATTTTCTAGACGCTAAGAAAAATAATGGCGCAGAAGAATTGCGAGCAAGAGATCTATTTTATGGTCTCTGGATCCCAGATCTATTTATGAAAAGAGTAGAAAGAGATGAGATGTGGTCATTGATGTGTCCTAATGATTGTAAAGGACTTGCAGATACTTGGGGAGACGAATTCAATGAACTTTACGTTATGTATGAAAACCAAGGCAAATATAGAAAGCAAGTGTCTGCTAAGTCTCTTTGGGAAAAGGTAATCAATTCACAAATTGAAACGGGTTCTCCGTATATTCTATATAAGGACTCTATAAACAGAAAGTCAAATCAAAAGCATTATGGAATGATTAAGAGTAGTAATTTGTGTACAGAAATTGTAGAATACTCTGATTCTAAGGAAACTGCTGTGTGTAATCTTGCTAGCTTGTGTCTTCCAAGTTACATTAATGAAAATAACGAAATTAACTATGAACTTCTAGGAGATAAAACTAGGGAACTTGTAAAAAATTTGAATAATATCATTGACATCAATAGTTACCCTACTGAAGAGTCTAGGGTTTCAAATATGCGTCATCGGCCAATTGGTATTGGAGTACAGGGTTTTGCTGATATTCTAATGAAGATGAAAATTTCATACGACTCTGAAAAAGCTAGGGAAATTAATAAATGTGTATTTGAATGTATTTATTACAATGCTCTTAAACAGAGTAATAATATCGCGAGAATTTCTGGTTCATACGAAACATTTGAAGGGTCACCCGCGTCAAAAGGTATTCTTCAGTTTGACATGTGGGGTGTAACACCTGAATTTTTTGACGAGTCATCTTGGATCAGTCTTAAACAAGACATTACTTCATTTGGTCTCAGAAATAGTCTTCTTGTAGCTCCTATGCCTACCGCATCTACGGCTCAGATAATGGGAAATAACGAATCATTTGAACCGTATACATCAAATATTTATACTAGAGCCGTGTTGTCCGGTAATTACATCATCGTTAATCAACATCTTATCGAAGAACTACGTTCTAGAGATTTATACAGTAAAGAACTTATTGAACAAATTATGCTTAATAAAGGATCTGTTCAGAATTTGAATTTGCCCGATGACATTAAGAGCATTTATAAGACTGCGTGGGAAATGCCCCAAAAGAGTCTTTTGAATCTAGCAATTGATAGAGGTCCGTACATAGACCAGAGTCAGAGCTTGAATTTATTTGTTAATCCGCCACAACCAAAGGTAATTCATTCAATTCATATGTACGGATGGAAGAATGGACTAAAGACCGGGTCTTATTACATTAGGACTAAGCCTATACTAGAAAATCAAAACTACACGACTGACGCTTCAAAAGAAAAGAGTGCGCCTAAAGAGTGTCTGATGTGTAGCGCATAGTGATGTACAATAATATTAAGAGTAACAGTGTAATAATTATAATGGGAATTACATTAGAATTTCTATTTTGAAAATCATATTTAAACTTTTTAAAACCTGGTGAAGTCTTATTTAATTTTTTATTTACCTTGTCATGAAAATTATAAGACCAACGAATAAGAGATTCTCTTGATTCTAAAGCCTTTTCCAATAAATTTGTATCAATAATTTCCTGTGAAGAAACACTGCATTTGTCACATGGAAGTATTTTCATAAAATGAATAAAAAAAGTTTTATAAGCAGATTTGTCAGTTGCGTTGGGGTTTTCTGGATATCCAAACGCAGTGAAATGAAAAGTCTGCCAAAAATAAGGCCCCCACATTTCCGGATTAATATTAGATTTTCCTGAAAGACTCATTTAATACAATGTGGACATTTAATTTATTTAATTTAAAAACACAAAATATACAAATGTGTCATGGAGCTAAAAGATACGTGGTCATTATATTTACATTATAAAGACTTGGGTAAAATGTATAATGACAATATTGAAAAATTGATAGACATTTCAGACGTTCAAACTTTCTGGGGTACTTATAATAATATCCCTAAAATTTATGAAATATTCTCAGATGGAATAAATATTAAAAAAATTAAGAGAACTAATTCAACGCCGTGTGCTTATTCTTTTTTTAAAAAAGGTGTATTTCCTTGCTGGGAAGATCCAATGAATAGCAAAGGATTTGAAATTTCTATTAGGAATAATTACAATTTCGATTTGTTTCAGGAGCAGTGGTTAAATAGTATGCTAAATCTAATTTCTGGAAATGAAAAATTAGATTGTATTAATGGGATTAGAGTCGTGGATTGTACAAAAGGTAAAAGTGTCCTTTATAGAATAGAATTTTGGATATCAGGAGAAAAATACAGATCTGAAATTGAAAAAATACTTAAGTCTGACTTGTTTTCTTTAAATAAGTATGTACTAATGTATAGATCTCACGTGAATATAAAGGAAAATATTTAAACGTGTATAAGGAAATAATGTATTTACATTTATAATGGAATCCACAGAAGAAATTCAGGAAATGAACCGTGTTTACACTCTTGAAGAGATTTTGCCAGACACAAACATCATTAATGAAAAAATGAAGCATTCTTACACTCTTGCGCATGTAGTAGAAGAATTGAAGTGTATTAATAAAAAGCTTGACACTATTGATAAAAAACTACATACCGAGCGTGATTCTCTCATTGAACTCTTACGTGATATTGTTACCACGGGTCTTAGAAATACAAACACGCCACGTGATGATAATAAACAAGAAAATATTGAACCAGATTTGTATTACATAATTGTAGAAGATGATGTCTTTATTAAGGGAAAGAAGACCTATCAAAATAAAGATAAAATCAAAACAAGTTTTAATGGAACGTGGAATAAAGAAAAAACAGCATGGTCATTTAAAAAGTTTGATAATTTTGAAGAAAAACTAAAAGAAGAATTCCCAGATATTACTGAGGGTCAATTGTAAAAACGCTTAAACGGTGTTTATTTGTTCCAACCTCTAAACCATTAACTCTGCGAATACGAGAATCTTTAAAACATAAATAAAATACTTCTCTCTTTTTAATACCAAGTCTTTTAGACAAACTCTTCACAGACAATTTTAGACCTTGATTATTATTCAATAAAGCAAAAACAGAATTCATGATACAATGTAATGTATTTGTATATTATAATTTCTCTTTAAATTATTATATACATATATATTAAATATATGGAGTTTGGTAGAAAAGGTGATGCAAAGCGTGCTATGAGAATCCATCACCGCGAGGGTATATCTCTCAAAGCGGCTTGGAAAAGAGTTCTCGGTAAGTCCAAGAAAAAGACCGCCAAGAAAAAGACTAGTAGTCTTTCAAAAACTCAGCGTCTAGCAAAGAAAGCTATGAAATTACATCATTCTAAGGGTATTCCATTAAAGAAGGCCTGGAAAATGGTTCAAAAGTTTGGAACTACAGCTGATATGTATAACCCACCTGGATTAGTAGATTATGAATTTAACCCAGAGACTGGAAAGTATAGAAAGCGTTGTAAGGACTACCAGTATCGTTCGGCAGACGGCCGTTGCAGAGGTAGAAAACCAGTTGTTCCTCCCCCGGGTAAAGAAATCAATCCAGAAACTGGAAGACTCAGAAAGATTTGCGAGCCACCAAAGATGCGTAACTTAAGAGGAAGATGTGTTGGACCTCGCAAAGACCTCAAACCTGGATACGTTATCAATCCTAGAACAGGAAGGCCACAGTTAGCGTCCAAGGAAGGTTATTACCGCGATCCAATGACAAATAGATGGAGAAAAATACCACGCATAGCTGGCAGTTATGATCCTTCGAACTCTTCTAGAAATCTAAATAGAATTAGAAACGTAGACCCTGTTGACATTTCAGACTATTCTGACGATGAAATATTCATGGTTTTTGGTAAGAAAAAATTTAAGTGTGGTTTCGGTGGTTGTAATGCATGCGCCCTCAAGAATAATTTTGGTAAAAAGAAATCTGTTACTGCAAAGAAGTCTATTTCTCTTTCAGATCTCCAAGGCATTGCGCGCGCAAATGGTGTTTCTCTTACCGAATGTAAAGAACTTGGTAAAACTAGACTTCAGGCAAAATTAAAGAAAATGGGGCTTCTTAATAAAAAGGGTACCATGGAATTAGATTACAACACTATTCCCTTCACATTTTTTGGTAAAAAACTTAAATTTGGAACTTGTCAAGCGTGTTCCAAAAAATAATTCTTTAAAAAAAATATAGAGTTATAAATTATTAAATGTTAATGGAGCCGATTTTATCAGAAACCTCTAATAGATATGTTTTACAGCCTATTGTCTGGACAAAAGTATGGGAAGCATATAAACAACATCAGCAGGCTTTTTGGACGGCAGAAGAAATAGACTTTGCCGCAGACATCTCAGACTGGGAAAAATTAAACGAAAATGAAAAATATTTTATCACGAATGTATTATCATTCTTCGCGGGCTCCGACGGTATTATATTTGAAAATCTTTCTATTAATTTCATAGATGAGATAAAAGTTCCTGAAATTAGAGCTTATTATGGATGGCAAGCAGCGATGGAAACTATTCATTCAGAAACTTACGCTCTTATGATAGACACTTACATATCCGAACACGCAGCTAAAATTAAAGCTTTGAACGGTATTAAAGAACTACCCGGTGTTAAGAAAAAGGCAGATTGGGCTCAAAAATGGCTAAATAAAGACATTTCATTTGCTGAAAGACTTGTAGCATTTACAATTGTAGAAGGTATTTTCTTTGCCGGTTCATTCTGTGCTATATTTTGGTTGAAATACGTTAAAAAATTGATGACCAAAGCATTGGGTAAGAGCAATGAACTTATAGCCAGAGACGAATCACTTCATACAGATTTTGGAGTACTACTCTATGGATACATTGTAAATAAAATACCAGAGAGTGTAATAACAGATATGATGAAATCAGCCGTCGACATCGAAAAAGAATTTATATGCGAATCATTTTCTTGTAATCTAATTGGAATTAATCCAGACTCTATGAAGAAGTACATTGAGTTTCAGGCTGATCGTTTGATTCAAAAACTTGGATATTCTAAAATTTATAATGAAACTTGTCCTTTCAATTTCATGGATACCATGTCGCTTGACGGCAAAAGTAATTTTTTCGAACAAAGAGTTACAGAATATAACCGCCCAGAACAAATTTCTGATAAAACATTAGAAGAATTAGATGATTTTTAAATGAATTTAAAGAAACGAAACATTTACATTTATAATTAAAATGGACCCGGAGAATAAGGCGCAAGAACGAATTGAACATATTGATGATACTAAAAAGATAACGGTTACAGCTAAGGATCTTAAGATTGTACTATCAGTTCTCAGTGCTGGTGCTTCTAGAGGACTTTTTAAGCCCGAAGAATTTTCTATTCTTGGGGAACTTAATGACAACCTAAAGAAGTATCTTACGGATAAAAAGTAAATTATTGCAAAAAATAAATTACATTAAAGAATTACAATATATTAATTATTGTTTAATATACTGTAACTCGTTAAAATGACAATGACAATCGAAGAATATCGCGGTATGAAAATGTCTAAAAGAGAAGAGTGGGAAGCTAATTTTAATGGAAAAAGATGTTCTATCGAGGCTTTAGATAGTATAATCATTAAGAAAAAAGGCTATGGACCTGAAAAACCTACATACACCCATGACGCGAATGGGCCCGGACCTTATTATGATCCCCAAGGAATTCACTTACACATCTGGAAAAATAAAAAACACATCCAAAATTTTAAAGGTGAACAGAATCAAAATGTTAAATGTATACAATTTACAGATGATAGACCAGGGTATTATTGTTCTATATGCCACCTTCGCAATAAAAGTTCAACCTTTAAATGGGTACAGTCACCTGAGAAATGTATTGATATTCCGGAATGTCTTAAAAAACATCACGCCCTTACTAGTTGTATCGAGGAATATATATCATTTCCGCCGACAATTTGTAAAGAAATTGAAAAAGACTTTCAGAAATTAAATTTAAACAATAAATGTATCAAAAACTGGACTAATTTAATGTTTAAAGTTTTACACATAATTAGGTCTAAGAAACTTGAATATAAAATTTCTAACACGAAGGTATTGTACCTCTGGCCTTGGGAACTTACTCCGTATCAAAGATTTAAACTAAAATGTCCAGAATATAAAAAAAGTAATATATTCTTAAATACATTGGATACATTTTCAGAAAATTATGCTTACATCATTTAAAAATAAAATACATAAAAGTGTATTATGAGCAAATATGACACCGTCTTTTTAGATCTTGCCAAAGGTTTATCTAATTTGTCTTATGCTAAAAGGAAAAAGGTTGGAGCTTTAATAGTAAAAGATAATTCTATTATAGCAGATGGATACAATGGTACTCCCGCTGGTTATTCAAATGATTGCGAAGACACAAACGGCAATACTTACTGGTATGTTTTACACGCAGAAGCTAATGCTATAACTAAATTGGCTAAATGCGGTCAATCATGTATTGGATCTACTTTGTACATTACAATGTCTCCATGTAAAGAATGTACTAAACTTATAATTCAAAGTGGGATTTCTCGCGTGGTTTATTCAAGTAAATATAAAGATCAAACTGGAATAGATTTCTTAGGAAATTTTAACATTGCGTGTGAATATATAACAAATGGAACCAGTTGAGATTTCTGAAGGAAACATTGTAGTTAATTGGGATACACTTAAAGAAATGTCTAAAAAGACTGAAAATAATGTATTCTATTGTAAAAAATGTGGAATTTCTTTTTTCAATAAAAATTATCATGGAAATTATCCACTTTGTAATAAACATATGCTTAAAGAAGTAAAATAGACACGATTACAATGGGTGAATGTATGGATCACGAATCTTGGGCTACTCGCCAGGACTACTTTGGCCGAACAGAAGAAGAAGAGTTAGTATCTGCTCTCGAAAGTAATTATGGCGGCGCCGCCAGGGCTAGACTTGAAATCATAGCAGAAACCAGAAAAATAAACATAGAGACTATTATATCTGAAGAAACAGCTAAAATTAACTCCAAGGTAAATAAGTATTATAACCTATTTAAAGGGTTATCTAGAAAGAATGAACCAGAAGTAACTTTTGACGCAACTGAATGTCCTGTTTGTCAGGACGATAAGGTCATTCTGTGTAGTATGTCTTGTGGTCATAAAATATGTGAAATTTGTTACAATTTGATGAAAACAAAACCTACACTTGTAGATATGTCTAATAGAGTAAAATGCCCTTGTTGTAGAAAACCTTCTGAAAATTTATTCCACGTTTAAAAAAATAATGTTAATATATTAGTTTATTGTAAATGGAAGCTCGAGTAGAGGCGCTTGAAAAAGAAATCAGAGAATTAAAAATGGGAAAACTTCATGTAAAAAAAGAAAAGGGTACTAGAAAATCTAGCGCATACAATAATTATATGAAAGAAGAACTCGCAAAAATTAAACTTTCACACCCAGAAATGCCTCACAAAGAAAGATTTAAGCTTGCGGCATCTCGTTATGGGGAAGCAAAAAAATCAAGTGAATAAGTTATAACAATTTTGGCATATACAACAGTCTAAAAAACTAGAATAAATCAATTTACAATTATTACAAATCGTAAACGAATGTAATTGTCTTGTTATATACATTTTGTAATACTTGTTAAGTAAATTTATCTCATCATTTAATTTTTGAACGGACTGTATAGAATAACACATATCATTTAGTATTTCATTGATGTTTATAATTCGAGTGAATATGTAATTATTATATGTCTTAATACATTTTAAGGCGTGGTCTGGAATTTTAATATTAAAGTCTTTTACATTTGCATTTTTATCAATGTCTATAAAGTCGATACAATTCAAGTTTTCACAGAATAAAATTCCAAAGTTGTAAAATTGTGACATGCATAACGTACAATTTTCGAAATAGTTACGCAAGATGTACATAAATTGTATCTTAGGATATGTGTAAATTTCTTCGAATAAAACTGCGAAATTTTTACAATTTGAACCTTTTATTTCTTCTAGTGTATCAGCGAACGACGATGAAGATGTAATTTGAAAACTTTTATCAGATATAAGTATACTGTCTTCTACTAGTGTATTCGAAATGTAAATGTAATTCGTACATTCCTGTATTAAGTTTTCCCTTGACAAATTCGGTAAAATATTGGTGTCTTTGATACATTTAAATAAATTGTAAAGTTCTGGTGTTAATAAACTTTTAGAAGGTCTAGAGTAACTTTTATTATAAGAAATTTGTACATCGTATTCAATTTTTTCAATATGTAAAGTTGTCATTACACATTTAATCTTAGATGTTTTAATATCAGTTTATCCATTTTATTAAAATCTTTTCCGTGATCGTTATCTCTCCATCTAACGTGATTTAAAGCTGTGTGTGCCAGTTCATGTGACAACAAAGGTAAAATATTTTCTATTTTTTTAAGTTTTCCACTTTTATATCTAATTGTTAGGAATATAACTCTGTATGTAGCTCTCAATTTTCCATCTTTACCTAAATACATCGCGGTTTTTTTAATGTGTACACCCTTTGGTTTATTAAGACCTTCAAATAAATCAGTACCTTGAAATTTTTCCAATTGCATTTCCTGTAATCTAAAAGGAGTTTTTAATAAAAGTTCAATTTCAGGCGTTAAATGTTCAGATGCGTGTATACTCATAAAAGATCTGTAAGTTATAAATTTTAAGTCATTAAGTAATTTTGCCGCGTCACGGGTGTCTGGATATACATTTAATACTTTATACCCTTTAATTACTGAAAAATTAACATTTTCATTGAAATCCCAGAATTCTTTCATTATTACATTACAATATAAGTGTATTTTTATTTCATAATTATATTTACACTGCCGTCACTTTCCTTGACGGTTTTAATAAGAGGTTTTCTAGTTTTATTGTTAAATTGGTCATTTCTCTTAATGAAATTACTGTGTTTATAAAATTTACCAGGAATACTTGGTGTAGTAACAGGAGCATGTAAATATTTTGAGAATTTTTTATGTACATCTGATGGTTCATGAGTGCGAGATGTATATGTATGTCTCATTTCCTTAATTGGTTTAGTTTTTTTACTATCACGAATATGTAAAAACAAGTCTAGGGGTAACACTTTCGCAATCTTTGGTATTAGACCTATACTGGTAGGTAAAGTATTTATTATAAACGGAAAAGTCTTTACGCGTTTATCCAAAAGTAGTATCTTGGCATAAAACTTGTTTACTATGATAATATTAGTAGATAAATCAGCCGAAGAATATAATTGAATTAACGCTCTGTAACTTTTACGAGAATCTTTTAATAAATATACAGTCTGCATATCTACCATTATCTTTTTATATTTTTTTTCAAACTTTTAATATGTAATGTATTATAATAATGGAAACTCCGGGATTAGATCCTGAGGAAATAGATTCCGACTTGTACGATGAAATTGGAAATTTAGAGAAATGGCAAGAAACATTGGCCGATATGTTAGCATCTGGGAATATAACACATGAAGATTTTGAAATTGAAATGTTTAAAACACGGTACTACATTGATATCAAAACAAAAACATTTATACTATCAGATGAAGACAATGAAATTCTACAAAAAGTCAGGGACATCAAGAATAAAAAAATGAAAGAATACACTCTCGGAGAAATTACAGAAAATGATTTTAATGTGTCTTACATTTTTTTTCTAAGAAAAGAATATGAAATTCTTAAAAGAGCAACTGTAGAAGATAAAAAAGATCCTTCTAGTGTCAATTTAGACATTGACTTACCTCTTCAAGAAAAACTAGATAAACTTCAAGAAGCTGAGACAAAATACTTGAAGTCCATTGCTAGAAAACGCGGCATTAATGTACCAAAAATACCCAGAGGTTTCACACAGTCTGACATCGACAATTATTACAACTCCGGTAATTTCGGAACTAATCAATTTATAGATGAATACATTAGAGTGTGGGATACATTCAAATCAAAAGTTAACTTTTATATATCTTCTTTTGAAGTATCTAAAATTTTCTACAATCCCGAGACTGGAAAGTCTAGTTTTGAATTTAAACAGGTCCCTCCGCTGAGTGATAAAATAGGAGAGATTAAAACATTAGAAAAAAGAGGCAATTTGCTTACACCAGAGGAACAGATGTACTCTGATCGTATTAATAATCTTAAATCTAGACTCAGGATGATGACCCGCGAAGACCTATTAAAATGTGCCGGTTCGAGTACCACAAAATTTATGAGCTACATAGAGAGACTTAAATCTAATAAACAGAAGGTATTTAAATTTAGAGAACACCCTAAAAATTACACAGCCTTGCGAGAAATTCTAAATGAAGAAAATACAGACTATTACAGAATACCTTCCGATCAACTTTTTAAACAGTATACATACTCGATGCCTAATATATACACTGAAGGAAACGAGATGTATGTTGAAAAAGGAAACACGGGTTACCTTGCTATTAAACCAGGGGCAGACATAAGAAATTTAAGTTTAGATCTAACAGATTTTGTAACTGTTTTGCCGATGGAAGACCCATTGTATAAAATTCTAAATGTAACCGAAGGAAATTCCACTAACGTAGTGGATGTTTGGGAATTGAGAGGTTATTTGCCTGGTAGCAATTTAAAGAACATCGTTAAAAGATACATCTCTTTTGAGGATTATCTTAAAGATTTAAAAGAAATTCTTATTGAAAATTCTAAGAAAACCAAGGGTAAGACTAGAGATACTCTCTTAAATAAAATACGCAAAATAAATTATTACATTTCGTACGGAGAAGACATTGAAATGTTTAATACAACCGGACACACCGATGTTTCTAAACTTTTCGAAGATCGTTCAGAAATTTACAATATGAGAAAAAGTGGATTATACAGACTTATGGAGTATTTTACACAATATTATCCTGGGACCGATAATGTGGTAGAAAAAATAGAAACGGACATTTTCGATTTTTCAAGTGTTAATTATGATAAAAATATTTCTAAGATAATATTTTTGATTAATAATCATCAATCGAAACTTGAAGACATCATTCTTGGAAACGAATGTATAATTACTTTACTCTCTTACGAAACTCCTTACATTCTACCAGAAGACGATATAAATATAGCAGGTGATAAACAAGATAATATTGATATTTTACTCGCTTGGAGACCAAATACTGATAAGTACAATTATTACGAGTCTGAATTAGAAGAAATACAACACAATTTTAGAAAGTTCAAACAGAATAATCCCAATTTGACTAATTTAGAAATTGAAGAAATCATGCAAGAGTATTCTGAAAAAATACTATGGAATAAGTCTTTAGAAAATTACAGTAATTTACGTGTACCAGAAGGTTACATAAAACTAAATTACAGACTTAGATACCTATTAAGACAAAGAAATAGACTACCTTCTAGAAGAATTTACAGAATAGCAACTGTCGCCGAGAGAATGGCAGCTCAGAATATCCTTATTAGTACATTTAAGAAATGTGATTCAAAAGATCCAAAGGCTTATGCGATTACAACAGAAAATGTAATTTATCAATTTTCAAAATCAAATCAGGACTACTTGTATTATAATAAAATTGTTAATGATGAATATAAAAAGTTATGCTCGTTCATAATGTCTCTACGTTGTGGAACATCTGTTGAAAGTGAGGAATGTCCAAGACTAGAACCAAGTGTATTAAATAGTATGATCACAGAGTTTATAATAACACAGGGAGAGTTTTCAACAGTGGACATTTCGCGTCTTAAGTTATTTTCTGAGAATTTTGATGACGCATCATTCAAAGCATACATTATGTCTTTACGTGGTGAAGAAATAAATGCTTGGGACAAATTTTTAATTGAACAAGAAAATATAGAAAAACCTGTAAATGTTGATTATGTTAAAGCTATAAAGATTATTAAATCAGCCGCAAGACAGGCTAGAATAGAAAAATTAAGATACATCTCGGCAAATACATATGTACCACCCATCGTCTCTGAAATAAAACCAAAGGGCGATAAATACGGAATAGTTTATAAAAAATACTTTTACATCTCTGGTAATTACATTTATGGCGGAAATTATCCAATGTTTAATATGTACGACAATTCTGGGAATATAATAAAAGAAAATTATACAAGATCTGATCTTGAACGTCTTGCTAACTTATTTCAAATAGACTTAGTTGACAATTCATTTGATCTTTGGAAAAATATAATGGAATTCATTAGAAATTATGATAAAAAAGAAACGGTTGTAGAAATGGTAGATTATACACCTATCGATTACACTAATTACACCTATTTGAAAACTACTTCGAGGACTATAAATTACACAATAAGACCTAGACTTTCTGTTAAAGAACCGGGATACGCTTATCCAGTTTCTAAAGATCAATATAGAATATATGGTGTTCCTTATGAATACGACGAAAATACATTTCCAGTGTATGACACGAATCTTAAAGAGCGCGTAGATAACGGATTTGTAATAATAGAAGGACCTTGTATATTCAGAGGCGATGACATCAACAACGCAGTCACTAGTGACAGTTACATCATCCTTGAATACACTGATTCGCGCGGGAAGATCGTTAAAACACGTGAAGGTGTTTCGGAAAAGCGCATTATCAAAAGAAAAATAGAGGAGTTAGACACATGTGGAAGATTTACGGATCAAATGTCATGTGACGATTTTAATTCTTTCTCTCTCGATGTAAATAACTTGAAATACAAATGTAAATGGTTTGAAACTAAATGTAAAGGTGTACCGTGGTTATCTGACATCATTGATAAATTTGACTTAAATGTTATTATCAAAGACTACAAAAAGAATAAATTGTGGACAGAAGCTAAGGAAAAAGCGATAAAATACATAGAAAATCTTTCAAAGATAAAAGAATTAACACTTGAAGAAATAAAATTAATAAGTAAAGATCAAAAACAAAAATTATACAATTATTACAACACACTTATTTCTAACTCTAGCACAAAACTCAAGACAATCGCTGAAGAGAATATTGAAAATAAAGGATATCTCCAATTAAATCCAGATCTTATGGACCTCTTGTCTCAAAAACCAAATGTAGTTTTACCAATAGAAAATGTTTTAGACGGTTATAAAACTTTTACCGTATACATTTCACGCGTTGGTAACAGAAAATTACCTATAGGTAAAATCACATTAAATAATGAATATACTGTCAACGGAAAAAAAGTAATTCCACGGGAAATTGTAGATGGAAAATATATGTGTGAAGTACTTGGTTCTGATGAAATAATATTCTTAGAAACTGGAGAGTTTAGAAAGACTTCTAAAGAAATTATTACAACATCTGAACCTATACAGTGTTACATTTCTAATGAAAATTACACAATGATAAATGACTTTAGAGGTTATTACTGGTTGAATAAAACTTATGATTATATTCAAAAACCAAATGAAATAGTTAAAATGGAAAAAATTATTAAAGTCACTTCTTTACATGGAAGTTTCATTAAGATTTCTGAACAGAATGAAATGTTAAATGGTAAACCATTAATTTCCAAAGAAAACATTCTCGAGGCTATGGAAACTTCTGCTTTCTCAATGTTTGAAACAGGTAGTGACAATCAGTACATTTGTATAAATAAAGTAAATGCTAATGTAGATGCTGTTAGATTTGCTATACTTAATAATGTAGACATTAACAATTTATTCAAGACTGTAATAGGCGCTATAAATATAGAACATGTTCTTGAAGAAATAGAAAAGAATACACCCAAGTTTGAAATATTAACTAAAGAACAATTAGTTCAAAAGATACAAACTGCTGTAGATGCCTCAGATAAAGAAACAATCTTCAAATACCTTACAAAAGCAAAAAATGCCGGTGTAGACTCCGACTTATTAAAACAAGCACTAAAAATTTTAAAAAGTAAAGACCAGCCAGAACCAATTCCCGTAGATGTACCCGAACCGGTCCCGGAAATTAAGCCGAAAGCAAATGTTAATGTTTATTTAAATAAAAGAAGAAGATAATCACGTTATAAATTACATTACTTTTTTCTAAAGAATACAATAAATGAGTAAAAATCTTACAGTCGTGTATCATCCCATGTGTAAAGCATCAACTGATTTTATTATTAAAGTATCAGAGGTACAGGGTTATGACAAAGAATTTATAAATTTAAAGGACGATAAAATAGAAAGTTCAAAAGTTGACGTTGATGTAGTACCTTTACTTATAATAAATGACGATCCGAATAGAGTTTATAGAGGACAAAAAGCGTTTGAAATTTTAGAAACCTTAAAAGCTGAAGCTCAGTTACCAGTACAGAAGAAGAGTGGATCTATGAAATATGGGACAACCGTTTCTTTCTTAGAACCTAAAGATGACAAAAAAGAACGCATTGAGTTAGAAAAGAGATAATAACTCGTTCGGTTATATTTATTAAAATATAAAGAGTATTGTATAATATTCACATGGCTCAGCAAATGCCCGACATGGCTCAAATTATGCGTCTCGCCCAACAAGTAGCATCGCAAATAGAACCTCCATCTGAGTTAAAAAGTGGTAAGAATCTATCGGAAGAAGAAATGTCTAAAGTTATAGGTAAGATTACTAAGTCGGTTACGGACATTGTAAAACCTGATATGTTTACTGGTGAACAAAATGTAAAGAAAAATGGTAAGCAAAAGATGCCAATTAAGCCTGAAAAATCAAAGATCCAACTTGACACATTAGAACCCGGTCCAAGTAGCCCCCGCAAGGAAAAGAAAAAGAAGGTTGTAGAAATAGAAACAGATTCATCCGAAGATGAAGATCCAATTGCCCCACGCACAAAAGACATGACATTTACTGTTTCTGTAACACTGGACGAGTTATACGCCGGTGGTAAAAAGAAGATTGCTATGAGACGTCAAAAGCTTGAACCAGATGGTTCCTATGAAGAAGAGAAAAAGAAATTGAGTATTAAAATTGAACCCGGTATGATAGATGAACAAACTATTAGATTTAATCACATGGCGGATGAGAAGCAGGGTTACGAAACCGGTGATGTTGTAGTATGTCTGGATGTAGAGGAACATCCTCTTTTTACAAGAGATGGTAATAATCTAATTGTTGAGAAGGAAATCTCATTTTCTGAAACATTCGACCCAGTTATTTACATTAAGCATCTCAATGGAAAAATGTATACTATTAAGGGTGAACCATTTGACATCTTTGATGAGGAAAATTCTCTACTTAAGAAAGTAAAGGGTCTTGGTATGCCTGTTTTGGGTGAACCTGGAGTTTATGGAGATCTCTTTATTAAGTTCACATGTGTAAATAAAACTAAAATTACACCTGAAATCCTAAAGCAATTAAAGGAAATGTTCCCTCCTCTTGAAGTTAAGCCGGATGTTCCTGTTGAAGACATAATTCAGGCTGAATTTGAAATGGTTACTGATACTGATTTAGAATTCTTAGATTTCGATTCGGATGATTCGGATTATTCGGATTCTGAGACGGACATCTCAACCGATGAAGAATCGGAAGACTAAATGATATAAAAAGAAAATGTATATCTAATATAAAATATGCCTCAGGATGGTTGGGAATTTTATATATTAGATCCGACAGATAAAGATGTATATCCATTTGAAAATACACAGAATGTATACAACAGAATGTATACATCCGCTTATAACAAACTGATACAAGAATTGTGTATTCCAAATCCAAATGATCTTTTGCTGTGTGATAAAGATTCTACTTTTTTGTATTACATCAATTGTGAAGGAGACAACGACATTATTAACCTTGATGAAGAATATGATTATAAATTTTTGAAAAGTGTATTTCTTGACAAGAAGTACAATGCTATTAAAAAATGTATATACATGTATTACAATTCACATGGTATATATGTAAAGTCTATGTACAAAGACGACTGTAATTACTTCATAGAACTAGAAAAAAAACTTATCAACGTAGTAAATTAGTCCGAGGACTACTACACTTACTATAAATTGTTTTATTATTATTCCATATTTCATTTCATAGTTATTATTTAAAGTAATTTTAGAATCTTCTAGATATTTACTTGGGTCTACAATGTACCCAACTAGAGGAGTAAAAATGTCATCGGCTACGGGGTTAAAGATATTAAAAACAACGACTGTTATCAAAACGGATACTGTGATTTTTTGCTTTAAAAATTGAATAAAAGACTTAGCCATTTATTGTAAAAGACTTATTTTATTTTTAAATTTAATTAGGTTTGTACCAGTAAGGAATTTCCCTATTGGTCCATTTAGCAAAATAAGTCTTTTCCATATTGTAATAATTGTGATAAGCAGCTGTGTCTCTAGGTAATTTACACCTTTCGGGCATAGCTTGATGTAGACGGGTAATATTTCCATTTGGAATACCAACCGGGATGAAAGACAAACACTTTTCAAGCTGTCTCTGAGAACTGTGTACCTTTCCAAAACGGTATGTAAATTCTTTACACAGATTTATAAACAATGTGTACAGATAAATGTAATTTCCAACGGATGCTCTCGCCCAGACTGTACAAGGATTATTTTTGAATGCTACTTTGTACAATTTTGGATTTTTATATCTACCACAAATGTGATGTGCTGAACATAACATTTGCGCGTATTCTATTATCATTTTTCTAACATGGGCGTCACAATGCATCACGGCACACGTCTTGGGGCAAATAGACAGGAAGAATATATTCATAATTTACATATACATTTAAATTGCGACTTCATTTAAGTAAAATTAAAAATTGTAATAAATGTATGAAATTTGGATTATCAAAGCAGTTAAAAGCGATAAATAAACATTTCAATTTTGACTACTTTATATTATTTCTCATACTTAAGATTATATCTAAAAAGAAAAAATATGAAATTGTATGTATAAATATTGATCTTCATATCGCTTAAATTAAATTAAATTAGGATAATAAATCTTTTTATACTCGTCTGGAATTGTAACCTTATTTATAGGATAAACTAAACTGCGCGAGATCACTTTGCCTCCTGGATATTTATCATTGTTAATTTTATAAAAGTCTTTAATTTCATCTGTTATTTTAATTACCATGTGTCTATGTAATCCAGGGTGTTGCTTAGAATACATAAAAGGTACATCGCCACTTGGTAAAACGGGTACTATTTGATCCTTTAGAACTTTGTTTATGTTCTTCTGAGGATTTTTTGGATCTGAAAGTAAAGGTACATCAGAGTATGTATGTCTCCAACCTAAATACAATCTAATGTTAGTCTTTTTAATCTTCTGTTTGAATATTTCATGAATGATATTTTGATTAAAAATGAGTACTTGTTTAGGTTTTACAGCTAGTTTAATTTTAGTGTCCTTGTAGTCTCCCTGAATTCTTTCAAATCCTCCTCTACCTGCGCATGTATGAGTGCCTGGAACACATGAAAAATATTGTGTTTCAGTATCATCAAGGTTTATCCAACCACCATATATATTATCATCTGTTGACATCAGAGAACATGTGTCTCTGTGAAAAGATTCTCCTGCGATACTTGCCCCTTCTCTTCTAATTGCTAAGCGGTCAAATAACATCTCCAATTTTCTACTCGGGTCAACATTTTTAAAGAGAAATTTTAGTTTGTGAAAAAGTATGTATCTTAGAGCATAAATTTCCTTACTATGAAAACTTGCCGGATTGCCAAATGCTCCAAAAGCGCCTAAAACAAAACCATATTCTGGATCAGTTGTTTTAAAGTCTCGTAATTGTATATTCTTTACTAGTTTTAGCCAGTCAGTGTCGTTCAAAAATGCGTGTTTACTTCTTGATAAATGTAAATCTACAACTGTGTAACCTTTATTTTTAAGATCCATAGCTTTTTCGAGTATGTATTTCTGTTCTTCAATTATTACATTTTTAATACATTCTATCAGCTTTGTTTTGGAGCTCATTATATAATATAATTAATATTTAAATCTCTAATATATATTAAAATGAGTAAAAATATAGAAAGATGTCCTAAAGACATTAAGAAACTTGTTAATCCAAAGACTGGTCGTTGTGTACTAGAAAGTAACCCTACGATTAAAGAATTAATTAAAAAGGGTTACACGATTTTAGTAACTCCAAATGTTAATCAACCCGAACCACCACCTAAGAGTAATGATATTAAGATATTTAAAATTTGTCCAACAGACTCCAATAAATTAGTAAATCCAACAACTGGAAGATGTATAATGCATAAAAGTCCTATTGTTAAGAAATTAATGTCGCAGGGTTGGTCGATTGCTTTTAACGATCCAGGTGTTACTCCACTTGTTATTAAACCTAAAGGAAATATAGACATTAAAAAACTCAAGAAAGACATCGACAAGGATAAAGATGGTATAATAAGTATAAATGAATACCTTGGGAGTGTTGAAATTACCCCATTTGAGGAAGAAGAAAAGAAAGGGGGTTTTCAATTTTTAAGAACCAATAACAATATTCCACGTTTTTTATCGTTAATAAGAAAAACGGATCCAGTATTTAAAAGCAATCTATGCTGGTTTAATCAAAAATACTGGGTTTTTACAAGACCAAAAAAAGATGGTATACCAAAAGTTAAAACTTTAGTCGATTGGAAAGTTTCAGATTTTGAGGATTACGGTTATTCTGTACCTGAAAATCATGCCACTTTGTATAATGCACCGCATAATGAACCTTTAATAGGTCCAACTACATTTACTATACACCCGGACATCGATAAAAAAGTTAGAAATTGTAAAGAAAGATATCTAGCTATGGCATTAAGTTTATCAACGAGTCCTCTTGGGATTGGTTTTTACACTGGAGGTCACGCAAATGTATTGATATTTGATACGGTGCTAAAAACGGTAGATAGATACGATCCGCACGGCACTCATTGTGGATACGGAGCGTGTCCATCGTATGATCAAAATGGAGTAGATACATATCTCAAAAAAGAATTTAAAAAGATACTCCCGGATTATAAATTTATAGATTTTTCAGTGGCTTGTCCAAATATAGGGCCTCAAATGAAGGGAGAAAAATTTGATAGAGCTGGCTACTGTGTAACTTGGTCATTAATGTTTACAGTATTGAGAATATTAAATCCTGGAAAATCCCCTGATGAAATAAACAAACAATTACTAAACGGAACTAGTGCTGAAATATTCTCTAAGATGCTTAGGTTTGCTAAATTTTATTCTGATATAATCAAAGAAAAAGGTACAGATATAATGGCTGATGCGTAAATACAATTCAAATTAGAGTAAAATATCTGTATGGTGTGGGGTTCGAACCCACGAGGCTTTCGCCAACAGATCTTAAGTCTGTCCCCTTAGACCACTCGGGCAACCATACAGGTATTTTACTTACATAAATGTAAATGTGTCATTTCTTTAAGTTCTTTTACACTCTTTTGTAGAATACTATTAAATTGAATACATCTTTTTTGTTTGAATGTATAGGATATATTTTAAATTCCCAAAAATCTTTATTTACATCATTTAAATTATAATTGTTAGGAATTTTCATCGCGATGTATCTAGTATAGTGATATAAATTATTGATAATAGTTATCACATTTATATTATCAAGGTATAAATCAATACTATTGGTCCGCTTGTAGTCTGTTCCACCCCAAGGAGGATCTAGAAATATAAGATCCTGTCTTAATGCGTACATGATGTGTAAGTATGAACTGTTGTAATGCTTACAATTTGGAAAATTAGTATTTTTTCTGAGTGTATTAAATACATCTCGGTCTTTTTCCACAGAATTTACAGATTTGAAATCTCTACGGAAAAAAATAGAATTACCTCCTATACACGCAGTGGCGTCTGTGATAGTGTCTTTTTTAGAGATGTACATTTTAAGTATTTTATTTATCTCATGCGCTTGTTCCCAAGTTGAATAAATGCTTTTTAAATGTTCAGGTACAATTAGTTTATACCTCATCCATTTATTGAATTAATATTAATTCTAAGTTGTTTTATCAATGTTTCAACATTTTGTAAATTTTGTTCTATATTATTAATTTCTGCTAATTTAGAATCATATGTTTCTTTCACACTTCCGTCATCTGGTGCTACTTCGAGACCTCTGGCGGAAGCTCTTGCTCTTCTTCTTTTTGCAGCATCTTCACGACCAGAACGAATCTCTAATTGTTTGAGTTTCGCATATTCTTTTTGAAGTTCCTTATTCATAGCTCTTTTGGTACTTTCTAATTCTTTTAGCGCTTTCTTAAATGCTGCGATGTCTGCTCTACGAACCTCTTCTAGATAATCCTTGTATCTTTCTCTTAAAAGTCTAGCATAAGTAAATACATGAGGGTCATAATCCGTAGGTTTAGGAACATACATCGCGTAATGACCGTCTGACATATAAAATTCGGTTGGTCCCGTCAGCAATGGTAAGGCATTCATGACACCGTTATTAAAATGTAGCGACATTGGATATCCTTTCCATCTAGGATCTCTTGCGTTGTCTCCTATTGGATAACCTTCGCGTGAATATACTATTTGACCTGTTATTTTGTTTTTTAACCAAGGAGCTCTTGTCATAAATTCTATTCTTTTTTCATTATTTTCATAGTCAAGTTCAAAATTATCCATTTATTATATACAAAATATTAAATAATAGATCATTAATATTAGAATTATTTATTATATATAATATTCTAGACATACAAAATACATCCCGATGGAAATAAAACTCTTCTATTTTGTAAAAGGAATACATTATAATCAAAATTTCTTCTAAAGTTACAATTGTATTTATGTATTTCCAGATGTAATAAAATATAACGTAGTCAATGTTTTTTAAAGTGTAATCATCAAGACCACCATTGTCGCCGTATAAAAGTACATTTTTATCTATCTCTTTTTTAATTTTTTTTTCAAAATTTGATACAATTAATCTCGATTTTACATATTCTATTTTGTCTATTTCATCTATTAATTTTTTTATACATTTTTTCATAATATTGTATATAAAAAAATAATATATATATATACCGTATATGAAACGTACTTTATCTTTAACTAGTTTGTCGGATGATATTTTCGATATAACTAAATACAACTTGGATTGCTTAGAAAAAATGATAAATATGATATCTGATTATAAATCCATGAAGTTGCCTAGTAAAAGACACAGAGTTAATTACCCTAAGAAAATGTATCTTTTACCAGATTTACTTCCTGAGTTAAAAGAATTGAACGATATGATTGGTCTAAAAAAATTTAAGAAACAAATAGTAGATCAGATTATATTTTTTATTCAGTCAACCGGTGATAATGTTATGCTTCATACTGTTTTAGAAGGTCCGCCAGGTACTGGAAAAACTACAGTTTCTAATATACTTGCCAGAATTTACTCAAAATTGGGTATATTCAAGAAGCCTAAATTCAATGTAGTCAGAAGGTCTGATCTCATATCAGAATATCTGGGTGGTACAGCAATTAAAACTATGGAAACTCTTGAAAGATGTAAAAAAGGTGTTATGTTAATAGATGAAGCATATTCTCTTGGTTCAAAATCTAGTAGCGAAGACTCTTATGCTAAAGAATGTATAGACACCATCAATCAATATCTTACCGAAAATGTGGATAAAATAATTTGTATTATAGCTGGGTATAAATCAGAACTAGATGCATGTTTTTTCTCTATGAACCCTGGACTTCGTAGAAGATTTCCTTGGACGTTCACAATAGAAAATTACACATCTCAAGAGTTGTCACAGATTTATTTTAAACTAATTGAAGAAAAAGAATGGGAAACATCTTGTGAAATTTCTGAAGTAAATGATTTAATTTCTAAATGTGTAGATGCATTTACTGGAAACGGAGGCGACATATGTAATGTAATAGAAAAAGCAATGATAATAAACATGAGAAATAATTTCGGTAAAAAAAATCTATACAACATTAGTATTTCAGAATTTAAAGAAGCTCTTGAAGCATTTGTTTCTACTAAAAAAAGACCGGAATTACCTCCATTTGGTATGTATAATTAATACGTTAAATACACCCAATTAAAATAACTGTTAATTAGTATATGTTATCATACAAAAAGATAAATTTAATGGAAATGTACATATGTGATACAAATTTAATGTATAAAAATGTCCAAGATACGTTACTAATTAAAAGTCCTATTATAATAGCGGAAAAGACCGATAATTGTCTCATTTTAAAAATTAACAATGATTCTGAAAGTCATGATAAATTCATGAATGTGTGCGGATACATTAATACATTATGTTCTATTAAAAAAATAAATACGGACTTAATAACAAATAACAGTATTATACTTAAAAAGACAAATTTATCAAAATTTTTCGATGAAAATAAAAATGGATTGTCCTTTTCAAAATTAAAAAATACACAGAAGGTTATATGTTCATTTACTTGCGTGTCTGGAAATTTTTTAATATCAGAATGTTTACTTATTAGTTAGCCACGTTAAAATCTAACATTTAAAATAATTTCTTTAATGTAACATGGGTCTCATTAAAGAAGGTATTTGCGTATATCGTCCTAATAAAGTAGACGATAATGTTTTCTTTTCTAAAATAATGGACGGGTCATCAGAAATTGCATTTCAAATTCCAAAGACTAAAATATATTTCGATAAAGACAAAGAAAAGTGTAAAATTCTTCTTGATGAAACTAGTATATCAGAATTGGAAAGTGTTTCTAAAGAAGTAATTAAAATTACCGCTGAAAAGAGTAGTGATTTTTTTGGCAAAGAAATAGACATTGATTCTTGTACAAGCTTGTACCGTAATGCCGTGAGCGATGGGAATTTATTGAATTGTTTTTACAGTTCAGATACATACTTCTTCGATAGAAAAACTGAATTAAATGTTTCAGAAATCCCTGATGAGACAACTGGTATTGTACTTTTGAAAGGAGATGTAATAGTCTATACTAAAACAGCTTTTTACATTAGATGGGAAATTCAGCAAATGAAAGTTAAAACCGAAAAGTCTTCAAGACAAAAGGAAACTTTATTAACTGAATACTCTATTATAGACATTCCAGAAGACGAAACATATGAAACTGAAAAAATAGCTAAGAAAATAAAGGAAATTAGTCTTTTTTAAACGGTGTAAAGAAATAAAACATTAATAATTATAGCTATGATTATATCATTGGAAGGCAATATTGGATCGGGTAAATCAACATTCTATAATTACATAAAAGAACATTTCTCGAGATATTATAATAAACCAGATGGGAAGCAAGTTTATTTTGTAGAAGAACCAGTTAATGAGTGGAAAGACATCAAAGACACAGAGGGTAATCTAATTGAAAATTTTTATAAATTTCCAGAAAAGTACTCGTTTTGTTTTCAGATGACCGCTTATATCTCTAGGCTTGCAAAACTTAAAAAAGTTCTTAAAACAGCTAAAAAAGATGATATAATCATAACAGAACGTTGCGTTTTTTCTGATTATAATGTTTTTGCGAGGATGTTGCATTCTACTGGAAAGATAAATGATATAGAATTCACCTGCTACTCTAAGTGGTTTGACGAATTTCTAGAAGATGTACCAGGAATTTTATTTGTTTATATTAAAACAGACTTTGATAATTGTCACTCACGTGTGATGTCTAGGTCTAGACAGGGGGAAGAAAGTATTTCAAAAGATTATCTAGAAATGTGCGAAAAATACCATAATAATTGGTTAGATCAAGAAGAAAACAAGATTACATTCAATGGAAATTTAGATACATCCCATCACGCCGAACACTTGGACATTTTGAAGCAAATGATGAATTTCGATACAAATTACCCATCTAAATTTAATCCAAACGACTCGGATGACGAACATTACAATGAATATTATTTTGACAAACCTAAATGGAATAAGAGACTCTATGATAAGACTCTTGAAGAATGTAAAAAAAGACTTAAAAAGGAGTGATATACATTTGTAATGGATGGAATTATAGATTGTATAAAAACAGTTTCAAATGAACTGGGATTTCATTATAAAGAAAATATATATCAGTCAGCTTTGTATCTTGAAATGAATCTAAAAGGATATATCACTCAAACTGAAGTAGTAGTCCCTATAATTTATAAAGGCTATTACTTGGGTTTTGAAAGAGCAGACATTGTAGTATATAGTTCAGAAGGTAAGATAACTAATATTCTTGAACTTAAATCGCAGAATTCAAGAATAACGGCTAAAGAAATTATTCAATTAAGAAAATATCTGAAGAATTTAAATTGTCAATCTGGTATACTTGTAAATTTTTTTGAAACTCTAGAAATCTATGAAGTTACTCAGGGGACAAGCCGTAAAGTGTAAAGTGACAGTCTTCATGTATATGATTAGCTTCAAATGTAAATTTATTTGTTAATTTTTTAAGTTGAACTGTGAATATATTTTCATGTGCTTCTTTGTTAGTAGGTACTTTTCTTTTATTTTTGTTAAATAAGTTGTAATACCTATATAATTTATTTAATGTCAAATTATTAACAAGATTTAGCCACATAGCTACAGTTGTTCTCCCTGAAACACCAAAGTCTTTTCTGAAATCTTTAATCTGTTTCTTTTGATCTAAAGACCTGTAAATGTGAGTAAATCTAAGTACATTTTCTATCATTTTAGAGTGATAAATACTAACTTTTTTATTTACTTTTATAATATAAGCACCTTCTACAGTAAAAACTATATGACGAAGTGTATTCATTTTGGCGAATTGAATAACTTGTGACATGTCTTCACCTGATGGCCAGCCATATTTTGTTTCTTCTGTTATGTATATACTCTTAGGATGTGTATGAAAATTTATAAGTCCTGTAGGTGTCATAACAGAATCATTGCTACCGTTGTGTATTTCATACTTCGGAGTGCTTCTCTTATTGCATATACCCTTATTACAATCACTTGTGTCTTTAAATATTATATCTCCAGCAACCTCTGTTTTCCCTTTTGAAATGTACTCTTTAATTTCTTTTACGAATTTAGGATCTAATGTCCATTTAACCGTTGTTTTATTAATTTTACATTCTGCAGACATACATATATATAAATGTATAAATGTTTTTATTTTAAAAGTTTAAAATCGTAGTTTTTAAAATATACATAAATGTAAATAGAATGTCTGAAACTCTTAACGTAAACGTTTTAGTGGCTGCTAAAGAAGAATATTCAAAACAATTAATAAACTGTATTCAGCCAGGTATTTACGATATCTTATTAAGTATATTCGAAGACTCGCAAAAAAATAACATTCGTCTTAATGTTTCATATTCTAATTTTCAAAAAGAGCTTAAAAGTGTTCCACATTGGGCGGATTACAAACTTGAAGAAAAGTTAAATTCCATTAATAGAAAATTTCCATATTTAATGGATTTAATCACGGCTATTTTTGTTAGCCATGTTAAGATTTTAGCGTGTGTTAGACTCAAGACAGATGACAAGTCGGTTAAAATTAAAGTTCCAAGTTTAAATTCTTTTTTACATAAAATTATAGTATCTTGTTGTGAACAAATTTACTACAATCCTCATAGTATACACGATGATAAGGCTAAAATGTTCATTCTAATAAACGAGTGTATACACGAAACTATTGCAAATCAGATTCCAATAGAATACATCCTTAACGAGTATCTTTCAGGAGCATTTGACGAACCTGAGACTAAGTACCCAGAAAATAATCACATTATTCAAGATGAACCAGATGAACCAGATGAAGAACTTTCAGATGAAGAAGAATTTCAACCTGAAAATAAAGAAATACCTATAATTCCGATATCAAAACCAGTACACTCTAAAGCTGTAGAGCAAATGATAACGAATAATAACGTTGAAGAGCCTAAGCCAGTTGAAGACGAAAAACAAGAAGACAGTATAGAAAATATAAATGAATTAAAAAGTATAGAACCAGACACAGAGGTAACTGTAAATAAAAAATACGACATATCCGATGACGATGAAACAGATGAAGAATCTGATGAAGAGGAAACAGATGTCAAAGAAAATACGCTTTTTTAAGTAAAATGTAATGTAATGTAATGTTAAATGTAATGTCGGGTCTTCGAGACATTTTAGAACTTCAAAAAAGACAACACTCGCGATATAATGCACTAAGAAATGACATACTCCGAAAAATGTCTGATAAAATTAGACACTTATCTAAACATGGAGAATTAAGGTGCGTTTACACAGTCCCAAGTTACACATTTGGATTTCCTGCTTATAATGTGGCTGAAATTACTACTTATTTATTCACTATTTTGAAAAATGAAGGTTTCTGTGTGGTACTTTTAGCAGATGATAAACTATTTATTTCTTGGGACATTAATGACATTAACAATCTTAAAAAACCCAAAATTAAAAAGAAAGTAAGTATATCAGATATAAAACCTTTGATTAATATAAATAAAAGATAATGGGTTGTTTATTTAGTTTGCCCGAAATTAATAACGTATCGGATGAAATTGTATACACATATGGTGTAGATTTCTACATCGAACAAATTAACGATGAGCGTGAAATGAATACAATGTTCTTTTTATGCGATTAAATGATTTAAATAAATAAAATGTACATTAGTAATGATTATACTTTCTTTTGACATTGGTATTAAAAATTTAGCATATTGTATTCTCGATACGGAAACAAATGACATTCTAGATTGGAACATTTTAGACTGCACAGGAACAAATGAAACCTTGTCGGTCATTAAAACTTTGGATGAATATCCGGACATTTTAGAAGCTGATATAGTTCTTTTAGAGAAACAACCTTCTTTTAACCCTAAAATGAGAAATATATCAACTGCTTTATATGTGTATTTTACTCTAAGAATTCAACATGAAAGAAACAATGCTTGTAAAATTATATTCTATCCAGCTAAATACAAGTTAATGTGTTCTAATACAAAAATAGAACATAAGACTAAAAGTAAATATCTTCAAAATAAAAAACTAGGCATAGAGCATACACGGGAAAGAATAAAAACCCATCAGGATTTCTTTGAAAAGCATAAGAAAAAAGACGATCTAGCTGATTGTTACCTACAAGCTATTTCATACACAAAGTTTTTTATGAAATAACCTTTTTAATGTACTCGTAAGTACAAAAAACTGAAACATGATAAGGCAAACTCCTTAAAATGTAAATAGATATTCCTCTATAATAATTTGGCACACTTGAATAGACACCCACCTGACCGTCGCGAAGTCTAGCACGTATAGTATCCAATGGATAAAATATACACGATGCAACAGTCTTAGATACCGCGGTACAAACGAATACATTGAATGTATTGTTTTCTACTTTAGATTTCATGTATTCATAAATCGGCATCTGTACAGTAAAACTTAAATTAATAAGATACGTGGGAAAAATACCACTGTAAAGATTGCTAATGCTAATGTTTATTTTTTTATTACATTGCGCCGCCTGACGAAGGACCCAAAATGGTGTAGTAAATGTACTTGCCGTACAGCATGAAATGTACGCCGCTGTAGGAGTGTTAATTTCATTTTTAAGCTTTTTGTACATCGGAAAATAAATAGACCAAAAAGTTGGGATACCTATTATACCATATTGAATACCACGGTACAAATAATTAGTACTTAATTTGATTTTATTACCCAATTGATAATTCACACGTATTGTATCAAGTGGGTTACAAATTATAGTGGAAACTATTCCCGCTCCAAGCGCTGGTAGTACTTCTTCCATAATAGTATAATCTAATTTATTTTTTTAAGTAACTATAGATTCTAAAATGTCATTTGCTAAATTTGGTTGAAATATCATACCATAATAACCACCTTGTAGACCTGTTAAAAATTCATTTATTAAGTATTTCTTTCTTAGATTCAATACACTCGGAGGATCATAATTTTTGTACATTTTTGTTATATTTCTATTTATTTCTTTTTTACGGGGTGTATTTAGTTTAATGTATTCACTTTTAATCATGGTGTAATATATACTTAACATCAGTGAAGTAACTCTTTTTCCGCATTCTTTATCGCTCAGTCGAGGACTAAGAGCATTTGGACATCTTTTAATGAGAGTCATTCTAAAATTTTCTCTCAAGTCGTCATCTTGACCTAAAAAGATGTCGTTATACATATCCTATTTAAGCTTTTTCTTGTTACCGAATGTCATGGTTCCATATGGATCTATAATGTAAAAATCTTGAATATTCTGATTTGTTTTTGATATATTCACGCAGTGTCTATTGTAGTAATTAATTAATATTTGACGCAACCCAACCGGTATCGGTGTATTTCTAGCCTGCCCGGTTGCCCATAATCTTAATAAACCATCGTTATATATACCATAATGATAAGAATAATCTGCTGGTCTTTCAGCAAATGGTTTATATCTTACAGTTGAATGAGCACCCCATGGATGATAACTACAGTGGATATACCATTCTCCATCTCCCCAAGCAACTCTTTCGTCACTAGTAGTTTCGCCAAACTTAGTGATTCTCTTCATTGGAGACTTCTTTTTACGAGCACAACGAGACTTGCGCTGCGCGGCCGTCAATTTCTGTACTAATTTGGGTGTCTTTGAATCTACTTTTTTACTTGGGCGGCAATAAGCAATACTTTCCTTAGTCTTGCGACCGCATGGTTTACGTTTAGGCCAAGCACAGGCGTCTACCCATTTTTCTTTATACCATCTTGATAAATTTGTTTTCCCTTTAGTTCCTTTGTATTTTCCTCCGGCTGCTTTGTATTCCCTTACAAGTCTTCCAGAATCATAGGCTCCCCATCTTCGACCCTTGACATCTCGTTTGATTTTTGATTTTATAGATTTATAAAGCTTTTTATTAACAACGTTGTCTGGAACTTTGTATTTCTTACCAAATGCGTTACCGGTTGCCCAATCTTCAGTAAGCCACGCGTGGGCTCTCGTGTACCATCGTGGCTCATCAAAGTCTAAGTAGTATCCGATCTTTTTCATAAGCACTTCTATGTTATCTGTAGAAACAGTTAAATTTCTTTGTACATCAGGGGAATAATTTAATCTATCTGGGTCCAATTCTATGAATTCTGATAGAATGTGTTCTAAAGTGTTGTACCAAAGTTCATCATCGTCAAAATCTTCAGTAGTAAGTGTATCAGCGGCTAAATACAACCAATTTGCGGTTTCTTTTCTACCTGGATTTAATACAGTCCATGGGGTACCCCCTTTCATTTGTTCATCAGCATAAGCTGGATTTTCATACACCGCATTTAAGTTCCATAGAATATTTTTCAAGTTTTTCTTGGTTGGTAAATTTTTTCTAGCAGTTTTTCCTCTTTGAGCTGCGGAAATTTTAGAGGCCGAGTAATCCTTTAAATTTCTTTTTAATTGGGGTTCAATGAAATCAATAGAAGGATCTCTTCCAGTTTTATCGCGGAGGAAATTGGCAATGTCACTATAATTCTTCATATCCTTTACGGTTCCGAATGACAACTTTTTGCTACCGACAATGTTTTTTGGAAATTTACCGGTTTTATTAAATGAATTCAACCGCCGTTTATAATCTGCAAGACTGGCTTTAACGCTTGGTTTGTTCCACAAGATGTACATGGATAAGTATCCAGGTTTCATTGGGTCATTTGTACGAAGATCTTTTTTATGACGAGATATGTATCTTTCACGACGTTCCTTGTCCTTATGAATGGTATAATCAGACATTCCTGCCGCTCCAAACTTACGGGTGTACATCTTATCATTTTTTTCGAATGTAATTTCATACTTCTTGGAGCTTCCTTTAAGTTTTTTAAAACTCTTTACCTTTATCATTATTATATACATTACATAAATAATTCATTTAAAATTGTAAATCCACATTTCAGCATGTGAAGGTACTATAACTTGTTTAGTAAAAGAGTGTTTTTCCATTGTGCTATCGATAGTTTTAATATAGTCTAAAAGATATGGTTCTCCTGTCAACATTACTTTTTTAGGTGTATAATTAGTGGCAATGTCTACTATAATAATTCCTTTTTTTGCGACTCTTTTAGCATTTGCTATAACTAATTTATGTGCGTAAACAGGCATTTCATGAAAAGCAAACATGCACGTGATGTAATCATACTCGTTAGAGTTTCCAAATGTCTCTGCATTACCAAATTTATACTCTCTACCTGAATTATAAATATTGGCAAAATTTAGCATTTCACTGGATGTGTCAATCCCTATGTTATTTGGTTTCGTGGAGTATCCGGTTCCGCAGCAGATGTCAAGAACAGTTCCGTCTAGATTTTCATAAACTTGTTCACGAATATTTACAGAATTATAAGCTTTAAAGTCTATAAATTTTGTAAATAAAGGAGATATACTCGCATGAAGTAGCCCACCAACTCCAATATTACCAAAATTATGAATATTGTCATTATAATAGTAAGGTTTTAGAAAAGAAAGTATCAACATACCTATTTATATATTATTTCTTTATACACGTGTTAAATAAATAAAATAAATGTATGTATTTATTATTATGTATACGTTAGCAAAATTCTTAGCAAAAACACTTTTATTATACAATTCTGAAATTACTTTATTTCCACCAGATAAAGGCAATAATGCTATTATAGCGTTTGCGGGAACTCAAAACGCAAGAGATGTACTTTTTGATGATCTTAGTATTTTACCTCAAAGATGGCCTTATTTTACTACCGATGTTCCTAGAGTTCATGGAGGTTTCGCTAAAAGAACTAGAAAGTTGTTAGAAAGGTCAAGTTCTTTTATAGACAAATACGACGATTACATCTTGACGGGTCATTCATTGGGTGGAAGCTGTGCTATTTTAGCAGCATCTGAATTACAGTCTAGAGGTAAGAATATATCAAAAGTAATTACTTTTGGCTGTCCAGGCGTGGGATTAAATAGTTTTATAAAATACTACATTTCTCAAGATTTATGGGATAAAACTTACAATTATTACACATATAACGACATAATATTTCATTTGCCAAATGTATATAAGCACGTAGGTAATTTATTATATCTCGAATCTTTCACAGATAATTCTATTGAAAACCATGACTTATATGTATATTATCATTATCTTTGGGTAAATGAATACATTAAAAACACATATTAAAAATAAAATGTAATATAAAGTAAATACAAATACATTATAAATGAAAAATATACAACTTACAATAAAACCGTTCTCTTTGTGGCTTTCTTATAATATATTGTCTCCGAATGAAATACAGGAGCTTTTACCAGATGGCATGAAATTAGCAAAAGTTAAGATACTACAAGAAGATAAACATGCCACGCATAAATTAATGTACAATTGTTACAACTTAGACTCTTTTTGGATGAAAGGCGCCAGACTTGAAATAATGACAATAGCTAAAAAAGAAGATCAATTACATTTCGTTGTATTAGATTGTATTACTAATACAATGCAGTGGAATCCTATAGACGGCATTGAAGGACCAAATGGCGTTATTAAATTCAACTATAAAAATGAATTATTGAATTATAATATACTCAGACAGAAAGAATTCTTAGACATCACAGGGATTGCTTTAGGAGTCGCGAATATGACTAAAGAGTTTGCAGTCGAATCTAATTACGCATGTTATTTTAAAAATGCTGACTGGCCAGTTAGCCTTACATTTAATGAAGAACAGATTATGACACCTGTTAGAAAACTTAGACTTTTAAATATTAAGAATGATTTTTGGTCTAAGTTTAGATATAAAAAGCCTTCACATGTATTTTTTCACGAACACCCTATGGTTTTCAAAACTTATTAATAATCTACTGTATTTTCGATTACAAGTCTATTTCTTAGATTTATAACATCACTTGTGTTTTTAAGAATTTTAATAGCTTGATCTAGGCAATGATCTAGAATTTCTTTTATTCTCTGTTCCTTTTTAAATGTAAAAAGATCACTATTTGAATTAGAAACTATATAACTTTCAAACATATCAATATAAGTATTAGCTAGATCAGTAGCAACCATAAGATCATTACTAGCTCCGGTAGAAACGTGTTCATCGTCCATTTCTTTAAACACATTTTTACCGACTTTACCGTATAGCATTTCTGCCGCTCTTCCTCCGAGAACAGCTATAATTCTAGCAAAATAGAAACCTTTAGTAGGAAATTCAAGGTAAAAATCTTTTGGTGTAAAAAGGGTATAACCACCTGCTCCTCCGGTATTTGCATTCATAGTAACCTTTTGGAGATTAAAATACTTCTCAAAATGCTTAATAACGACGGCGTGTCCGGCTTCATGAAGAGCTACTAAGTTCTTGGTTTTAGGATTACGGGTATCATACTTTTTTGGTAATCCAATTGTCATTTTTTCATAAGCATCCAAAACAAGTCTGTCATTGATAGTACTTATATTTCGCCGGACACTAAGAATAGCCGCCTCATTTGCCAAATTAGATATATCAGCACCTGAAAATCCAGATGTTAATTCAGAAAGTTTATCAAAAGACAAATCTGTATTCTTATTATTGAAATGAATTTTAGCTATTTCCTTACGTTCTATTTTATTTGGAAGAGAAACCTTTACTTTTCTATCAAATCTACCAGATCTTAGTAGAGCAGGATCTAATGTGTCTATCCTGTTAGTTGCCGCCATTACTACAATTCCTTCTGTTTTTTCAAACCCATCCATATTTGTAAGAATCTGATTAAGGGTTTGTTCACGTTCGTCATTTCCACCCGAATTGAAACCAGAACCACGTTTACCACCTATAGCATCAATTTCATCAATAAATATTACACATGGGGAATTTTGTTTCGCCTTTTCAAAAAGTGCTCTTACACGTTGCGCTCCTACACCGACAAACATTTCTACAAATTGTGATCCACTTGCGCTTATAAAATTAACCTTAGCTTCTCCAGCAACCGCTCGCGCCAAAAGTGTTTTACCAGTTCCTGGATCCCCTTCAAGAAGTACACCCCTTGGAATTTTTGCCCCAGCATTCTCATACGCCTCGGGTTGATTTAAAAAGTCTACAATTTCATAAAGTTCCTCTTTTGCTTCTGGAATACCCGCGACATCGGCAAATGTAGTATTAACATTTAAATTGATGTCTATTTCATTTTGTTTATTTAGGAAATTCATTGGACTATTCATTCCTCCCCTAGAAGTCATAAAATTTAAAATTGCCATAAAAACTACGTAACCGACAACTAACTGTACAAAAAATGGGATTTGAAAACCTTGATTACTTAAATCAAAAACTTGAAAATCTACGTGATTAGAAATCAAAGTATTCACAAGATTATCCGCTGTTTCCGGTATGTATTTGTAGAAATTAATAATGTCAGATTTATCATGTAAAACAGCTACATTTTTATCTTCTACTAGTGCTGCCACGTCCACATTTTTAACATTATTTTGAAACTCTGCATAAGAATATTGATGAATGGGACCTTTTAGGTTCTGTATTAACTCATAAGGTTCTACCATTACCACATTTGACCTTGGTTTAAAACTCGGTCTTATAAAAGAATAAAGCAAAGAATAGATAATCATTTGAGATGTATGTATATTAGTTTTAAATTAATTTAAAAAAAAATACTATTTATAATAAATGTTGCAATTAGTATTAACCTCGCTTTCTTTTATATTACCACCTAGCTCAAACATTGTATTTTTTTCAGGTGGAAATTCTTTTATGCCCACTGCTATATACACTAATTTTTTAGATAAGCTTAGCGATGTAGCAGATGTTAAACCAATTTCTAATAAATTGAGATACAATGAAGAAGATAATATTGTAAATCAACTTCTAGAGAATCATATAACATTAGACAACACATGTGCCGTGTCTCATTCTTCTGGTGCCGCCACGCTTCTTAATCAGTGTTCTCGGTTCAATGTTAAGAAGTGTGTACTATTAGATCCAGTTGATAACAATGATTTATTCAATAAGAATAGACCAAACTTGAAAAACTTTGGAGAATTTCTTATCATCAAGGCTGAAAATAGTTACAAGTGGTCTTTTAAGAATGAAAATGGATTTCTTCCAAATGTCAAGGTACCTTTTATCCCATTCGGAAATTTAGACACGGATAAACTAACAAGCAAAACTGTAATAACTATTAAAGATTTTGGCCACTGTGATATTCTAGATCAACCATATAGCGACTATATGCATGAAACTTTCGCAAAAGGAACCCCTGATCGTAAGAAAGCTAATGTATATAAGAAAAAGGTAGTTGAATTGATAGAGCTTTTTATGACCGGAAATTTAAATGATTATACTGTAAATGCTACACTATCAGAAGCTGACATAGAATATACTATCTCGTAAAATTCATGTAAGGGACTACATTGGAAAAAATAAAAAAATCATTCAAGATGTTATTCTCGAAATAAGGCAACTGTGTAAATGCTAATGTAGCTATAATACTTGAAGCTACGCATAAATTGAAAGTGGTTTCTTTCCCAATAGATGTCGGTAATGTAGTAACATTTTCAAAAAGGTCTTCAGATGTGTCTGTTATGTCTGCGAGGTTTGTTAAAGCAAATATATTTAGCCAGAATGGAAGTACAAATACATTCTCTATTCCTGTAGTGACAGCCCATAAAGAGGCTACATAAAAAGGTTTAACAGGAAAATCCAGTCTTTTGATGTTTTTATACATGAACGTAGAAAGATACAGCATAAGTAGTGCAACTTGATGTGTGTAAAACAACATTGTTATAGTAGAAATAATGCTAGAAAATAGTAAAAATTCTGTAGTATTATCTCTAATCATTCCAATTTCCTGGGCATCACGATATCTATCAAATTTATACACGCTATATGCTAAAAGACCATTTAAAATGTAAGTTTCATCCGTGATATGTGAATTATATACACACAAATTAGCTGTTTCCGCTATCACATTAACTGGTACAACCATTTCTAATCCTGACAAAAGAGTTTTCATATTATATTAATGTATCTAAAAGATTATAATATTTTGAAAGAATTACACCACCCATTTCATCTCCTTCTCTTAGAACGTCTACTATTTTAAGAATAATTTTCTTTTTAATAGTAGGATCAATATCTGAATGTAATAAATTATCTATAAGTCTTTCATTATTGGTTAACATTAGATGACTAAACCAGTCTAACTGCGGAAGTAGACCCGTTGTGTCTTCTACTATTTTTATTTTGATGTCTTCGGGTAAATTATGAAGAATACTTCCCGTTACTTCTGGAACTTGATGGAAAAATGGCACTATAAATGAATTTATTGGAGAAATTAATAAAAACATTACAATTTTAAACAATCTCATACTACATTACACTATACATTTATTATTTTATACAGATTTATTTAAATTTATCAATATTTTCAGGAGCTAAATAAGAATCCTTACAAATTTTTCGGGTATTTCCAAGCTCATTTGCAGTGTAGTCTATCCCCTGGAGTATCTGTTTTTTTCTTTCCTTCTCTGTATTTCCTTTTTTAAGTTTTTTCATAAATTTAAGGAATATCTGATTTGCTCTGTATGTACGAATGTCTTTACACGTGACATTAGAATTAACTTTGTTTCTTAGAAATGCATTTAAATCAGCACTGGTGATACATTTTCCATAATTGTCATAAAATAAATTTGGACCTTTAATTTTTTTAACACGGTCTATGAATTTCAAACTTTTATCAGATTTTATTTGTTTTGTATGTTGAATCCCTTTTTTACCGATGAATTTAAGTTTATCACCGTTAAGATGACTTTTAAGAAGAGTTGTTATACCATAAGAACCGTTTTCTTTTTTGTACATTTCATTACCAACACGGATATTTAAGTCTTCCATTATTTTAATAACATTTGCTATTACACAATCTCTAGAAAGATCATTTTGTTTAATGAAATTATTTATTACCCTAGAGTAATGGTCATAATTAAAGTTCTTCATTTTATTGAATTTCTTTTTCTTTGATTTTTCAGTCCAGTCTGCGTGATAAATGTACTGTTTTCTACCTTTGATGTCATAACCTGTTGCTTGTATTTTAGCTTTGTCAGACTTATCAATTTTAACAGATGTCCACATCGGTGGAATTCTAAGTTTTTTAATTCTAGTGGTATCATTTGGGTTATCTGTACTGTATGCAAACCCGGTTTTTGTTTTGCGCCGCGTAATGTACATATATAATTTAAAGATATTTTAAAATTATAATGTAAATGAGAAATACAATCTTAGTTTTATTTCTAGGACTTTTAATTAAACCATTTTCTAATATAATCTTCGAGAAGTCTAACGAAGATTGTGTATCTGTTGCCCCATCTGGTGTATCAGGGTTTTGGCAAATTTTACCTAGAATTAGAAAAATAGCAAGAGATAAGAAAATACTATGTGCTTCGTCTGGATGTTTAGCAAGTGTCGCAAAAGATCTTGATTTTCATTATACATACAATCTTGCTTCTTTTTTGAAGTATGAGAATATTTCTTACCAAGATAAAAAAAATGAATTTATCAAGATAATTACAAAAAAAATCAAAAAAATTCCACACATAAGTATCGTTACAATGGACATGTTCGGAAATTGTTATAAATCTATCGCAAAAAATAAAACTCACCTGATGCAACTATTAGTTGAGACGTCTGATATTCCTTATTTTACCACAAGAAACCCTGGTAAAATGATGGACGGGATATTTTGCTTCTATAAATTAGACAAATGTAAAACAAAAATTAGGCACTCTTTTAGTTTAAAAGTTCTTCTAAATTTGTTAAACTTAAATCTTACGGAGTTAGAAATTATGGAATTGTACAATTACAATGGTATTTAATTTAGAGAAATGATATATAAATTTGTAAGTATGTCTGTTTGGAACATTCTTCTAGTAGATGCATCAGCTAGCATGTCTTCAAATGTAGAATCTGTTAATAAAGGAATAGTAGATCTTTTCGTAGAACAAAAGGAAAATAAAGATCGTTTTACATTCCTAACTTTTAACACAGCTATTAACAGTGTAATTGACGCAGACTTCAATGAAATTAATTGTGAAAATATTGTAAAGTGTATTGTAAATCAAGGACTTACCGCTTTGTATGATGCTGTGGGTCACGTATATGAGATGGTGTTGAACGAATGTCCTGAAAATGTTAATATTACTGTTATAACAGATGGTCACGAAAATTCCAGTAAGACACATACATTGACGTCTCTCAAGACTCTAAGGGAAAAAATTGATAAAATGTGTAATATAAATGTTACGTTTATCTGTGAAAATGAAGATGTATTGAATAATAATTCAGCAATTATTTCACATGCAAATGAATCATGTGAAGTATCTGGTGATTATTCTGAAGCTTTTAGGACGGTTTCGAGAACAATGTCAAATATTAGACACCCAAGTGCCGTACAGAGTTACATTTCTGAAGAAAATGAAAATGAAAATGAAAATGAAGTATCAATGTCTGAACCAATTGTTAAAAGGCAAAAGTCCTACAGTTCAAAAAAAAGGCCTCGCTTATTCTTCTGAGTTCACTTGTTGTAAGATTGTGTAAGTATTCCGCGAATCTATTGAAATGTAGACCTCTTGATTATTATTAAGAAGTTTCATTATTCTTTTTTCATATTTTTTGTTTTTTTTGCGCTTTCTTCTTTCTTCTGATCTTTCAGTAACTAACATTTCAAATTCGGTATCATTGTACTCATTTTCATGTTCGTCGTAAGAATCTGGATCTTCTGTTATTTTATTTCTACAGAAGGGACATTCATTTTTTTTAAGACTATTATTACATTCTGAACATAGAAAATGAATACAAGGTAAGAATACAATATTTTCTAATGTTTTATTTTCCATACAAATAGAACACTCTAAATCCATTAATTTAATTATAACCGACATTTTTTAAAATAAAAATAAAAGGAAGTTATATTTTACTTATTATAAGTTGACATTCGATACCCTCTTGGTCCTGATAGAGTAAAAGCACTCATATTTCCTCCGCCTAGGAATTTATTAGATATAACTCCGAGTAAAATGAAACCGACTAAATAACTCCTTAAAGCCGAATAAGTATCTGCTGCTTCATTATTCTTGCGCGTGATTTTAGGCAACTGTGAAAAAATCCAACCTCCGATAAATGTGGCAGCTATCAAAGCATTATCTTTAGAAATATTTGATCTTAAAAGACCATAGTATACCATTAGTCCTAATATAAAAGATACTAAAATTTCAGTTAGGAAGTCCATTTATATTTAGTAAATATTTTAAATTATCAACATTTCCATTTTGTATTACAATTTGTACAAGTTACATAAGTTGTCATCGGTTCATCAGCTGAACGAGTTTGCATCTGATAATATACTGTTTTCATAGATTTACATTTATTACATTTAAACAATCCGTCCTCTGCCGCCATTTGTTTAACAACTATTTTTTCAAGATTTTTAGACTTCAAAGTTTCCCATAGATCGGGATTAAGTTCTTCCCTTGTTAACTTTACGAGTGAATATGGATCAACGTGTCCATTTTTAATCTTTGAAATCAAAACATTAGCATTTGTTGTATATGAAATATTAGCCAAAAGTCTTCTAGCATTAGTAGAGTAATACTTAATGAAATGAGAGTCCGACCATTTTAATGAATTTCCATTCTTTTTAGACAATTCAATAGCATTATTAAAGATTCCTTTTTCCATATTTATAACTATGACATTGTCTTGAGCTATATTTAAGAATTCGGCACATTTCTTAATGAATGTTTCTCTGCGATAAGACATAATTAATTGAGAAGTAATGTAATTTAATGTATTATAAATTTATCTAATTATATTTGTTTTATGTAAAAAAATACATTTAAAACATTTAATTATAATTAAAATGGACACGGTGAACAAAGAAACACAGTTTGATTTTTTTAAACTATGGATAACCATTGTTTTGGCTTTGTTTTTTACATTTGGAACAGCGGGTCTTGTTATTTATTATAAGTTTTTTAACAACGAATAAAAATAAAATGTATATATAAACAATGGCTGATGATGAAGAAACTAGTGACATCCCCTGGGGTCTAATATTTCTTGGATTTTTCATGTTAATTTTGGCGGCATTTTTCTTTATGGGGGTTTCTGCTTTCGACCAGGCTACCTATCAACCTTCTTATTCTAAACCTAGAGTATTTGATAACACGGTAGAAAATCTATTTGGAAGTTCAGACTTTTCTTATAAACCCGGAGCTTCTCTTATGAGTGCTTAATTTACATTTTTTAAATATACTTAAATACAAAAATTAATACATTTTAAAATAAGTATGATCAGGCGACTGTTTATTGAACAGGCTGAAATGTCTGCTCTGAAATCTGATATGAATTTCAATCATGGTGCCGTGGTTATTCACCGTGGAAAGATTCTATCAACCGGATACAATTACTACTACGAACACAAATGTAATTCTAATTATAGAGAGTCTGTACACGCGGAAGTTAGTGCTATCAATAACGCGCTTAAAAAAATTCACGCGAGCGAACTCAAGAAATGTGAACTCGTTATAATTAGAGTTAATAAACAGGGGGAACACCTAAATTCAAAACCCTGTTGTAATTGTGAAAAGTTTATCAATAGATTCAACATCAAAAAGGTTTTTCATTCTTAATTTTTAAAAAAACATATATTCATCATGAGATACAATCCTGATATAACTGATAAATTGGAAAGGGCTGGTTTATATTTAAAAGGAAAAGCATAAAAAATAAGAGTGGCTAAAACAGTAAATAAAATTAAACCATATATTCCATATATAGCAAGGTCTTTATCGTCATAAACGCTTCCATATACAATGGCAAACGAAGAAATCAGCTCGAAAAGACCAGCTAAAAGAACTAACATTTGACTATAATCTACTATGCCTTCGGGTAATTTAGTAGCTAATCTAGCTGATTCAGATGCACCAAGAGAAGAAACTTTTGTTCCTCCAGAGATGAAAAACATAAGTAGAAATACTATTATAGCAAATAATGTTGTATTCTTCATTTAATTTATTATATATGTATATTTTAAATTGAGAATGTTGTTATTTTTAAATTTACGTAAAAAAGATTTTACAGCGTATAAGTACAGATACAACCTTCAAGAGTATGTTCATATTCATCATATAATACCATTGGAATGGAGATCTAAAGCAAATTTAAAAGAATATGATGTAGACATGGGTTACAATCTAATGTTTATGCCAAATAAATTAGGCATTTCTAATATTAATACAGTCAGAAGAAATCACGAAGGTGGTCATATGAAGTACAATAAATACATATGTGAAAGATTAGAACACGAATGTCCTTTTAAAATTAGTCATGAAGTAAGGCATAAATTAATGAACGATACATTTGTACCTTGGAAATGATTGGAATTAAGCTTTCGCCCGGGATCGAACCGGGGTTAGTGGATTCAAAGTCCACGGTCATAACCTCTAGACCACGAAAGCTTGATTACAATGTAATTTTATTTTCCGTTGCTGGGAATTGAACCCAGGTTGTGTGGGTGAAAGCCACAAGTCCTAACCACTAGACTACAACGGAAAGTAAAATTAATATACTCCTCCATTCGGGATCGAACCGAAGACCTTGCGGTTAACAGCCGCACGCTCTAACCAACTGAGCTATGGAGGAGTGTATTAATTAAAATACTTTTTTTGTATTTTTTAAGACTTTTTCTTAATCATATCGTAAATCATATTAGCAAGTGCTTTATCCGCTTCAAGAAGTTCTTTTAGTTTTTCTGGGTTTTCCATGATTTCTTTGATGTACAGTGCGTGATCTGCGGCGTCCATTGTAAATGTAAATGTAAATGTAAATGTTTCATTTCTTTAAATGTATTTTTTAAAACAGGATTTATGCATTTGTCTTCCTTTCCAATCGTTTATTATTGTAGGCATATATTTACCGCACACTACACAATTTCCGTTGAAAAAATCGGGATCATGATAAGACTGATTAAGAAGTCACTCGTCGGTAACATCAACCTCTTCTTCCTCTTCATCTTCGGAGTCTACAATAGAGTATCCAGATAGCTTGTTGCTCTTGTAAATCTTTGCCTGTACAAGCTTGTATCCTACGCCAAACTGTGTCTTGCCTACAAACCATACTCCAGTAGTCTGGATAAGGCACACAGCCTCGCAACCACGAGGAATAGCATCACTGTTAAGTTCGCCATTTTCATCGGTAATGTTAATTTCCTTCTTGTTCTCATCATAAAGCTTAAACTGGGCCTCGCCCTTCTTAATATCAAATGGAAGCTTCACCTTGAGATTAGAAGGCCACTTTGAATCCTTTGGAAACTTCTCAGCAGACTTATAAAATTCATTTACAAGTTCACTGCTTAGCTTCTTACCGAACCAGGCATCACTCTTAGTAGGCATTTCCTTAGCAGCATCGTCAATAGCGCGAATATTATTGGTAAGCTTATGTAGTTGCTCGTTCTGAGTATCTGCGTTAGCCAAAGCCAGAGAAATGTGGTACTTTACTGGACCATTTTCTGGCTTAGAACTGTCGATACCAAAGGGAATTCGTACCCGACAAGTTTGAAGGAAAAAAGGACCAGTATTATCGCCGTTGTTGTAATTTACAAGAACGCTCTGTCCTCCTAGCTTATTCTGCCTTGGCGGCAAGAAAGTAACCTGTTCCTTGTCAAATTCGTGAGCGAGTAGAATGTTGTTGCTGGCCATTGTGTATCTGTTGATAAATGTATCTATTTTTTCTCTTTAAGTTAGTTAAATTTCTGTAAAAAAAATACACTTTTAAATTTAAATGTACGCAATTTTATTGATTGTACTTATCATTGTATTATTAGAAATTTACAATTTAATACCTGAGAGAAACTCCGAAAAAATACCTGAAAACGATAATGAAAATATATATGAAAATGATGTAAAATTTAACGAATATCTAGTAAAAACAGATACAAATGTGTTACATTATGCTGGAAAGATACTTATAAAAGAAAATAACAATATAATATTGAAGTACAATGACGAAAATATACTAATGGAAAAAGGTATCATTTATAACCTGAAAGACAATTTTGAGATTGAAATAATAAATATTGATAATAATGATATATATTACTATTACATAAGTTCATGAAGATAATTCCATGTTCTGGTAATCACGTATTTACGGTTATAATTTTACACGGACTTTATCAAGAAACTTTAGAAATTGAATATATGATTAAAATTGTTAATTGTGATTTTATAAAGTGGATAATTTTAGAAGGAAAAGGTACAAAGTGGTACAATTATTACACACAAAGAGATAATCATCACCGACACGATAAAATAAATTACACTCAATTTAAATGTTCCTGTAGGTATCTCAAGATGATTATAAAACGTGAACTAAGATATATCCCAAGCGAAAAGTTATACATAGTAGGAATTTCACAGGGAGGTACAGTATGTATCAATACAGCATTAAGTCTTAAAATTAAATTAGGTGGTATAATTTGTATAGATACAATATTTTTATCTGACTACATTTCTGACATCTTTTTTGTAAAACAAAAATTTAACATTCTTATTTCTTCAAAAGATAAGATTTACAATCCAAACTTTCAAAAAAATTGTTACGATCTTCTTAGGTTTTTTGGAAATGAAATACAAATTACTGAAAGAAATAAAAAACACTGTGAAGACATTCCTGAAATATGCGATTACATACACTCTATTTTTACAGAAAAATAATTTACTTAAAAATTAAATACAATAGTACATTATACACCATGAATACAATTGAAGAATATACACTTGATGAGCGCGCTGAGAATGATCTTGAAATGCTAGAACTTCTCGAACAAGAACGAAAGTGGAATGTTATTTCTAATTTTAAAGAATTTATTTCAAAGGAACCTGAATTTACATGTATTAACAATTTGTCCAGTCAAGAAATTCTTAATGTAATTGAAACAACTACATCTAATAAAAATAATAAAGAATATCCAGAATGGCAAATATCATTTCTAATTGATCTTATTAATGAATTGGGGTACATTTCATTTGATATTAACTTTGTTAAAAATGTTTATGATAATATTTACGATAGATTGTACATTTAATCAAATAATTTTTGTCGGAGTACAGGATTTGTTTGATAAAACTCATTGTATTTTTTACTTTCATTAAGAATGGTTACTGTACTTAGACTGCTCTTGGTTGCTAAATTAGCTAAAGTAAAAAACTTGTCGGTATTTTTTGAAATAAAATAAATTAAACCGTACATTTGTTTATCCTTTAGAGGATCTTTTAGGTAATCTTTCATATCACGTTTAACTACTTTAATTTTATCTTGAATTTTTTGAGGAAGTGTAATGTCGCTATTAGATCCAATTGGTACAGAAATGTACTTTTCGAATGATGTTCCCCTGAAGATATCCTTTAATCTGAAATTATAATAGTATATATCACCAATAAGTGTATCCGTAATGCTCGCTAAACGTTGAATGGATACGTTAAAATTATTAAACACCATTGGGTAATAAATTACCCATGCTAAAAGTGCTTTTCTTTCTTTTCCCGTTAGTGTTTTATTTGAAACGAGTACATTGTACCACATTGAAATAATTTCTTTCTCTACTCTTTCAAATAAAATTGGGTTGTAATAAACTCTTAACTTGTCTAAAATTTCATTTAAATTTTTTATACCATTCGCTATTCTTTGCTCTTCTAAGTCAGATGACAACCAAGTGTTAACTTTAGAAAGGTCTCTAGAGACTATTTTTCCGTCTTTCATTACGTTTATAACTAGCGTTCCGGGTTCTATGAAAGTACCGGTGGAAAAATTTATGTCTTGTTTAAATGTTTTATATGGATTGATATTTAAGTCCGATTTTGCTGTTCCACATTTATTACAAATTTTTTCATGATTTGAATATATTATGTCACTTGAATTACATAATTCACAGATGTCTTGTAGTTTACTGTCTTCTTGTAAATCTATGACAGGTTCTGTGATTATTCCCTGTTTCTTAAGACATTCTAAAAGATATTCTTTTTGTTTGTCACGGCTTTTACCAGATATACTCTTCTGTAATAACAATGCGGTCAATTGCTTTGACATACTTAATTATAATTAATTATTTTATTTTGTAATTATAAATAAGAATGCAATTAATCTATGAAGCGATTATTGTCGGTATAGCATTTGTAATATTTGGAAATGTCGCGGCATTTCTCGTAGGTCCGTTTTTTAAAGTAGATCTTCCAGAGGAATGTAAAAATTGGAATAAATTTTATGCTATGGAAATTACTCTTTTTGTAGCCGGTGTTCTTGGTCATCTTGCTTTTGAATTTTCAGGTGCTAATAAGTGGTATTGTAAAAATGGTTTTGCCTGTATGAGATAAAAATTAAAATGTGTAAATTAAAATTATTTAACAACAAAGAGCCCACGCGGGGGATCGAACCCCGAACCTCAAGATTAGAAGTCTTGCGCGCTATCCAATTGCGCCACGCGGGCTCTTTGTTGTTTTAAAAAGTGAAATCATCTGGTACATCACCAGTGAATAATGGTGCGTAAAATTTAACTATTTTAATGTCCGGATAAGGTGTTTTGATATTTATATTATTAATGTATTTATTAGCATAAACCAGTGCTTTTTTGTGTCCCATTCTAGGTTCATTTAGAATGTAATACATATATAGTATGTAATTTAATTTTTTTCCTAAATGTTTTTTACAAATTTTCTTTTTAATTAAGCGCTCTTTGGATTGCGAACAACGCGCTTCTTTGGTGGAGCCTTTGGGGGCTCTTCCTTTGGGTCATCGACTACAACGGCAGCGTCTGGAACAACATCAACTGGAGGAGGCTTCTTGCGGGCAGACTTAGGCTTAGTATCGGCTACTGGAGCGGGGGGCTCCTCAAGAGCCTTCTTGTCCTTCTCGGACATTGGGAAATGAGGCTTGAGGTAACGCTGAATATTGAAAAATGTAACGGGCTGATCTGGATCGCGAAGTAGAGCCTTAAGTGCTAGACCCTCTGGCTTCTCAGTTAGAAGCATGAAACGACGGTTAGCTGGATCCTGTAGTTCGTGCTTCTTGATGTAATCGTTGATACCCTGTGTAACATCTCGGCGCGAGTGCTCTGTATCAGGCTCAAAACCTAGAAACTTACATAGCTCGTTGGAAATAGCTACTGGCTTGTGAAGAGCAGATGTCTTTGGAGGCGCATCTGGATCAACTTCCTGAGGAGGCTTGCGCGCGCGCTTGCCCTTATTTACCTCCTTCTGTAGAACCTTCATGCGTGCACTGAGACTCTTAGTAGTCTCCATGAGAGCCGAGAAATCCTTAATTACAAGATCAAACTTCTCATGAGTTGTCATTGGAGAAACAGTTTCCTGTGAATCGGTCATTTTCTTTTGTTATAATGTATTATATCATTTTTCTTTAAGTATGTTTACCCCGTGCGTTTAAATTAAAGCTACTAAAAGAAATAATAGATGTATATTTTAATTATGGAAAATACAATTGAACAAGTTGCTGACTTTATTAAGCGTTATAAATCGGTTTCTAATGTAACATTTACTATTGGAAAATACACAGAAGAATTTGGTTTTGAAAAACAATTATTTCATAGGGATAAATATGAATCTATACTAGGTTTACTCAATTCTAATCCAAATTGGGAGGAAAAGAAACAAAATAACCTCGAAAAATTTAATTCATGTCCTTATAAAATTATTGACACGATTATTTATAAAATTAAAAATAGCCCATACGATCTTATTGTAACCGCTGAAAGTAAAAGAACTCAGGAAATTTATGTTTCGGATGATTACATAAAAAAAGAACTACATTTCCTAAGGAAGTATCATACATTTCAACTTGAACATCAATATAGTATATCGAATGGAGATATATATAGTTTTATATTAAAACTACATTGTAATTCAAACCCTGATACTTACAATTCTCATTCTAGTTTACTTAAAATAATAGACATTATAAAAGTATTAGACGAGTGTAAAACAAACGAATATGTATTTGAAAAATTGTAAAAAAAAAATTAACTTAAATAAATAACATATTTAAATATACAATATGACTACTTTTAACTTCGTTGGTTTTAATGAACAGAATAAAGCTATCACCCGTGAAGACATTACTAGAATTACAGGATATAATCCTATTAATGTTTTAACCTACCAGAAAGCTTTTATTCATAAGAGTGTACTTAGGTTTTTAAGCGATACAGAACTGAAAAATTCCTATGAGCGATTTGAATTTTTAGGAGATTCTGTTCTAAATCTTATTATCGCAGATTTTCTATTCCGTAAGTATCCAAATGAAGAAGAAGGGTTTTTAACAAAAATTAAAACCAAATTGGTTAATGGTAAAACATTGGCATATTTTACTAAAATGTTAAATCTAGATCAATTTTTAGTTATCAGTCAAAATGTAGAAAAGATTAATGGGCGAAAAAATGATCGTATTCTTGAAGACATATTTGAAGCATTTTTATGTTCTATACATTTAGATTTAGGATATAAATATGTAGAACATTTTGTACTTAATTGCGTTCTTAAATTTATAGATTTTGATGAAATTCACGAAGATAATAATTATAAAGACATTTTACTTAGAAAATGCCAAAGGATGCTTCAAATTAATCCAGAATATGAACTGATTTCTACAACTGGACCAGGACACAAGAAAATGTTTACGAGTATAGTTGTAATAAATGGTACACGATATTGTACGGGTGTTGGGTGTACAAAGAAAGAATCAGAACAAATAGCTTCCAAAAATACACTTGAAATGTTCTAAAAAGTTTATATAATATTTTCAAATACAATTTCAATTATATCATCTGGTAGTTTATTGAAATGATTTAAAGAAGAGTGTATGTTCTCTAGATATATATAATTATACCAATTAGAATATTTTTTAATAAAAGCAACTTCGTTGTATTCTAGAAGTATATTCGTTACAGTTAAGGCTGGAGACCAATTAGTATAACATGTAAAACTATTACAGCAATAACATTCATTATCGTTCAATTTTAAAAACTTAGCTTTTGCCCCATACATACATGTATAGAAGAAATATAAAACTTTCGGATCAAATTTTTTATTGATATTTATTTTAGACAAATACATGTCATAATTATTTGCTAGATCGTGGTAGTAAATTTTATAAGGTTTAAATGGATAATTCTCTGGAATCATAAGTCTTAATAAAATTTCATTATTCATTTCAATCTGTAGGATATTTACTTCATCAAAAATTATATAAAATTTTAATTTATCAAAAAATGTTCTAACATGTTCATTACAATCAAATGTATTTATTTGTTCTATTTCCTTATTAACTCTTTTAATAGACATGTTTTTATTATCTAATAAATTATCTCTTTATAAATGTAAAATTTTTAATGAGCGCCTGTACTGCCAAATCCGCCGCTGCCTCTCGAGGTATCAGTATCTACTTCAGAAATTTGAAACTTAGGAAGAACCCCGTCAAATGCTACAATCTGAAAATAACAGCAACCTTCTTGAAGAAGAACATCTGTGTCTCCAATGTTATCAACTACTACCATTACATCTCCGCGATACTTCTTATCAATGATTCCAATTGAATTAGCCAAGCGTACATTTGTCTTGGAAATAGAACTTCTTGGTACAAGCATATATCCTTTATTTTGTTCTCCCTTGAATTTTAGATTAATTTTATGTGATTTAGCACCAGTCGGTACAATTTCCGACTTTTGCATAGGAATATCAAGACCTACGTCTTCGTTTCGACGCGCCTTTTCATATGTTGGATGATTTTTCCAAAAGTAGTCATTTTCAGGATTAACCGTAATAAAAAGTGTCATACAATATTGTAATTATATATGTTGTATCTTTTTAAATCTATTTAAGAACATACAACATATCACATTTATAATTATGTCTCTATTTAGCACCAGTCATCGAGTTATTAATCTATCTAATAAAATTACATTCATTGGAAATGCCGGCTTTGTTAAGATTGTTGACGTTATGCCGCGAGTAATTCCAGAAGGATGTAAGTCTTTGATGTGTGATCATGCTATAGTCCAAGCTGCAAGAGTATCACTTAATGAAGGTATAAAGACAACTGAAAAAGACACCAAATTAATTGATTTTCTAGTTCGTCATAAACACACTAGTCCATTTGAGATGGTAAAGTTTAAGTTTCACGTAAAAGCTCCTATTTTTGTCCAGAGACAATGGATTCGTCATCGTATGGCAAATGTAAATGAAATCTCTGGAAGGTATTCTGTTATTAATCCCGAATTTTATTATCCAAAGGAGATCTACGACCAAGGCAAAATGAACAAACAGATGTCTGGTAATAAAATTGAATGTAAAAAAACAAATGAACTCTTTCAGAATTATATGAGTAATTCTATGAAGCAATACAATATTTACAAACTTCTGGTTGATAAAGGTGTTTCCCGTGAAATGGCCCGAATTGGGCTACCGCAAAATATGTATACAGAATTTTATTGGAGTATTGATCTTCATAATCTTCTTAATTTTATTCGTCTTAGATCTGCTTACAATGCACAATCTGAAATTAAAGAGTACTCTGATGCAATTAAAGATCTAATTACAAGCCTTGTTCCAAATACTATTAAGTCTTATGATAAAGTAAGAGGTCAAGTATAAATACAAAATCTATTAAAAAATTTAACAATCGTAGAAAATCTACCCATCCCTTGCTTGTCTTTAAACTCTTCCATTAACAAATTTTCAAAATTTTGCCTATTTGCTACATTTTTAAGTTTGTTATCGAGAGTATCTGTTATAGATTCTCTCGTAGAGTAATTAAAACTTTCAAATTGTATATCAGAAACTATCTGGAAATACAGTAGTTTTAATTTTAACATTATTCTTGAAAGAGTTTTCTTTTGGTATTTATACAATTTATTTAACATTTCAGTATGAAGTTTATTTTTATTTGTTAGAATGTCTACGTAGTGTTTTTTTTCAAAAACTAAATTGTCTATACCTATTCCTTTATTAACTCTTACAGTGTCATCTTCTATTTCATATTCGCTTTTTGATATAAATGACTTGACTGCTGTCATTATATTTATTATAGTGTCGTGAATTTTAGAAGTTTCTTCAAAAGGGTACATCTTATAATCTATGTCATCAAATGCTGAAAATTCTAAACTCGATGCATTTTCTATAATCGATAAATTATCACTATAATTTCCTATCATTTTCATTAAGAGTTTATAATACTGTCCATACATCTGATACAAAAAGAGATTAAATAACTCTGTATAATTATGAGCGTCTCTCTTGGTCAGGGAAATTTGAAAAAATAAAGTGTCTAAAGACATTGTAAATTCTGAGCTTATTTCTATTTGTTTGATGTATCTTTTATAGATTGAGTCTAATTGTATACATTTATCATCTATTTCTTCTATTATCCTAGTAATGTCGTTCTTATAATCTTCAATTTTAATAAAGTCTTCACTTGACATTTTAAGTTATTAATTACTAAATAAATTATTTTACATTTTATAAATGTCAGCAAGTGAAACTTACAGAGAAGTAATCTGGGAGCCTCACCACGATTCCATTTTTGTAGATTGGGCGGATAAAGCCGCGTGTTACAAATGGTTACACGATAAATCATATCTGAAGTATTCGAGTAAAAGAAATATGTTTACAATTCCTGTTATTATAATGTCTACTTTAACTGGCACCGCCAATTTTGCACTGGAAAGAGTACCTGAAGAATATCAAGACATTTGTTCTGTTATAATAGGAAGTGTAAATATATTAGCAGGAATTATAACCACCGTAGGTCAATTTTTAAAATTAAATGAACTTACAGAAAGTCACAGGACAGCAAGTGTAGCATGGGATAAATTTCACAGAAGTTTAAGAATAGAATTAATAAAAGCACCCGAAGAGAGACCCGATGTTAATTATTTTATGAAAACATCACGTGATGAATTTGATAGACTCATGGAAACTTGTCCTGGTATAGACAAAGGAATTGTAGATATGTTTAGAAAACAATTAACGACTGGAATAGACAAAAATGACGTTCTTCGTAAAAATAAAAATTTTAATAAACTTATTAAACCAGAACTTTTTAATGAAATTAACTCTTTAAAAGATGTTGTATACAAACGTACTGAAAAATCTTCCGAAATTGACATCACAGAGAGAAATAAGATTGAAAAATTAATAACTGAAAAACAAATTTATGATGAAAAAGTTTCAAAGGTAACCGATTTTGTAGGAGCATTTCAAAACAAATATTCTCGTAGACCATCACAGGAAGAAATATTCTCAAATCTCAAAGATGAAGTTGATGTACCAGATATTAAAATAATCACGGAACAAATAGACACTGATTAATTGCAAAAAAATACATTTCTTAATACATTTAAATAAATATATTATAAACTGTATAATATGCAAGTTGATAAACTGAAAGAGTGTCTTACAAATTTAGCACTCAGATCTGGTTTTGATGCTTTTGAAGATTTTGTAAAATACAAAGAAAAGAACGTTTGTAATGGTACTTACAAAGCTGTTTATCCAGAAATTCAGGTAATTTCTACAACAGATGACAAAATGTATGTAGATAATTTAAAAGTGATGACGGCACAGAATTTATATGATAGCAAATCCGGGGATATTATAAAACTAACTGATGAGATGTCTAAAAAGCTGAATATATCGGCGCCGCCAATTGGTTGGTGGGCATCTGAAAAATGGGACGGCATTCGGGCATTATGGGATGGAGAGAAAATGATATCACGTGGTTCAGGCGTTGGTAAACCAAAAGTTTACACTTATGTACCGGAATGGTTTAAAAATGTATTGCCACCTGGTATACCATTAGATGGAGAAATATGGATCGGTAGAGGTCTTTTTCAAAAAACAAGCAGACTTTCTACAATCAAACCAGGTAAAAGTTACACGACAGAACAAATTGAGAATATATGGGCTGGCGACACTGATCCACCCGTGGTTTTCAAAGTGTTTGATATTCCCAATGATCCTCGACCATTTGAAAGAAGAATGGCTTTTCTACAAACTGTTGTAAAAGATCGCAAAGTATGTTGGAATAAAATAGAGTATCCTGGTAAAAAAATATTTCCTCTTCAGTTCACCGAACAAGTTAAAATTAAAACAATGGAACAACTTGTGAATTTGTATACTAAATTGACTTCGGAGGGAGCAGAAGGTATCATGCTAAGAGCTTCAGGTTCGCCCTATCAAACTAAAAGAAGTAAATACATGCTTAAGTATAAAATCAAAGAAGACTCCGAGTGTATACTTCGAGAATATATTCCAGGAGATGGAAAATACACTGGTATGCTTGGTTCTTTAAAGTGTGAATTAACGACAGACGGTAAACCAAACGGTATTTTCACGCAGATAGGAACAGGTTTAAATGACGCACAAAGAGAAAATTATAATAATCCAAATTCGGCAGAATTTATGCCATTAGGAAGTGTAATCTCATTCAGTTATATGGAGATGACAAAGGAAGGTGTACCACGTCATCCAGTTTATAGAGGAATTCGCGATGACATACATATTCAGAAAAAAATGAATGTACCTGTAAAAGATGTTAAAAAAATTTTGTCTAAACTGATTGCTAAAATAGTTTCCGAAAAAGAAGCAAATTGGACTTTCAAAGTTAAAAGTTATAAACAGGCTAATGAAATTTTAAAGGATACTATGAACCTAAATTCAGTAGAAGACTACATCAGGGTTCTAAGAGAAGGAGATATGAAATTAGCGGGTGAAGAAAACTTTAAAGCTAAGAATGGAACATGGAAAAGCTCTATCCTACAAAAGATAGACAGCATTCTAAAAACAGGACAAACTGATGGGATATCTCTTACGGAACAAGATCAGAGATCTCTTGCCATTGAAAATCTTACCAAAGTTCCAAACATTGGACCAAGTACAGCTGCAAAAATATACGACACAGAAGAAATTACTACAGTTGAGGAACTAAAGTATCTTTATTCAATAAACAAAGACATCTTGAATGAAAAACAAGCAATTGGTCTAAAACATTATGAAGACTTGATGCGCAGAATTCCTCGCAAGGAAATGGACACATGGAATGAAATACTGACAGAAATTTTCAAAGAGACAATGGCTGAAATGGATTTATCAGGCGAACTTATACTTGCCGGTTCTTATCGTAGGAAAACTCCCGACTCTGGGGACATTGACGCCTTAATTACTACAGATGTTAAAAATCCAAGAGTAATGAATACATTTTATAATAATTTAGTTAAAAGGGGTGTAATAGAAAAAACTAATACATTTGCGAAAGGACCCACTAAGATAATGGCTGTTGCTAGCATTGATGAATACTACCGTCACCTCGACATCTTTTATCACCCTATAGAAACCTTTCCATTTGCTATACTTTTCACAACGGGTTCTAAAGAATTTAATGTGAAAATGAGAAAATTTGCTCTTGATAAAGGCTATTCATTGAATGAACAGAACTTAACTAAAAAGTCCACCACAGGTCCAAAAGTGACCGAAAATGAGTACCTTACTATTATAGAAAAACATTTTCCAGAAACAGAGCGAGACATCTTTGATTTTCTTGGATATCCTTATATTCCTCCGGAAATGAGATAAATAATTAAATTTAAAATAATTTCATATTAATAAATGACTAATTGTTATTCATATGAAAATATTGCTGAAAGTCAAAATCCACTTTTCAAAAATGTCGATTTAACAATCGTTTTAACAATGAAAGATTCTGATAGGTTTAAGAAGGATCCTCTCCTTTTAAATTTATCAAAGAAAACTATATTTCAAATAAACAAAGGATACAAGGCTTGTAAAAAACCAGATACTATCAAAAGAACTGTAGAGGATTTAACACATGCTTATTATACAGCGTTTGAGTATTCTAAAAATTACGGGAATGTTATAATTCTCGAAGATGACGCAGAAGTTCTAAACTATAATCCAGTGCATTATAAAAAAATAGACAGATATATCGGTTCTAATGATTTTACGATTATTTCTATGGGATCGCTTGGTTTTTTCACTAAAAAAGACGAAATGTTTTACGAGACTCATCCAATGGCCCATACACAAGCTCAGATTATATCTAAAAAAACCAGGGACAACGTTCAAAAATTAATGTTAAATAAAAAATTTATCGGACACGTTGATGCTGTATATTTTTCAGAACAAAATGTATTAGTGTATCACGAACCCCTTATCGTCCAAGTTTTATCTGAGACAGAAAATTTCAAAAACTGGGAAGGGGCACCGTTATGGGCTCATAGACTTACTACTAATATACAAGGACTTAGAGACGATAAAACGGGTTGGTATAAAGCTTATTTAATTTGTAAATCAAGTGCAGAATTTAGAGAATATAGACTAAATGTATGTTTTCTTATCATTACATTACTGATACTTTATTGCAAAAAATAATTAATATTAAAAAGATAATGTAATGTATAATTAATACATACCCATCGATGGAACCATTTAAAGATCCCAAGGTAGAAGAACAATTCAATAAACTTGTTAAAAACTTTCTATCTAAAAATGAAAATTTTGATATGTCCAAATTTATTGGAGGAATGCCTATTACCTTAGAAAAAACAGACATGCCAAATTTAATGATCAAGGGTCCGAATGGTAGATCAAAATATACTGTTACTCAGAAAGTTGATGGAACGAGATATCTTATGTACATCGGTCCTGACACCGGTGTAGCGAATATAAAACAAAGAAAGGTGTGTTTTGTAGACCGCAACATGAAACTAAATGTTATATCAAATTTCAACTTACCGGATGTAAATACTCCTGAAATGCTTTTAGATGGAGAATTAGTATTTTTTGACATCAATGGTAAACCTCATAGAGAACTGGATCCTGTAAAAATAAGGGGAGTTTCTTTTATGATATTCGACATTTTATTTGGACCTGAAAAAATTTATATTGACTCTGACGGTAAAAAAGTAATAGGACAATCTTTTTCTATGATGGTTCCAGAAGATAATAGACTTCGTAGTGAACCATGGCCTTATATATCAAGATATGACATTCTTGCTAAAATGATAGATCCAAATTTGACTCAATTTAACAACGGAGAACCACTATTACCAAATGCTTTTAAATCTGTAGACGCCTTCAATATTGAGCTCAAGCCAATTTATTTTCTTGATAGTCTATTGTCTGCTACATTACCACTATATAATGCAGTAGGTTCTGGATGGCTTCAGACACAATTGAAACAACATCGCAAAAATTATTATGATTACATCGCCACTATAAAGCTAAATGCGGACAAATTTAGGGGTAAATTAGAACTAGACGGTCTAATTTTTACTGCCGCGGATACATTGTATACAATTGGAAATTGGAATAATCTACTTACCGGACAATACAAATGGAAACCTCCCGCGGAACAGACAGTTGATTTAAAAATAGTTAAAATTACGGATACAACCGCTAACGTTCAAGTTGTAAAAGGAAATACATTGGAAATTTTTCAAGATCGCGGGCGACCCATTGTTGTAAATGTTCCAGCATCTGTAAAATCTGGATCCGTACATGAATTTTCAGCAGATTTTAAGTGGAGAAACCCAAGAACAGATAAAACAAGACCAAATGCTATAAGAACTGTCTTGAATGTTATGCGAAGCTTTAAAAATCCAGTAAATGTAGACAATATTATCGCTTTTCTCAATCCAGACAATGAAAAAGCTTATCGTATTATACTCGAACATTCTTCAAAGGCTAAATTGTTCAAATGTATAGCCGCCTCAGAAAATGTTAAACTATTAAATCAACAAGACATCTTTAAAATTGAGGAGATGATTAAAAATGTAAACACGACGAAAGACATTGAAGTCGAAATGAGACTTGGTAAAATAAATAAAACGGGAAAAACTTTTTTCAATCCCATTTTATCAAGAACAGATTTTGAAAAAATTCTAAATGTAATCGAAAGATTTGGATTTAAGAAGGAAATCTCAGATTTTATAGACATCTACGATCAAGGTATCAGAACACGCTACATATATTCATATGACTTCGGAAAATTTATGCAATATGAAAGTGTGATCAAGAATAGATTATCAAATGTAGACATTGAAATTGCTAATGTGTTGTCTTTTGATACTCGATTTTCTTTGTCTACTGAAACGCGAGTAATGAAATCTAACACCACCGGTGATACAAAAAGAAAATACCGCATTTCTTTCACTGAACCAAATTCATTATTTAGAGTAGATTTTACAGCTATAACATCAGTTCAATACTCTCCAGAAACTAGAATGTTCAAAAATAACGATAACACCGATGAAAAGTTTCAAATAGAAATTGAATTCATCAGTGATAATATCAATGTTAACGAATTATTTAAATTTTTAACACATCTACTCAGCATTTGAAAGTTTTAAAACAGTTCCAGAATTTACTAATGTATTGTCCTGAGAAATGTACCATTCATCAGGGTCACTGAAAAGTGATATATCAAGTGGTCTGAATTTAGTGTACAAATTATTTAAAACAGTGTCATACATTTCTTTTCTCTCTGTTTTACCCAATATACTTATCTTGCGTTTAGGAACAATATTTCCAGAGGAATCCCTGTTAATTTTAACTTTAACATACTCACCTCGTAGTAATTTATCTGGAATTTCTCTTTTTGTAAATTCATACTTATTAAGAAAATTTAACCCTTCGGGGAAAGACATGTCACTGTGTCCGAATTTAATAATTGAACCTTTTGTAAGTTCTAATACTTGAAGTTCAATTATGTCGTCAGTGATGTCCTTTTCACCCCACGTTATGTAATCACATACATTCTCATTTATGAATACTAATGTATTCGTTTTATTTTCAGATGTAAAATAATTGCTACCTTCTATTACATCCGTAAAAAAATCAGGGAAAGCAATAATTTCATCTGAGATGCTATTTAATATAGAATTTTGTAACTCTGATATTGTCTGATTTCTTCTATTAAATGGAACTGATATATAAGATTCTTCATAATAAATTAAATCAATTATGTGAAATTCATTTACATTTTCTATCTCATTCTTTCTTAGATATCCGAATAAAATGATGTCAGTGTCGAATTTATTAGAAATTTCAGAATCTATACTGTTTAGATCTGAATTGATGTAAAAATTTCCACCGGGTCCAAGACACAGGAAAAATGGGTAACTATTACCAGGTACAGATTTTACTACAAATGGAACTGTTTTGAATAAATTAACACTAAACACTGTAAGATTTCTTTTAGTAATTGAAACATCTAAACTGCTGAAAATTGCCGAGTTCTCAGGTAAATTCTTTTCATTTAATTCTGAAATTTTATTTTTAATTAAATTACCATCCTGATTTACAAAAAGATTTAATTTTTTAAGATTAAGTTTGACGCAATCTATCAACTGATTTTTATCGAATGTATTCAATCCTGGAAATACTCTTGTGTCTCTTTTAAATGCTTCTCCTTGAACTGTGGTAATTTCTCCATCCTGTGTCCTAACAGTATAGTCATTAGACTTCTTACTTTTTTTCTTAATTACAGTTACAATTTCATTTTTCCCATTTAAAGAAATTTCAGCTGTTGAACCAGGGGTGTTACTATCGGGTATTAAAATTCCAGAACCAAGATCTTCTCCATTTATTATATTGTATTTCTCGGCTTCGGCTTGATTTCTTGGAAAGCCTTTTATTAGATAATCTCTCATAAGCTGAACTGATTTTTCACTTTTTGCTTTACAACATGGATACCAAAGTCCGTCCGGACCCTGTACTCCTTCTGGGCTTAGATATTGATAATTTGGATCTGGACAAGTACCACTCCAAGAATATGGATCTGGCCTTTTTCCTTCTTTCCATGTATTTCCATCGTCGTCTACTCTTGTCTGTGTATTTCTGCACACAGATGATGGAACGGCGTTTCCAGATACAGTGTTATAAGCTTTGATTTCCTTGGAAATCTTGTCTATTGCTTTATTTGTAAGAATGTCTTCTTGCTTTTTGAATAGTTCATTGAATGACATTACTACATTTTCAAATAATTCTTTTTTAATAGATGTATTACCCTCTTGACATAATCCTTGTTGTATATTTTTATCGCTACATCTAGATAATGTCATAGTGATAGTTCCGTATTTATTTATTATACACGTCATCTTTAACCCTGGGGCTGGAGTATTTACAAAACGAATGTATTCTTTAGACATTACTCCTGTACGAGTCATTCTACCCAAAGAATATTCCCAATCTATTATACGAATGCCGTCGAAAATTATTACTTTTTTACCGGATGTAGTAGTTTCTACTTCAGTGATACTACTAGATATTATCTCTCCAGAAGAATCAAATGGACTTATTAAATTGTCTAAATTTTCAAAATCTATTTGTTTCCCGTTGAAATTTTCAAGTGTAAACTGTCCGGACATTGAATGGACGTAAGAATAATCGTCAAATAATTTGTATTCTGATGAACCAGTTATTTCTTCTAAAACTTCCGTATCTATTACTTCAGAATCTTTTAACCTCTCAATTAATTCAGATACCATGTCATTGTACTCTTCCTGGTCTTCCGGAACATTAATTAAATTTATAAGACCATTTTTACTTATTCTGATAGATGTCTTATTATCAGATTTTTGATAAGATATTATAACATTATTCAAAAATTGTGTTGTTGAAGTTTTAGCTGCTAATTTTTTAGGACCTCTCTTTTTAAAAACACCGCCTGAATCAAAAGAAATCTCTGTCAAAATATTTTCATTCTCTTCATTTAAAATTTCATCTGGAGAAATTTCGTCGTCTAATAATAAAACCTTTTCATTAAGTTCTTCCTGTGTTATAATTCCGTCATTGATTTTATTTTTGATGTCATCTAGGTATCCGCTGTAACTTGGAACTAGAATATAATCTTTTAATCCCTTCACTGTAAGCATCAAACTTTCCGGTAAAGGTGTGTCGCAATCTTCTTTATGATCCTCTGGACCTATAGCATCACAAACGCTACAATATAGTCCTTTTTCTATCGGACCTATTGGTGGCCGGTTATAATTGTCATTTATCGTTTCGTCGCCCAAGAATTTTTTTTGAGATAAACTTAGACTGTAGAAACCTTCTTCATCTTCATCTAATGGAAAATCAGTTTTTAATTTGTCAATGTCTATAATTTCTTCAGGTGTATCGAATTTATTGATAAAAACGTTGATACCATTGATTTTAATCTCGGATGACATTTAATATATATAAAACATTATTTATTTGGGAGTTAAAATAGATATAAAAAATGTATTTATAATGTAACAATACACAATGTCGACTAAAGAAATAGACAATTTTAATAAACTTTTCGAGGAATTTCTGGAAAAAATAATATCAAAGTTTCCGTATGCAAGACTTAAGACTTATTATCGAGGCTTTAAGATTTTAAAAACAACTTCGCCGGCGACTCCTGCTAATTTATTTATGGCTGGCTGTGTAGATTATAAAGCTCAGATAAAACAAAGAGACGACAATTTCTTCTTAAAGAGTAAATCTGTTAATGACACTGCGAAAAATTTTGGTAATTTTACAGAAGATTGCGGTCTTGATACGTACTGGAATGAGCTTACACCAACTACAAAGAAAGCCATATGGGACTACATCCAGTCTCTTTTTGTACTTGGAGAAATAATTGTAAACAAAAATAAGACTTTATTTGATAAGTATAATAACATGTACGCGTCTGATTATAAGTCCGAAATTAATAATTTACATACGGAAAATTTTTCTGTAGAATTCCTGGAGAAAATAAAATAATTATGTAATATTAAATGACATCTTATTGGTTAAGTAACTTTTGTTCTTTGTTTTCATCGGTTAATATTATCCCTTTTACATCCGACGACAAAAATTATCAATACAATTCTCTAACTAGACTTATAATTTTAGTAACGGTATTAGGTTACATTTACACACAGGATATAAATGTTATATATTCGGGTCTAGTTTCACTAACATTATCTGTTGTATTTTACTTTCTAACATTTAATACACCTGGCGTAGAAAATTCAATTGAAAATTACAAATTAGAAAAAGAAACACCAGCAGACAAAATCGCGATGTCTGATGAGTTACAAAATCAATTGAATCAAGTATCACTAGATTATACTCCTCCAGATACTGATGACCAACGCAAACACATCTATTTTCTAGACGGAGATCAGTCTAAATCAAAAATTACAAATGAAACGATTGATACTTCTGAATTTTTACCTTCTGGACCAAAAGTTATAAATTCTATTACAAAAAATATATCAAAACTAAATAGAAATATTTAAATTAAAATATTTTATTATATAATAATGGAATATACAGGAGAAACCGCTAAATCCAAAATCATAGACTACAATTCGGAAGGCAGATATAATCAACAAATTGATTACGCTGTGTTACATTCTGCTAAGGTAGAAGATAGAGCTGTAAAGGCTCTAGTTAAATACAATAAAGAACAGATAGAAGGTAAAGCAATGACTAAAAAGTTAAGACCCGTTGTTGTAAGAACTAGAAATAAGGCTATAGATCTTACTTCGGCGCCAGCTGGTATGAATGAAAGATATACCGAGAAATTGGTGTCTTATAATAACAGGTATTATATGTTATATGATACCGAAAATATTAATTCTGGCGACAAGGATTATGAATTCACACTTACCGATTATACTAAAAACACGGCTAAAGATGTTCCCTTTACAAGAACATTAAATTATAAAAATTTAGATGAAACAATTGGTAGCTCAAAAATACTTAATAAGGATGTGATTACTAACTCTGGAAGACTAAGTAAAACAAATAAAATGTTAGATTAAATAGGTATAAAAAAATTAAATATAAACATTAAATAAAACAATGTATATGTCTTCAAATATAGGTTCTGTAGCCTATTCTTCAAGAGAAGGAATAATTTCAGTGCCGGAAGAACAAAGAATTTATTATTTTCAACCTGTACAGATTCATATGGACACGGCTGAAGATATCTTACATCCTTTGTTATTAGCACTTACACATAGTTTAATAATAGGACAAGACATCGGAGATACAAACATGGAAGAAATTAAAAAGACCTTGACTGAAGATCAATTTAATCAATTGAATATCAATAAAGAACTTTCTAATTGTTGTATTTGTATGGAAAATAAAAAACTAAATGTACAGTTAAATTGTGGTCATACATTCTGTAAAACGTGTATTAAAAAATGGCTTACCGAAAAATCAAATACATGTCCAACATGTAGAACAGAAGTTTAATTAAATATCTTAAATTTAATATTGTAATTTAAAATATTTAATTAATAATAATTATGAATACAATAACTATAACGATAATAACGTTATCTTTGCTTGGTTTATATATTAATCTGTACGGTAGATCTAATCTTTCTGATCCTGAACTTATGAATTCATCTTGGTTATCTAAGATATTTACAAAAGAAAACCATGAAAATGTAAATGAAAAACTTTCAGGAGAAGTTAAAAAAATAATCCAAGATCTTGAATTAGACCCTAAACTTATAAATTCAGCAAAAAATGTTTCCCCAGAAGAAATAGACAGTTTAGTAAAAAGTGTAGAAGAAGACATTTCTTTACAGTCAGCTCCTAAGATGTACAACGAAGTTGGAGAAAAAATGAGCGAAGTAAAAGATCGTAGTATTTTAAATATCGGAAAAAATGTAAAAGGTGGTTCATCTACAAGAGCATATGGATGGGTTAGACCGTCTACTGTAGATAAAGTAGATTCTAACGGTAGCCTTTCTAAAGAAGACATTTCTTATAAAAATAATTATCCATATAAGTCATCTGAATTAAGGATGAAATCAGGTGATTCTAAGGCATTAGAAAGTTCTAATGAATTGACAGCCACTAGAAGATATAAACAGGATGCGCAAGTAGGTACACTAATATTACCAGGTGATACTTCTGCATTTGACATTAATAATACATACACCGAGAGAGCAACCAGTATTTATAAAACTAGAATAGGATATGAAAATAAAATTTTACCCGACGTAAGGGAAATAAATCCTGATTTATTAAAAGAAAGAAACAATATGAAGTTAAATTCTATTGATGAGATGCCTAGAGATATTGAAATTAAGACAAGACCTAATTTAGTAGGATTTAAAGACAGGGTTGAACATATGAAAACACATGAAAGATTGTATCCTCTTGATAAGGTAGACGCAGATATGAAAAATATATCTCGTAATTACAATCTAAAATAAAATATTTACTAAATGTAAATTATAATGAATATTACTGACCGTAATGTTAATCAATTTAACAAGGAAATGCAAGTTGTAGCAAATGATATCAATACTCGGATAAATTCACCAAAAAAAGATCCTAAAGAAATTAGAATAATAAATAAACTTCCACCACAAAAGACTATCTCATTTAAAAAGACTGTACCTTGTGATCAAGAATATGCCACAAAAGACAATATAGTTGGTAGATCTAGTTATTATGACGATCTTATAAACTCTTTAAATCTTAAAACAAATGACATTAAAGAAAATACACATATTTTATTAACCAGTACAGTTTCGGAAGCCAAAGACCCCGAAGCCAAGAGAATTATTCAAAAGGTAAAACCCAAGAATCAAGTATCTGGTATAACAGATAAAAACTTAATGTCTCATTTAATTGTTCCAAGTTCTTTAGCTCAGGCTGTAGTTCCAAAAAATGCTATAAAACCAATGAATGTGTATCGTAATCCAGATTCTACACCTTTACCTCCGATTGTAACACCTGTTACATCTCTCAAAGAAAAAATGATATCTATAAAATAATATCGTCAATAATTTCTTTATTATCTGAGAGTGTTTGTTCAAATATATTTCTTAGTTTTATTAGGGGCTGTTTAGAACCGATACTGTTTTTAATAGTTTCATATGATACCCATTTTACATCATTTATCTCTAAAAACTTTTTATCGACATGTATCTTTGATATAAATTTTTTAGTAGACAAAAATCTGTGTCTGTAATTGATATTAAAAGGAACTTTAACGAGATACATATAATAAGGATAACCAGAAGGTGTTTTACACTTTATACACTGTGAATTATATCTAGAAAGAGTATTTTTAATAAGATCATAATCTTCTATACATCCAAGAGTTTCTTCCCAAGATTCTCTTGCTGCCGTTATTTCTGGATCTGATTTATCTATAGCTTCACATGCTCCTCCAAAATTTGACCATTTGTTTTCCCAGTCTTTTCCAAGAAAAAAATAGGGTGTTTGTTCTATACTTTTAGTATAAAAGAGTATTCCCGCTCCATAAATTATATTATTTGTTAACATTTGTTATTTATACATTTTGTCTTTAAAATGAATTAAAAAAAAGATACAATTAAAATGTAATCACATATGCATGCATGTCATTTATAGATAAGTACAATATTCAATACCCTCTCAAGATATTATTTACTCGTTCCAATGATAACAAAAAAATAAATTCGTTTAATTATAATATGAGCGGTTCTGTACCAAAAATACAGATAGAAACTGAGAATTCTTCTAGACCTACTGTACAAATTAAGAATCCTGTTAGTGTAAAAGGAATCGACGTCATTAGAGACTCTGACGATTCCGCGTCTGATGTTTCAGGTAGCACAGTATCGGCAGCTACCCCGGTAAAGAAAACAAATCTTAAAAATGTAAAGTCAAAGTCTAAATTTAATGCAGATGATTATCAAAGTTTCGTAAATAATTCTAAGAAAAAGGCTGGTTCAGAGTCCAGTTCAGATTCTGGTTCAGAATCCTGTTCAGAATCCGGTTCAGAATCCGGTTCAGAATATTCTGATTATTCAGATTCGAGTGACGGTTCGGACACCAAAGAAAAGAAAGATCCCAAACAAGAAAAACAAGAAATTCTTCTTAAGCTACTCGCATTGGAAAAGAAAGGTGTAGAACTTACTAAGAAATACTCTATGACATCTAAACTTTCGGATCTACGTTTTGAATTAGAACTTCATCAGGGTAATATGGAGAAAGAGATGAGTGTAAAATTTCAACAAAAGATATTAATGGCAGCTGTTACAGGTCTTGAGATTGCTAATAAAAAATTTGACCCAATTGGAGCAAAATTAGATGGATGGTCAGAATCTGTAATGGACAATTTAGATGATTACGAATCAGTATTTGAAAGACTTCATGAAAAATATAAAACTCGCGCAGAACTCCCACCTGAGTTACAGCTGTTAGTAACACTGGCCGGAAGCGCGTTTATGTTCCACGTAACTAAATCATTATTTAGCAGTGCTCTTCCAACGGGAGACAATGGACTCCAAAACTCTGAAATCATGAAAAATATAGCCGCCGCAATGAGTAATTCTTCAGGATCGCAGATAAAACCCAACTCAAAAGAAATATCCGGTCCAAGTATGAATTTGGCTAGTATGATGAGAGATGATGATTCAGTTTCTAACAGCACTGTAGAAACTTCTAAAGAAGTTAAAATTAATGAAAAGGGGAAAAGAGCTATTAATATTTAAAAAAAAAATAAAATAAAATAAAATAGTATATATTGTATAAATGGTATTATATTATAATCAACCCCTTGTAAATATTACGGAAAATACTAATCAATCTTTATTATCAAATGATATTATTAAAAGTTCTAATAAACTTTATACTTCAAATACTCCAGAATTTAATCTTTATCAAGAGAATAAAGGATTATTAGAAATTTTAAATACATCTTTTTTTGGAAATACACAAGAAATGTATTCTAGATTATTAGAAGAAAATTTTATAAATTTATCAGCTGATGAAAAACTAAATTATTTGTTTAAAAATAATATTATACAAGATAGAATTACTAAAAATTATATGTTAGTTATAATAATTCTATTATTAGTTATAATATATAAGTTATACTTCTAAAATAACTTCTAACCAATAGTAATAATTTTTGTATTTATATTATTCATAGTGTATCTGGAATTAGTATAGGATAATTTTCTAAATTCTTCTATACTTTTATCCCCTCCATATTCCTTTAATGTTAATATATTAGGAGCACACTTAATTCTAAAGTCTTGCCCAAAAAGAGCCCTGTAAAATTGTCCCACAAGATAACTTTTATTTTCGAAAGATTTATTATTTATACAATAAGATTTGACGCAATTAGGAGAGCAAAAATTACCAAATAACTTGTAACGTTGTAATTTAGGACAATAATCTATAGGTAGATAAAATGGCGTATTTTTAAATGTATGGTGACAATTGTAACATCTAACATCATTTACGCTACTTTTAGCCTTAGTTACGTCAGTTCCCTTATTGTAATGTTTTAAATTCTTTATATTCTCTTTAACAATGTCACAGGTGTCTTCTTCGTCACTTGATAATATTATATTACAATCTTTATTATGTTCTGTAAAAAAGTCTGAAATGTCTGTGTTTTCTTCTTTTTCCTTATCATGTACATGAATACATAGATTTCCAAAAGACAAAGCACTACTTGAATAATCTTCTTCAATTACAAAAGCGTCTTCAAAATTAAATGTATCTTCATTTTCATTAATGTAATTATTCTTGAAAGTAGTTGTTTCCCATTTCTTTTTTCTACCTCTTTTTTTCTTAACTTGTTCTTCTAAAACTACACATTTTACTTCCTGAGGTTCCTTTTTTTTACGTCCTCTTTTCTTAACAGTTTCTTCCATTAATTGACTTAAAGAAACCTTTTATTAAAAAGAATAAATGTTTGCTTTATATACCTTTACTTTTATAGGTCTACTTACATACGTCTTTAATAAAGCTTATAATTACCTCAGTCCTTATAAGACATTCGAAGACAAATATGAACACGACGAGTACAAATTATTGTGTTATCGCGTAATTTTTGAAGACGGTTCTGAAATTCTTGAATCTGAATTAACAGACAAACAAATTTCCGAAATGGAAACCGATGAAAATAAAATTAAATATATTGTAATTGAGTATATGTTTAATGGAGAATTTATGAAGTACATTACTTATAAAAAAGACATTACATTCCCCATATATCCTTTTGATATTGCTCCTACAAAGTATCCATATTATCCAGAAGTAGTTATTCTTAATGGAATGGATGTTACAAAGTATATTCAGCCTTGGTTAGGACCGTATTGTAATTTTTACATTGATCGTGAAGAACCAATTAAGCTTGAAGATGCCTTGATGGATCATCCAGATTATGAAGACATTGATTTTAACGATGGTACACTTTTGATGCTTTCAAATGAAACACCTTTGAACGGCAGAAAATGTATTACTAAACCCCTTCCTTGTAAACTAATCTGGAAGAGACACGCTGCGGTAGATCCAAGAGATGAACATCTTTTGGAAAATTAATAATGTATTTAAAAAACAAATTTATTAAATCTAAATAATGACAGACAAAATTGAAGAACCTGTATTATTTAGATTTAAAACTGTACAGACAAATGCTATAAGAATTCTCTTCGAGTCTCTTAAAAATATTCTTTCAGATGTAAATTTCAAAGCAGATTCCGCTGGACTTAAACTCACGACGATAGACGGAACTAATAGTGCTATTGTAAATTTATTTCTTCAAAGAGAGAAATTTGAAGAATACATCTGTACTAGAGTAACTAACATAGGTGTAAATTTGTTGTCTATTTTTAAAATTTTGAAAGGTATTAAGCATGCTGATACTATATCATTTACTATATACGAAAATGAAGAAGGACACATGTACATTCAGTGCGAAAATAGCGAAAAGAAGTCAAAAATCTGTACGAAAATTAAACTTCTTGATATGGATGAAAAGATTTATAAAATACCAGATATTAAATTTAATAGTTACATAACAATGCCAAGTTCTGATTTTCAGACTTACATCTCAGATCTTTCTAACATTTCAAATGAAATACATTTTACATACAACAAAGCCCTTAAATTAAGAGCTATAGGAGATTTCGCCGATCAGAGTATTACAATTAATGAAACAAATGATAATTCTGTAGCTGAAGAACAATGCGGCGTATATAATACCAAATACATTCTACTATTCACTAAATGTACTAATTTGTGTAATACAGTTGAAATTTATCTAAAGACTGGATATCCATTGACTATTTTGTACAACGTGGCAAATTTAGGGCAGATTAAATATTGTCTTGCCCCGAAACAAGTTTAATTTTCAGTGTTTATGATGTCATCGTCGTTTTGAGATATACAAAACTTACATTTATATTTATAATAATTCTTAAGAAATGCGTCTTTAACTTTTATAAATAAAGTTTTTATTAAATAAGAATTCTTGACTAAATTTAATACAATTTCAAGTTTTTCATAATCGATGTCTGCATTGTATTTTTTAGTTAGTATTTCATCTATACATAATATAATTATTTTTTCAAAATCTTTCGATTGAAAATTTTTAATTAATTTCTTATTCTCATTTAAAAAATTTATAACTCCAAGTACTATCTTTGGATAATCCAATTCTTCTTCTGTAAATATTTCATAAAGACCATTATGTCTTAGACGATTTAATAATTTGATATAATAGTCTTTATTTCGGATTTCAATAATTTTTTCTTTGCCATTCATTTACTATATACATTACATTACAATTTAATAAATTAATTTAATAATTTGATAACTGGCCCCGACTACGATACCTGAAAAGGCGTCTGTTGCAAAAGAATAACCAAAACCTAAGGAATCATAATAATGTTTTTTAAGATGTGGAAATATACCAGAGTATCTTATTGGTATACCTATTATTCCAGAAATTATAATTACCAAGAGTGTAGTATAAATATTTACTCCGGTCATATTGAATGCGTCAAGGGATTTAATTATAATAAAGTGTGTGATTGCTCCGACAAATCCAGCTATAAGGGCAGCGGACAAAATGGTGTGTTTTTGAAAATATTCTTCAAGTACTGTAATCCATTTCATATTTTCAATTCCAAGAAATTTAATTTTGCCCTCTGACATCAGTCTAAGAATTACATCCCAAAAGGCGGTTATTGAAAAAATAATTATTATATCTTGCGTTAAATTATTTTTTGCGCTCATTCTAATTTATTTATTTAAAAAAAATATATTTTATTTATAATAAATGATGTTAACAGAAGTACCAATGCCTGTTATGTTCGTCGTAGCAATTGCCGCGATACTAGGTGTTTTGTGGTTTACAGGTACATTTTCAACTAGAAAGCAGTACAGAAATAGAGATGCCTTTTCATTGGAAGGTGACATTCAGAAGAATTTAACAGCTTTAAACGCCGATCAAATTGAAAATCAAGCATCTAATAAATTTCATTTTGATGATAGAATCACGGGTGCAGTGTTAGACGATGGAGCCCGACTAGACTCCCTGTATGCCGCAAAGACTTACAGAGGTCCATATGGTATTTCTACAAGATCTACCATTGATAAAGACGAACCCGTTGCCGCTACAGTAAAGGATGTAGAACCAAATGCTGTAGTAGAAGTAGATTCTTCGCAGGTTAAACCAGGTCAAAATGTAGAAGTTAAAAAGGAGAATGTAGTAGAAACTGAAGATGTAGTTGTAAAGGCAAAGGATGTTAAACCCGGTGAAAGAGTTCTTGTAAAGCCGGATCAGGTAAAGCCAAGGCAGCAAGTACTTAAAAAGAGCATGGTAACTGGAGAGTCTGAATTAGTCACCAAGGAAGACGTTGATATTAACGAGACGGTTGTAGCTGATTCTAGCCAGGTAGAACCTGAGACAACTGTTGTAGTTAAGGCAGCTCAGGTAAAACCCAACAAGACTGTAGTAGCCCAAGGTAAATCGCTTTCTGCTGGTAAGAAAGTAACTACCGTTGCTGAAAAAGTAAAACCTGAAGAAGTAGTAGTAGTAAAGAAATCTGATACTAAGCCTAACACCAAGGTAAATCAGGTTACTCCTGCCTCAGGTCCCTCACAAGTAGCTGTACCAGCTGCCAGTGATGGAATTGAATTAGAAGCTCCAGAACCTATTTCAATCGGTACCGTAGAAACTAGACTAGCCGCCGATTCTCGTTTTGGAAAGATATATTCTATGAATAAGTATCCTGCCAGAAAAGCTTATGCTACCGTAGCAGCTAGACAGAGTCTATCTGAATTTCCAGTAAGAACCACAGTTCACACATCCAGAATTTAAATTATCTAATTATACACTCGTTAATAATGTCGGTAACTATGTCTATGTTTTCCGTCTTGTAACTAATTTTAAATTTCTTGCTTCTATACAATGAAAGTCTTTTACGATGCCAATTATTAAATACGCTTATAGTGTCATTAATGTCTATGACAAGTGGTAGATTTTCATTTTTCTTACGTAAAATTCTACCAACTGCCTGCTCGACGTTGCCTTTTGGAGAAGCAAGTATTAATGTATCTAATTCTGGATTATCATAACCTTCTGATGCCATCTGATATGTTGCTATTATAATTCTACATTTGTTAGACTTCTTAAGATCGTCTGTTTTCATACCCCCATAATATAACCCAACTGAATAAGAACTTAACGAATTAAATATCAAGTCACAATGAGCTTTACGATCAGACAAAACTAGAATTTTTCTGTTGGATGTATAACACTCTTTAATTAATTTTAAAATTAGATTATTTCGACACTCTATTTCTGTAATAGATGTAATACTAGCTGGTGAATTTACTTTTCCATTCGGTAAATACTTAATTACATCTTCTGAAAAATCTGAGAAATTGTAAATATGTATCTCTGGTTCTATAATAAGTAATTGTACATTTACAGCTACTTTACCTAAAAACCATTCAAGTGTGTGTTCCAAACGATCTGCTCTTTTCAATGTAGCAGTTAGTCCAAGATTATACTTGGCTCCTATTTTATAAAAAACACTGGAAAATACCTTAGAACAATAATGATGTGTTTCATCATAAACAGCGAATGAAAAATCTTTGAATATTTCTTCTGGGTAGTCTCTCATCGAAATACTCTGAATCATTCCTATACAAATACACTCATTTGTGTTGACATTCTTACCTTGGATTATACCAGGCGAAACATTCAAAAATTTTGTAATTTGTTCTCTCCACTGTTCCATCAGAGATTCTTTATTAACTAGAATTATAGTTTTGACTCCAAGTAAACTTGCGATGTAAAGACTAGCAAATGTTTTGCCCCAACCAGTATACAACGATGCTATACAAGAACCATTTTTAAGTAATTCAGTGTGAATTTCTTCAATCGTAGTTTTTTGATATTCTCTCGGGGAACTATTTATTTTAATACATTCAGGGTGTATTTCATTTAAAATTAATTCGCCTTCATCGGAGAAGTACCGAGGAATGTACATAAATTTATTCGTAAGCTTGTACAACGTGTAATTTACCGGAGCATAATCACCTGGTGTGAAAGGTGTAACAGTTAATTCTTTTTTAAGACCGGTTCTTGACAAATTTACACGACGACCAAAAGGCATTGAAGATGTATGTATTTTATTTTTATATTATATTATTTTAGGAGAATAAACACCCTGTGCTGTCATTATTCCAGTTGAAACGCCTGCTATGATACATGTAATTACCCATCCGAAACATGTTTTTAACAAGAGTTTTTTATTAATACTACCACATCTCTTATTTTCTAATAGACCAACACCTACTGTAGCACCCACCTGACAATGTGTAGTAGACAGGGGTATTTTGAGGCGCGATCCAGTTATTATAACAAGGGCAGACCCTAACTCGATGCATGTACCCCTGGTTGGAGTAATTTTACACAATTTATGACCTAGAGCATTTGTTATTTTTTTACCGTAAAGTAATAATCCAAGGGAAATACCAATTCCACCTAACGAAAGTATCCAAAATGAATCGTCTCCCATATCTAATTTTTTACTAAGGTTTGTATCTTTTGAAATTAAGTATATAGCAGCGAATGGACCTATAGCATTTGCTACGTCATTGGCCCCGTGACTAAATGAATCGCATATCGCAGAAAATATCTGTAAATATCTAAAAGCTTCTTCTGTTTCGTCACTGAATTTTTCGGCCGAAATGTTAAAATCTATAACTTTTTTAAGTTCTGTATCATTGTTTATACCTAGTTCTACTGAATTTTGACTAATATGTTCTTGGGAGTATTTATTAGAGACATCCTCGTGAATTTTAACAGTTTTATTTGTTATACATTTAGTAATCGGATAAGTGACAATAGAACCTAAAAGTCCTATTCCGCAAGAAATTGTAACTGTAAGAGGAGCGGATATATTGTGTAAACCCAGACCTTTTGCTCCTTTATATATTATAAAAAACGAATTTATTACAAGTGTAATCCCCACTAAAATTGGAAAAGCAAGTTTTAGTCTTTTAGTTGAGTTTTGACTTCTCAACACAGATTGTCTTAAAACCGCAAATAATCCACAAGAAAATATACCTGAAAATATAGGAGATATAAACCATGATAATATTATTCCTAGAACTCCCGAAACATAAGGAAAATTATCTGTCTGTTTATACCATAAAACACAATCACTACCTGCTAAAGCAATTGTCATACCTATCATAGCTCCTACACAAGAATGAGTAGTTGAAACGGGCATCTCATAATAAGTAGCGGCAAATAACCATCCGCTAACACATATCATTACCCACATACAGCCATACATCAAAAGTTCAGGTTCATTTTCAAAACATTGATAATCGGATATTCCCTTTCTAATAGTATCAGTCACGTGACTTCCCATCAAAATAGCCCCAGATGTTTCGAATATAATAGCTAAACCAGCCGCTTTTCTAATTGTTAAAGCCCCAGAACCAACTGAAGTTGCGAAGGCGTTTGCTGCATCATTTGCACCTATCCCCATAGCTGTTATGAAAGAAAATATGCCTCCGCATACAACAATCCAAGTATACATTTTTAATTTAAAATTATTATTTTATTTAAAGAAATAAAACATACAGCTTAAATGGTAAAACTTTATATCACAACAGACCGTACATTTAGGTACAACAATAGATGTAATGTAAAGCAAATTTCAGAAATGAAATTCATCATTAAGAAAAAAACAGATGAAGTACATAAATGTATCGAGCATAATCGTCAAATTGGTAATGTTTTGTTTCGTACAAATGGTTTTAATAGAATGATTTATAATACTTATTCTGAATTATATAAAAAATATACAAGTGTAATTCAAAATTTTGACAAATTAAGAGTTACTCTTCGGGAAACAGAAACAAAACTCGCAGAAACTACTGAAATGTATGAAAATCTAGAAGACATCTATAATGATAAAGTATCAGAATGTGAAAGACTTAAGAAAAATGACACATCGCAAGAAGGAGAAATTAAAAAAGAAAATTTAAATCTTGATAAATGTATATAAAGAAAAAGAATATAACACATTATGCAAATATTTGTTAAGACATTAACAGGTAAGACAATAACACTTGAAGTAGAATCTTCGGATACAATTGATAATATTAAGGCAAAAATTCAAGATAAAGAAGGAATTCCACCGGATCAACAAAGACTTATTTTTTCAGGAAAACAATTAGAGGATGGTAGAACTCTAGCGGATTACAATATTCAAAAAGAAAATACACTTCATCTAGTTCTAAGACTACGTGGAGGATATTAAATTTAATTTATTATTTAATAATTCTATGGAGGCGTAGCTCAGTCGGTTAGAGCGTCGGTCTTATGAGCCGAATGTCGCGGGTTCAAGCCCCGCCGTCTCCATAGAATTATTACATTTTTTTAATTAATTTAAGAACCTAATAGATGTATAATTAGATACATAATACTATAACAATGGACTGCTCTATCTGCTGTGAGAAGTTTAACAACTCGACCCATTTTAAAGTAGAATGTAATGGCTGTGACGTTCAAGATTATGCGTGTAGGACTTGCTGTAAAACCTACATTCTGAACTCCCAGAACGACCCTGCGTGTATGTTTTGTAAAACTCCTTGGGAACGAGAGTTCATGATTAAAAATTTAACAAAAACATTCGTTGATAAAGATCTTAAAAGACACAATGAAGAACTTTTTGTTGAAAGACAGATTTCTCTTCTTCCAGATACACAGAAGGATGCTATCAAGGAAAAGAAAATGAGGGAAATTAGAAAACAAATGGAAGATGTCCAGAAAGAAAAGGACAGACTTAAACAACTACTCAAAGAACAAAACGATATATATCAAGCATATGCTCTTGAATTACAAAGGCTTCATTATGGTACATCCACAGAAGATACAGCATCTGTTAATTTTACTATCAAATGTTGTAATGAAACTTGTAATGGCTTTCTAAACCATGATTATCACTGCGAGATGTGCGAAACTAATTTTTGTAAGATGTGTATGGAAATAAAAGACATTGGGCACATATGTGATGAAGAAACTAAAGCAACTGTACAGGCGATTAAAAAACAGGCAAAACCTTGCCCAGGTTGTGGAGAGATGATATCTAAAATAGACGGCTGTGACCAAATGTGGTGTGTTAAGTGTCATATTCAGTTTTCTTGGAGAACAGGGCAGCAAATGCAGGGGTATAACCACAACCCAGAGTATTTTCGCTGGCTCCGTGAAACAGGACAAGAAATTCAAAGAAATCCTTATGAGAATAATCAGGTACAGAATGTATGCGGAGTCAATCTAGATGCCGTTTTCATTACTCGCACAGTTATGAACCTTTTTCCAAATCAGGTTTTAATACGCGACACCTTTTCTAATATGTACAGATTTTATAGACACGTGGAATGGTTAACGGGTACATTTCAGGGGCGCGCAGAAAATTCAGACAGGAGTCTTCTTCATCTAAGAGTTAAATATCTACTCAATGACATAGGCAGAGAACAGTGGAAATTTGAAATTCAGAAGATAGACAAACAGAATAAAAAGAATATTATGTATGAAAATATATGGAGACTTGTACTTACAGTTTTACAATCCTCTTTTGAAAAATTTGCTGTTTACTCCCGTGAACAAAGAAACCAACAAGAATATGTAAAACTTATTAGCGAGTGTATTACATTCAAGAAATACGTAAATAATTCGTTTATCAATGTATCAAATACATTTGGTTCTCAAACATGTCCTGGTATCTCAAGAGATTGGAGAGAACTAGGGAATCTCAAGACATACATCAAGAAAAACCCTGACTACATTTAAAAAAAAAATAATTTGTATTATATAAATGAATAATAAACGTGTTAAAGTAGGAGTTAAATCCCTTGCCAATTTAATGTCTCAGATGACAACTGGATACGGTAAGAAAAAAGATGGATATTATCCACCCGCCTTGGTGGGTTATGATTACAATCCTTCGAGTGACAGATACATGAAAAAATGTAAGAGCTATCAGACTAGAAGTGCGAAAGGTCGGTGTGTAGGAAGAAAACCTAAATCCGGATCTAGAACCGCATCTGATCTTGCTGCAAAGGCAATGAAACTTAAACACAAGGAAGGTATTTCTCTTAAAGAAGCTTGGAAAAGAGTAAGATACGGTAAGAAAAAAGAGGGATATTATCCACCCGCCTTGGCGGGTTATGATTACAATCCTTCAAGTGACAGATACATGAAAAAGTGTAAGAGTTATCAGGACAGAAATGAGAAGGGACGTTGTGTAGGAAGAAAACCTAAATCTGGATCTAGAGCCGCACCTGATCTCGCCTCGAAGGCGATGAAACTTAAACACAAGGAAGGTATTTCTCTTAAAGAAGCTTGGAAGAGAGTAAGATACGGTACCAAGAAGTAAATTTAAACTTTTTTGAAAACAAAAGAAAAATTTAAAAAACTACAGATTTGCTCTTTTTCAGTCAAATCGTAACGGTACGTGTCGTAAATTTCAGTAAAATTATTAATTTTTATTAATTCAAGACCGTGATTTTTACACTTTTCGACGAGATGATCTTTATGTAGAAAGTATTCAATTGAAGCGCCCCGATATTCAAAATAAGTCTCTCGGGATGACTTAACCGATTTTAATTCAAATGAATACATTCCTTCGTCATCTGTTCTTTTAAGACAAATTGTGTCATTTTCGAATACATCTTTATTTCTTAAAAGTTCAAATATAACATCTCCGTCTGCCGCAGTCCCAATGAAATATCCATTTGTTTTGAGTTTTTTAGAAATCATATTTAATGTAATATCTATGTCATTTACGAAGTAATGAAAAGAAAATTGACAGGATACTATGTCATAAAATCTATTATTATCTTTAGAGTTTACCGTGTTAAGTGCAAATGGATCTATCGCTGAAATATTCCAGAAGTAACATCTTGGCATATTAGGAAGATGTTTAATACTATTGTATCTTTTAATAGCGCCATCAAACTCTTTTTTTTCGTATATGCTCTTGTTATCAATGTCAAAACCTGTGACGTATTTAAGTCTTGCTTTGCTCCATTTCATTATGTCTCCACCTCTACCAACAGCGACATCTAAAAGACAATCTCCGTTGGTTTTTTTCTGAGCTTCAAAAATAAGCTGAGACTTAATCCAGTTGTGAAATTTGCGAAGTCCTTCGAGAGATTCAGTCATAATTAAATTGACACGATGTATTAATTATGAATGTACCTATACTTTATATTTTTTTGTAATAAATCTACTTAGAATCGTTAAGTGTCATAATTGCCATCGCGGCATAATTATGAAGATCCATTAAGGTATCGCGCAATGTTTCATCGATTACTTCAATTTCAACGCTTTTTGATGTAATCTTAGAAAATCTTTGAAGTTTGTCTCCAATTCTTACTAGAACTCCAACTGTACCATATGTAGCAAAAGCATCACCATAATCCGAATTTTTCTTAGAGAAAAGCTCGCGGCATTCTTTTTGAATAGCTTCAAGTTGTTCTACACGGTTCATTGTAGATGTAAATGTTTCATTCCTTTAAATTAAGTCTATAAGATTTGTATTTCCAGGAAATTTATAAATACTAAGTTGTTCTTCTAGATTTTTATTTTTTTGAAAAAGTTCATAATTAAGACGTTTTAGTTGTCTGTTTTCTCTACACGACTCTTCGTAAGCAATGTTAATGTCATTTACACACCTAAAGTCATTTTCAAATGTAGCATTAGCGGGTTCCATACACATTTTTTGATGCTTCTTAGTTTTAAAATGAGTATTAATTAAAATTGAAAATTTATCTTTTGTGTAGATGTTTCCGCAGCATTGACAACCATTTGGATATTTTCCCTGTAAATCCCTAATGTTCATGTTTACCTTCGTTTGATTTTCCCAATCTGTTTTTGGTTCGTATTTGGGGTAAACATTTGTAATCATTATAGAATATAAATAAATATGTATTATTTCTTTAAATTTTAAAAAAAAAAATAAATTTATATTAATAATGAACAAGTTAGTAATAGGTATTACGTTATTTTTGGCGATTTTTTCAATCGTTTATTTGTATTCTAATGTATCTTACTGGGATGTCAATAGATACATTATCACTGTAGGCGAAGAAGGACAACTAAATACTGTATCAGAAAAATATTTTAAAGATTTTGAAGATAGATTAACAAAAAAAGTAGAAGACAAACTTAAAAATGTAGTTCGCAGAGGGGAGGCTATAAAGCTTGCGTGGGTACACGGAAATGATCAGCATAATGATGGATGGGGGAGGGGGTGCAGATTTGCTGGATGTAATCAAGGATATCATTATTTGGGGGTCCCCGCGTTGCCCGGCAGCCAGCATGCTAGGATGACAAGTTTATCAGGTGATGTGGTTCCTGGACAAGGCCTTAAGGACTATGAGCGCGCCGGCTGGGTGATAGTTTAAATTACATAAAACAACCGTGTTTAATAAATTATACAATATAAATACATAATACATTTATTATATTGTATAATGAATTGCAAATGCGGAAGTAAGGCTCTTTTCTTTGAAAAAACTACAACCAATGGAACATTTAATATATTTAAATGCGATACTCAGGAAACCAAAAAGAAGAGTAAATGTAATTTCTATCATTCACAAAAAATTAAAGACCCGATTGAGAAAATTAAAAATACAACTCAAGTAAATGAAACATTCCAAGAAGTAAAATTAAGAGAAACTTACATGAAAGACTTGAATAAGTACATACAACTCTTTAAAAATGCTATCCACTTACCTAAAGAATATTCTACCAATTACATCGCAAATATCAATTACATACTTAAAAGATTAAATATGAGATTTTATTTTGAAGACACTGAAAGCATAGAATGCCTTGAAAAAAGAATTAAAAATAATGAATGTATATCCCAGGTACCCGTCTCAGGAATTAGATTCCCTCTAAAATTAACAGAATATCCTCCCGAATTGAGAACTCCATTGAAAACAAAATCTAAAAAGAGAAGGAAAATAAAGTCCAAGATAGAGGTACAAAGACTTGATCTTAAGAGTTTCATAGAAGAAGAGGAAAGATCAAAGCAGGATGAACCAGATAATAAATCAATTTCCAGCGATGATTCAAGCGAAATATCCGATGAAGAAAATGACGATGATAATACATTCGACGTTGATGATTATAACTCTGATGTAGACGAATCTTTTGATGATACTGGAGCATTTAGCGATTAAATTAAATTAATTAAATATATACACAATGATAACTATGTTATCAAATATATTAGACGAAAAAAGTCAGGTTAAAATAAATGAAATAATAAATAAATTTATTTTCCCATTGAAATGTTACGCTATTATACTTATATTTATTTTATTACTAAATTCTTACTATTTGTATAAGATTTCCGAAAAACTTAATTAATTTAAAAAAATAGTACAATACACATTTAAATGGCGGAACTACCTGTTACAGATCAGGAAATTGAATTTTTTAAGAAGGATGTCGGAGATTATAATGAAATTGATACACAAATTAAAGAACTTAAAAAAAAAATGAAGCCTTATCAGGATAAAATTAAAGAACTTACTCAGAAAAAGAAACAGAAACAAGAAGAAGTTTTAAATTTTATGTCTAGTAATAATCTAGACGTGTGTCACGTAGGTGACGATTCTAAATTAGAACTTAAAAATACAGCAGTTAGCAAACCAGTTACAAAGGGGGATGTATATGACAGGATATACAAGTATTTTTCTGAAGACACTGATAAAACAGAAGGTATGGACGCTCAAGGAAAGGCAAAGTTTTTACACGATTACATCTACATCGAAGGACGCGAAAAGGTACCCACGCAAAAACTAGTTTCTAAGTAATACATCTGTCATTTTAGAATGTAATAAAGTCCTTGTAATTTTTAATTATATCCAAGACATTAGTGTCTTCATCACATATTTCATACTTTTCTTTTTCTAAAAGTTTCATGTAGTTGTTTATAGTAAGAGACTTAATCAAATTATTTTCAAGTTTAATCAGGCCTATATCTGAATTATACCTATCAGTTGTAAAGCTTAAAACTGTTAAGTTCAATTCAGAAGTTTCGTCTTCATTGTACATAACTAGGTAGTCTTGATACATCTTAAATTTAGTAAAATTACTGAATTGTGATATATCAAATACACTCATATTTGTCTTTTTTTCTAGAATTTCTCCATTTTTAAGAAAGATTAAGTATGACTTCATTCTATACTTTAATGTGTATATTTTAAATAGTATTTTTAACCCTGGATATTACAAAAATAAATTTATATAAAAAAATATTTTATAATGAATTATATTCAGTAATGGCTCGGGCACCTGTTAACTGGACAATTGATATAAAAGAGAAAATTGAACAAGCTGATAATGAGAAACTATTGGAATACTTTGAAGTTTTAGATAAAAAATGGTCTGTTAATAGGGGAGGAAATGTAATAGAAACCGCTTGTAAAAATCTTTGTATTACAGATTTAGAGGCTACAGATACATCTATTCTCTCAATTGAGATGGAGAAGGCTATATTCGAAACTACTCTTTTGTATTTCAAATTTAAAAAATACATCCCTGATTTTGAAGAATATCAAGAACGTTGGAATAAGATATATGAAGTAATTTTTTATTCAGAAAGGCTTATTCGCGATACTTATATTCTTTATCGTACAACCGATTCTAATAGGAATTCATTGTGTAACGAAGATCCAGATGTACTTTTTAAGTATGCTAGGTTTACAGATGATTCTAAAAAAACACCTTATCAATGTCTTCTTTTATATCTGCTTGAATTATTTTCAGAAGAGGGATTTACAAAAGCAGGTGGTAACTTGTATAAACCTGTAATATATAAAAAATTTAACACACATGCTTGGAAGAAACAATGTACTATCAAAGATTACATCTATCAAAAAACGGATCACAAAATTAACTTCAATCAGTGGAAAAATGCTACCGCTAATGGTACGAGTAATATAAACAACGCTGAAAAATACTTTAATGAATTTATTGGTCCTGAGTTGCCCGCGTTGAATAAAGATCGTCATCTTTTTGCCTTCAAAAATGGCAATTACATAACTAAATACAACGCCGCCGAACCTGGAGAAACACCTGTTTACACGGACGTTTTTGTACCGTATGGCGAAAGTCATCCTTACCTTAATAATTTGTCTGTAGCCGCAAAGTATCACGATGTAAAATTTGACAATTATGATCAATATTCAGAAGATGAGTGGTTTAATATAATAAATCACTGCCCAACATTCAAAAGTCTTCTCGATTATCAAGAATTTACCGAGGAAGTACAGAAATGGTTTTGTACTTTTATGGGTAGAATGTGTTTTAACCTTGGAGATATGGACAATTGGCAAGTTCTATTGTACCTTCTAGGTCAGGCCGGTGCTGGAAAGAGTACTATTGTAATGAAAATTATCCAGAAGTTCTATGAAGAAGAGGACGTAGGAATCATCGCAAATAATATTGACGCTAAATATGGCATCAAGCCTCATGTAAATAAGTTTATGGTACTTGCTCCAGAAATTGCTGAAAATTTTAAGATGGAACAGACAGATTGGCAGCTTCTTGTTGAAGGAGGAAGAAACACTTACTCAGAAAAATACAAATCAGATGAAACTATTAATTGGGAAGTTCCTATGATGATGGGTGGTAATAAAATTATGAGATATAAAAATAATTCCGAAAGTGTATCTCGTAGAACAGCAGTTGTTAATTTCTGGAAAAAGGTAGTAAACACTGATACAGAAATTGATAAAAAACTGGCAAAAGAAATACCAAGTATTATGAAATTGTGTATTCGTGGCTATTACCACACTCTTAAGATGCATGGTAAGAAAGGTATCTGGAACATTTTGCCACAGTATTTTAAGGAAAATAAAGAAGAGATGGAGCAAACTACTAATTCTCTTCAGCATTTCTTGAAGTCTGGTAAGGTAGTATTTAATAAGAAGTATTATGTACCCCTAAAGGTATTTTCTCAGATTTTTAATGATCATTGTCGTGAAAATAATCTACCACGTGAACAATTTACAAAGGATTATTATATGGGTATATTTACTAATAATGATATTAAAGTAGTCCAACAAGGTTCCAGAGAATATCCTCCTAATTCTGGAATCATTCTCAAACGCACTACATTTGTACTTGGTATTGATATTCCAGGTGACGACAACGAAATCCCCGAGGATGATCCTGAATAAGTGTATTTTACGTTGAAACACGCGTTTTAATTTATTTGTTATTTATTAAATGTCTAAAGAAATGTTGCCTGAACTAAACACTAATGGCGATTTTATATTCAAGATTGGAATAGGTTCCGTGATTGTAATCATCATTTACTTCATATTTAATTTATTTTCCAAGTTGAGGGAGATAAATGAAAAATTAGACTCTTTTTTAACAGATTTTAAACCGACCGAGGCACAAAAATATCAAAATGACGCAATTGAAGACATTACAGAGCAATCGGAAAAGAAAGAGTCAAATGTAGACTTGACAGGTGTTGACATTGACAAAGATTTACCAACTATCGAAGAGTAAATATTAATTAGGACAATTTAGTATACTTTCATTTCTTACAAATGTATCGATAATACATCTATAAATTTTTTCATATGAAGCGATGTCATTTCCTCCCGTGATTATAACGCTACCGGGCCTGAATACAATGCATGACATCACTTTATCAGTATCTGGAATTTGCATTTTAATATTAACACCTGGATATTTATTTGGGTTGAAAGAATATGTTTTGAGATAATTTAATTTCCCCTGGTCTAAAATTTTACATAAGTCAGTCTGTTTTATATATTTATCTATTTTAAAGTCAGAATTTATCATGCATATTCTAACATTTGAAATATAAGCTGTTTCACTTTTGAAAGCATTTAATACACTAAGTCTTTTAAAAAGTTTTCTAATGGCATATGTTGCTGAATATGGATTGAGAATCCCCGCTAATTGAATATTTCCATTTGAAAATATTTTAGCGGATACTTTGGGTTTGTTTTGATACTTCACGGTTATATAAATATTAGCACAGTTATAAAATTGTTTTTTACCATTTTCATCATTATACTCGGATATGTACTTTTCAGTGTCTATAACACTATTAAAACAACAACATACTGTCATGGTAGAGATGTCCCATTTTTTAATTATATTAAATGATGTATAATTTTCATCTTCGGTACATTTGAAGTTATCAAAACTTTTAAAATTTGGAGGGCAAATACAATTAGTGTATTGAGAACGCGGGTCGCAAATTACACACGTTGTCATAAGGTCCGTGTTCTTTATATACTAATTTGTTTCTTTATATAGTTATTTTTTGTAATTATTTGTCTCTAAATTCATTTATATTTTCTACTACATCAATGTAATCAATGATTAATTGCTTATTTACTGACATTTTACAAGCTTTTAATAACATTGAAGACATTTCTTTAGTGTGATTATTTACAAGATGTGTGAAATAAAATATAAATCTTGGAAGATAAAATCTGTAAGTTTCCTCCAAATTGATTTCTTTATTATTGATTTCTTTTATGATATCATGTAAGCAGTAAGTAAGTATGTTAAAATCTATATCCCTTACCATATCATCCGATACTATTAATTTATTTGTTGACTTTCGATGATAATACATTATCAATTTATTTATTTCTTCAATTTTTTTATTAGATAATTTAAGTCTAGTACAAGGATCTCTAAAGTCAGACATTTTATTTAAATAAATTACAAATGTATCGAAATCGTAATAAATGTACTTGTTATTATTTTTAACACAAATCCAAGGATACTTAATTTCTTCGTGAGAAATAGGGCAAACGTTATTAAAATCTAGTTTTTTTCTAAAAATTTGCTGAATTACTCTCGCAGCAGAATATTTATTTAAAATGTCTAAAATAAAAGACTTACAATATTGTTCATTTTTAATTTTATAAATTTTACATATTTTTTTTAAGCATTTAACAGTTAAAATATTTGAATATTTAATCATCTAATTAATTATTATATCTTTTTAAATTAAATTAATTTAAATGTGTATAAAAAAATACATTATTAAAACTACAAATGTCATCATTTAAAATATCTAAAAAAACAGTTCATACAGATTCAAGAACATCTATTATAGATAAACATCTTGAAACTATTAAAAAAATAGAAGATGACAAAAATAATTTAGATAAATATCGTTCAGAATTAGTACTATTGGAAAAAACTAAGAAAAACTTTGAAAGTAAAAAAAATTATTCGGATGCTTTTAATGTTTCTAGAAAAATAGACAATCTAAAAGATAAAATTAAAGGAATTGAAAACGATACACATTTGTCTGATTATTTATTTAATTCTATAAGTTTTATACAGGAAATAGACAATAATGAATATACGACAGTTGAAGATACTTCTGAAGAAGGTATTTTTAAATACATTTCTCTTGATTCTAAAAATAATAAAGGTGAGATTTACAGAATGTATATGGAAAAATGTTTCCCAACGGAAACACCTTCACGAATTGAAAATAAAAGTAATAACATTTTCAGATGTCCAGACTGCGACAGTAAGACAACAAATGATATCTCGTCGGGACTTACAGTATGTTTTAACTGTGGTCTAGCAGAAAAATCTAATATTTCAAATCTTCCAGAATGGAATCATGCAGAAACACACGAATACGTAAAACCATATAGTTACAAACGAACAAATCACTTCAAAGAATGGATAAATCAGATACAAGGTCGTGAAGGAACTCTTATACCAACAGATGTCATAGAATTATTAATAATTGAGATTAAGAAAGAAAGACTAAGAGATAAATCTCTAATCACATATTCTAAAATCAAAGAATTTCTTAAAAAACTTAAACTTAATAAATACTATGAACACATTCCAAATATAATACATAAAATAACCGGTAATAAACAATTAATTATTAATAATGAACTTCAAGAAAAATTAGTTGGCATGTTTAATGATATACAAGAACCTTTTGACAGAAATTGTCCAAAAAATAGAAAAAATTTTTTAAGTTATTCTTATACTTTGTATAAATTTTTTCAACTGTTAAATAAAGACGAGTATCTTATTTATTTCCCGTTGCTTAAAAGTAGAGAAAAATTATTTGAACAAGAAAATATATGGAAGAAAATATGTACAGATTTAAAATGGACCTTTATACCCTGTATATAATCAGTACATTTCTATGTTTGCTGTACTATTATTGTAAGACACTGTAGTTGTTCCTACACAAGTTACATTAATATAAGACTTCGGTCCAGCAAGTGTATTGAAGTTTATTCTAAGTCGAATACTGTTATATCTATCAAGAGGTACACTAGAACCTGAGTAAGCCGTAGAAGCTAAAGGTATTACAAGAGAACCCGTCCCATCTTCTTTGTCTACACCGTTGAATGTGTATCTGTTATAATTTAAACCTAAATATGATTTAGTTGCATAGTCTATAACACTTGGTTCTATAACTTTTTGGTAAGTATGACCATTCAGTTCTAAATTCATATCAGTTATATACACTCCAGAAGTTAACCATCCAGACACTATAATATGCGAAGCGTATAAATTAAAGCTATCCAAATCCAATAGAAGATATCCGACATTGTCTGCGTCGAAATATAAACTCTGGGTCATTTTAGGCACCTGTTTAATGCCTTTATTAAATTCATCTATTTCGATGTCATCAATTTCGAATTGTTTACAATAAAGTCTAAATCTTTGAATTTCTGTCGAAAACTTTAATTTAAAGTAACCATTTACATTCTGATAATTGTCTCCAAGTTGAAAACCGTAATTGTCTGCCAAAAAAGAATCGATGTAATAATTTGTATCTCTATCGGTCGGTATTAATGTATTATTCATAAAGTTATCAAAAACGGCATTATTCATGTCGCTGGATTCAAGAGTGTCTATTATTACATTATCTAATTTGTTGTAATAAATTTTAATAGACAACTTTTGATCTTTTAACAGTCCACTGGGGAATGATCCACTCTCCGAAATATTACTAAAAGTTTCTAACTTAGAGTTCAGTGTTTTTGTAAACCCAGGGATCCAAGCTGTTAATCTTGTTGAACCATTTTTATTGATTATACTACAATTTTTTAATAAATTTTTATATTCCCCTGCTCCAAATTCTGTATCTAACATTGCTTTAATGTCGTCAAATGTCAGGGTTTGCCATATCTGTGTACCGACATGATACTCTATTCTGCTAAAAAGACGAAGAATAGATAAATTTCTAAGGAAAATTCCTTTCAAGTCTGGTACATATGGTAGAACATCTGTTATATTATTATCTTTGTCATTGTAATAATCTAATGAATTAAAGACGCTAGAATAGTCCGAAGATAATGTATCACTTTGATACTTTGTATAAATGCCTTTCCAGTTTTTACCATCTTTTGATATAGCAAGATTGTAATTTCCCTCTCCTATTGCTACCCACAGCCCACTTTTATGAGAGATATCAAATACTATCGTGAAAATGTCTTTTACATCAACATCGGTCCAGTTAATAAGGTCATCGGACTTCACTATTGGCGAGGATATACCTTTACCCACGGCAAGATACCTTGCAGAATTGACGCCAGTTACAAAATTTTCATTTTTAACTTGTTCAATTTTGTAACAGTTTCCTTCTATCCTATTTCTAAGACTAAATGTATCCGTTGTTATGAATTTTCTATATCTATTGAGCCAAGGTAGAACTGCGGTGTCGGTTCCACCTTCATAATCTATTGAATATGGATGATTATAAAGATTTAGAAAGAATTCTCCTTCTGCATCACAATCAACGACATACTGATTAAAGCTATGTTTATATACAGTGTTAAATAGAGTGCGTATCTCATTATTTATATAAGTTTCCCATGTTGGTCTAAATTGTTCTCCTCCATGTTCTTTAGTTTCCCAGGGCACGGAATTCGAAAATTCATTTCTATAAATTAATGTAGGTTCCGGAAAAGAATAGTTTTGTTTAATAATAATTGATGAACCATTCTCGTACATAAAATAAACCTTTTCTTGTAATCTATCGTAAGCATTAGAAACATTATCATTGTAAAATGAAACGTTTATTATAACACCGGAATTTCCTTTATAATTAACAGGTCGGACGTGATTCCCCTGCCAGGAACTAACATTATTGAAATAGCTTTTTTCAAAATCATATTTTAAATCATTGTCGGTTACTTTAATAACATCAAAAGGATTTTCATTAATATCAGTGAAATTTTCAATTACCCAGGCGTCCGGGTCTAATAAATCCGTTGTATGTGCTAATATTTTTCCATCGTTTACATTTTCAGCCCCCACAGTGCCGAATGGAACTTCAATTCCGTTGAGCATCCATTTCTCAACTGGTATACCTACAAATATCCATCTAGTACCTGTATAACAGACGGATAAGACTTCAGAAAATCCATGATATTCTATTGGTATCTCATACCAGTCGTCTCTAAATACCTTAAAAGTGTTGGTTTCCGGTTTTTCATAAAAAATTGGACTTTTACCGTTTTTGGGATTTCCAACCACGACAATTCCGCGTTTGTCATTTGTATATACATCGTGAATTGTTTCGAATGGAGTAATATTCCAAGTACCCGTTGTAAGGCTCTTTATATTTGGATCATCTGTACCGAAAAGAAATTTCCAATAATAACCCGGAGTTAAATCTGGAAATTCTGTAGGATCGGGAATATATCTTAATGCTAGTAAACCATCTGAAGTAAAACCTGACGTTTCCATTTCTTCTATCGACCCTTTGGTTCCGACAGGCGTCCAGGAGGGGTCGGAGGGGTCATACCAGTTTTTGCCTATGGCTAGACAGTAATTTTCTAAAAATTTAGTTTCATGTAATGAATAGAATGTTTTTGCAAATTTTGTCATCCCCACACAACTTGTACCACCACTTGACGGTTTATATATAGAACTAGCTTCTACAAAAGTTAGACCATCATTACCAGGTCCTTCGGCCAAATTAATAAAATCATTAACTCCATCATAACCAACATAGGTTGCATTCACTGTGAAGTAATGTTCAAATACTAATGGTTTATTTTCACCACATAATATAATTGTTCCGTCTGTTATTTGTATAATATCATTAACATTTGTGCTAGTTTTACCATTGGGATCCGTCAACTCGCCGTATTCATCTCGTATCTGTGGCGCGTTAAGACTTTTTAATTGAATTAACTGTCCATCGATGCTTGGGTTCGTTCCCCGGTACTCATGGACGTGGGAAATACTAACATCGGGTAATACATATGCCGCAATTCCTCCACCTTTTGTAGCCGTTAACGAAGCGGAATGAGAAACTTCATAAGATTTAAAATTTCCTACTCTGTAATTTTTTGCTTTATTATTTCGCCAGAAAGTCTCATCAAGAATGGCCAATGGCTCATAAAGTCTCTTGTCTTTTACAACAATAGACAAAATGATAGGAAACCCCGCACCGACAACTTTAGCTCTCCATTTAACAGTGCCGTAAGATTTTACCACTACATCGTCATGATTACGTTTACCTGTTATTATCCATTCTGTACATACATAATTTAAACCTTTAATATCATCTAATTCATTTTGTAATGAATCTATTTCTAAATCAACATTGTCAGGGGTTATTTTAAATATTCTATATTTTCCATTTGTAGACTTGTATGAGTAAATTACAGTACTATTTAAGTCAGATTTTATGAAAATAGGATCGTTGTCATCTAAATCATTAATACCCTTTAATTTTTCCCACTTTATCCCATTAGACGATTGAATTATTTCATATTTAATGTCACTATTACTAGAATCTTTTAGAATTGCTGTTATACCTAATTTTGTATAAACCATATTCTGTATAATTCTATTAGTACCTAATTTAACTGTGATAGTTTTAATCGGTTTATTTCCAACCGGACCGGAATTATGAGATGTTATTGTTACTATACCAACATCGACAGTCGTTTCCACGCCTTCTTCAGAGACCAAATTTTCTTCATTTTTTCCAAAAAGAATATCTCTATTACCGTCAGAAATAGCACCTGAAAAGTTGTACGTGATATCATCTAAGGTCGCATCCCCAACTTGCGGAGGCCTCCACAAATCTGTAAGTTCATAAAGCCCGAAATAAGTATTACCTACCCCTCCCTCGTTCAAGGGATTGAAATGGTAAGGAGTTATCATATGATCTGTACGATTCCACGTTTCTTTGTAGGGCTCTTCAGGCGCCGAGGCGGGCGAGCCAATTGCTGGCAGAGGCGCTACATATCCGGGGTATAATCCGTAATAATTTGCAATAGTCATTAAAACATAACTCTCTTTACTGTACGTCTGGGGCTCTGACTCTTCGTTCGGTTTATGCAGACTCAAATCGGGTTCATATCCCTGAATAGATACCATAATAGTATTTGAAGGAACCGACATTAACACTTTACAATCTTCGTGATCTGTAGAATAAATTGTAACGTAATCTACAAATATTGAATTAAACTGAACGCTGTTATTTTTACGATTATCAGGATACGTAAATAGTCTAATTGGGTGCCACGTTTCACCGTCGTCAATAGATCTGAATACAAATTGTCTATATTTATCATTTTCATTGTTTGAAGCAGATTGTATACCCTGCTGACCTATAGCCGTCCATACACCAGTGTTATTTGTATGAAGTTGTGAAACTTTTGGCATGAAGTATTCAAAATCTGGATCGGACCCAGTGTAGTCGTAGTATTGGTCGGTACTCGGAATATAAACTCCTAAATCATAATCAGCAGCAGCAGCAGTAGTCCGTTTGTGCGAATTCTCATTTTCATCTGTGTAAGAGTTATCCGCCGCTGCATCTGCGCCATAGTAGAAATCAATGTGTTTCCACGTTTCACCGTTGTCGTAGCTTCTTATGATTAAACCTGATGTATCTAAACCTAACATTGTATTATATCTAGTTCCGCATGATAAAAGAGTTTTATGTGTTCCATTATCATTTATAGTTAAAATTGAAGACACTTCTCGTTCCGAATTAAAATCTTCTTCTGAACGGAATTCTGGCGAGGGCGCTCCGAAGGCATCGTGTATCGCATCAAATGAGATCATTGAAATCGCATAGCCGCTTTGCCAGCTGACGTGATTTAATACATGAGAGGTCATTATAATAGGCTCACCATATATTTTCCCTGATACAATAAATCCGCCGTTACGCGCGCGCGGGAAGGCGTGGGCGGCAGAGGCGGGTCTATAATTTAATGTATTTACTGTTACATAATGGTCGTACTTGTGTTGGTCGGCTTCTGAAATGTCATTGAATCCATTTTCGTTCAAAGTAAAGACTTCGGTGTATTCTGCGCCTGGCATGTTTCGGTTTGTTAAAGCAAGTTCTCGTACAGGGGCGTCGCAATTGTGAAATGATTTATCGACTCCATCGGTAAAATAAAGTCCAGAACTTTTTCCTATGAACTGTTCACGAAGATAACCCCCGTATATTAAAGAACCGGATACATCACCGTTGGTGTGTGTGAGGGGTATGAACTCCGGGTCGTAAATAACATCATTAACTTCAACAAATTGTGTAATGTTCATATAGTACCACCCACCGTTCTCGTTTGGATTTGGCGACCCATAATATCTCCAGGCAACATTAAAACTATCATCGCGACCTACAGCAACTTGAAAGGAAATATTTGAAGTTTTAAAAGTTTTAATTTTATTAACGGTTCTCATATTTAAAGTAAGACTCCCTGGTTGTGGTACTTCGCGAGTAGTTAAATCTAATTCCATAGATTTAAGTTCAGCCCCTGCTACACTAAAAGATGTTGTGAGGTCTTCTTGTGATAATTCTTGAAGAGGATATTTCGAATTTGATTGTGCCGTGTCAACAAACTCAAAATCTGTTATCTCCGAATCCATTTCAAAATTCAAATAGATGTCTCCTAGCATATCACTATTTTCGTCTGGAGTGAAAATTTTGTATCTTTCAGAAGTGATACCCTCTGTTTTACCAGCGCACGTCATCTCGGAAATATTATGTCCGTGTAATATTTGTTTAGAAGTGTCATTTTGAGTCACAAAAACAGAATGTATTTCTTCATTTTCATTTATTTCATTTGTAACTGATATACCCTGTGTACCACTTCCGTTATAAGAAGCATGAGCAGCATGAGCTCCTCTTCCCATAGTGTTAATTAATATAAGTAAAATATAATTATTTATATTATTTAACACATACAATTATAAATTTAATTAATTTTTTTTAATACATAGCTAGCGATGCGGCACCGCCCTTGAATAGAGCAGTAGTCTCACCGACACAGGTGATGCTAATGTATGGCGAAGTTGCGGTTGGTTGAGTGGTGAAAACTAAAGATAGACGAATGCTGTCGAAACGGTTAAGCGGAACCGACGAACCCGAGTAAGCCGAGCTTCCTAGAGGGAACACAAGGAGACCTAAACCGTCGACAGCCTCTTGCTGGGTACCCTCAATGTTACGATTGACGTATAAACCAAGCGAAGAAGCGGCGGCATAATCGAGCATCTGAGCTGGTAGAACACCTGAGAATGAAGACGAGTTCAACTTGAGCTCAGCGCTCTTGATGTAAACGTCCTTACCAAGATTACCAGAGATAATTAGATGCGAACCGTATAACGAGAAGTGATCAAGATCGATGGTCTTCTGTAGAACACTCGCTACATCGGTAATCAGAGCGTTCTGGGTCATCTTAAGACGCTTTGGGAGACCTAGAGGCATCGCTTTCATCTGTTCGCGTTCCTCGTTACACATAATAATGTGCTTAGCGTAAAGCTTAATAGAATTTATCGCCAATGGCGTTTCACCTAGGAGGGTCTCGGTCGCGGTTGTAGTACCAGCATAAACCGGCGTGTATGTAATACTAGATAGGTATGGCGATTCTTTTACATCAAAAGTTACGGATGTACCAATAGTTAATGATTCATTATTGGGAATTACAAGGTCTACATTGCCCTTGTTCGCAAGGTAAATCTTAAGCTTAACAGACTGGTGGGGAGCCGCAGCAAGTGGATAGCCGCTCTCTGATATATTAGTGAAAGTCTCTAACTGAGGAGCAAGTGTCTTGGTTAAGGCGGGAATGATAAATGTAACGTCTAAATATTTACCATCGGACGAATTCCAGGAGGGGTCCGCGGCATCATAGGAAGGTCCCGACCCAACCGTAGTTGGACGGGCTCTTCTAGATACCGAATTGAAAGCAGCCTCAGACATTTCGGTGTTGTATACTACGCGTACATCGTCTTTTTCTAGAGTCTGCCAAATCTGAGTACCAACCTGGTACTCAATACGTTCTATGATATTTGTTAGAGCGCCTAACTTAAAATTTAGCTTTGCGGTATCCGCGTCAAATGCTAGCGAGCCCACAAGTTTGACATCTATAGAAACGGCCGTGCCGCCGGCGGGGGGGCTGGGGTCCACCAGCGTGCTGCTATCGGTGTGGCCCGAGCCGGGATCGGTGACTTCAAACTCCGTTACCGCGCCGTTGGCGCCGACTGACGTGATCTTTATTTTGCACGAGGTGCCGCCCGCCGGCGCCGTGAACGTGACCTCATCGTCCACCTGGTAGCCCGTGCCCGCCGTTCCCGACGTCACATTAGAATTAGCACTTCCAGAGCCAAACTGCGCGACTTGCCCGGCAGTCGGCGACCCATTGGCTAAATTTACAAGACCCGTATGATTCGTAAAAGTATTCTTAATATTAACCTTCATGTTGAGATATAATTCACCAAGACAGTCGATATCATTATTAATTGTGAAAATCTTTGAACCACCAAAATCAACGTTGCCGTTGTTGCCACTGGCTGGAACCTCTAGAATAGTAGAACCGTGAAGTAGCTGACGAGTAGTATCGTTCTTGTTCCAGAAAACCGACATTACGTCGCCTTCCTGATCCTGAATCTTGTTAGTAACGGCGAGACCCTGAGTACCACTTCCGTTATAAGCAGCATGAGCGGCTACAGCTCCAGACATATTGTATTTATTTAAATATATAAAAGAAAATAATTTTAAATTTAATACGTAATAAAATTTAAAATTAGTTCTTTATACATTTCATTTCAGTTAATTTATTTAGTACATAGCAAGCGAAGCAGCACCGCCCTTGTAAAGAGCAGTGGTCTCACCTACACAGGTTACATTAAATTGACCACTAAGATTTTCAGAGTTAAGACGAATCTTTAGACGGATATTGTCGAAACGGTTTAATGGGACAGCGGAACCCGAGTAAGCCCGGGAAGCAAGAGGAAATACAATAGTATCGTATGTATCGATATCTTCACCGTTTACGACGTAGTTGTTATTATATAAGTTCATCGAAGAAGAAATAATCTCGAGAAGAGATATTGGAAGCTCGCCCGAGAAAGAGCTCGAGTTAAGAAGGAGTTCTACACCAGCGATCTCCTTGTACAAACTCTTTGGGAAAGTGATTAGCAAATGCGAAGTATAAAGCGAAAAGTGATCAATGTCTATAACTTGAACACCTTTCTTTGACGAGACATTCTCGAGGGTGTTTTGCGTAGTTTTTATACGCTTAGGAATGCCTAGGGGCATCGCCTTCATCTGCTCGCGTTCCTCGTTGCACATAACAATATTCTTAGCGTATAGACGTATATTGATATCCAAATTGCTGTCAGTTAATATGTTGTCGGCGCTGCCATATGACGGTTGATCAGATATAAAAACCTTGATTTTAACCTGTTGATTTGGGGCGGCGGCCATTAGGTAACCACCTTCGACCTTTTCGCTATAGTGCTGTAGTTCTGGGATAACGCTCTTTGTGAACATCTTGAGCGGAACGTAAGCAACTCTGTCGTGGTACTGTGTGAGGCCACCCGCATCAACTTTTGCATCCGTAAAATAACCGTCGGCGTAATTAGTGAGAAGATTAGTACCATCCATTAAAAATCTACCAGAAGCCTGATTACAAAATTCGTGGTATACACCTTCAGACATTTCAGTGGCAGCAAGGGCCATAATGTCCTGATTTTCAAGAGTTTGCCAGATCTGAGTACCTACCTGAAATTCAACGCGCTGAATGAAAGAGGCAATAGTCTGAGGTTTAAACTCAAACTTCTTTGCATTGTCTGGAGCGATCTTCGAACCGTCAAGAGAAATTTCAAGATACATATCTCCAAGGCAATCTATGTCATTATTGATGTCAAAAATCTGAGTGCTTTTCCAGTTCGATACATTTCCCGAACCACCGCTGGCTGGGACCTCTAGAATAGTAGAACCATGAAGTAGCTGGCGAGTAGTGTCATTCTTGTTCCAGAAGACCGACATTACGTCGCCTTCCTGATCCTGAATCTTGTTAGTAACGGCGAGACCCTGAGTACCACTTCCGTTATAAGCAGCATGAGCGGCTACAGCTCCAGACATATTGT